AGAAATTGCATCTCGTCCAGCCATAAAATATGTTAGTAGAGCAAAATAAGGGGGTCGAATACAGGGGACATTCCCAGATGGGCGAAACCGAGGAAATCAACTACCTGAGGGATGAGCCCCTCGCGGCCGAACCGGGTGCATCGAAGGATTATACCATCCAGATAGGCCCTGCCGTGATTACGTCCAAGGCCTGGGGATGGATACCTCGCTACTACACGGACGAGGCCGTGGCATGGCTCCGAGAGTTGAAGGCACCCGGGTGGCGCGGACCGGGGGACGTCCTCGGGGTACTTCCCGGGAAGGGGCTGGTGGGCAACAATAGCATAGAACTGCTCCATCGCGAACTCCCCGAGTTCCTCCACGCGTTCATCCCCATGAAACATCTCAACAAGGGGCTGATTTTCGGCTTCTCTCCCCTTTCGAGCACGGGGATGGCTGTGCTCAAGGTCAAAAAGTTTCATTACCACGCACGAGCCCCGGCCGAGGTGGAAGAGGATGTGCCCTTTGAGATTTACGCCTGGGAGCTGGCGGAGAGGGTGGATGCAGCCCCCAAGCTCTTCAAGTGGAAGGTACGGGGTACCAAAGCTTGTCGCAGAGGGGCCGAGATCATCACCCTCTCCGAGTGCGGCCTGATCGGCAGTCTCGATGACTATCTCCAGGTGGAGACCGTGAGCCTGGACCAGGCGATCAAGATGGTGGACGAGCTCATATCCAAACTCGTGTTTCTGGCAAGCATGAACGTGTTCCACGGGGACCTGAAATCGGAGAACCTCACCGTGCTCGAATACGGTGGGCCCATCCGGATGATCGACTTTGAGTACGCGCACAACAGGACGTGCCGGATGAGCTCCTATTGGAACCCACAGAAGGTCACTCTCTGGGGCAGGATCGGCACCCCCGCGTACGAACCCCCGGAGCCCGCCAGCCCGGAACGCCCCGGGATCCACGAGGCGGAGATTGTCTACCAGTTGGGACTGATTATGCTCAACATGCTGGTGGGCCGGATGGAGTCTGTCTTTTGTGAACACAGGTGGTTGAAGCACCACTATGAGGAGGACGTGCTCCGCAAGGCCCTGCGCGGCCCCGTGACCATCGACCCGGAGGAGTCCGGGGGTGCGGATCGGATGAGCAAGGCCCGGAGGCTGATCGAGATCATCGCCAAGTGCCTGATAGGGGAGTTGGATGAGCGTGTCAAGCTATCCGACCTCTCAACGAGTATATTGGGGCTATCTATGAATTTTCACGTGTGAGGTTTTTTTTAACCAAATAAACGATCTTAACCTCACAATCACTGTTCATGTCTTTATTGTGTGTGATGATGCGATGCCCAGTGTTTGTCAATGGACCCCCCATGTGTTTATGAATAAACGGCCCACATATGCTGGGGCCCCATCGACCATCTATAGGGGGTTTATCACCAGTCATCCACCCCTCGTGTCGGTCCATGGGGTTTATCAACATCATTCAATCAACCCCTCATGTTGGTCCATGGGGTTTATCAACATCATTCAATCACCCCATGTGTTGGTGTGTTTTGGCCCATGGGGTTTAAATCACCCCTGTTGGTCCTGTTGGTCCATGGGGTTTATCAACATCATTCAATCAACCCCTCATGTTGGTCCATGGGATTTATCATATCACCCAAGCCACACATGTTTCCCCAATTTATCAAAAAGATGAGATGGACGCGTGGTTCAATTTATAGACACTTTATTTCATTTCAGGTTTTTACAAGATACTACTATTATTATTACTAGAGCCCCTGGGCGCCCGCCCATGTTCTCCACCGTGAGCCTTCACGGGGTGTTGTGCCACCGGCACGTACCGGTGCTGCTGTTGATGGTGCTGTTGTTGAGGTGGGTACATCATGGGTGGCATCGGTGCCTGCATCGGAACCATGGGCTGCCAGCCCCCCGAAGGTGGCCCCCTGGGACAGCAGCAAGAGAGTATATTGCAACAGCCCCCACCGAGTATCAGACTCAGGGGGTTGCAGGCCCCGCATAACAACGGGACTAAAAAAGATGCCATGAGACTGAGAGATACAATGAAACAATCTTTTTTTATTGAGAAGAGAAAAATATACACATTAGTAGATAATCATTTTAAAAAACACATTTTCATTCTTGATGCTCCTCGGGCCAGGCCTTGCGCATGAGCTCGACCAGGTCCTCTTCCTCTTCCTCCTCCTCCCCGCTTTCGCTCTCACTCTCCACGTGACACGACGCGGCGCACTGACAGGGCGTCCTGAGAGCGAGTTTGGTCTTGATGTACCACGGGCACTTGTAGAGCTCGTCCTCCACCTTCCCGGGGAGGCCCTTTAGTTCGGGCACCGAGTCCCCGTACCCGGGGATCGTGAACGTGCGGAGCAGGGCCCTCAGCTCATCCACGGTCTCCTCCATGTCCTTCAGCGCATCTCGGGGGTACTCGTGGAGGACCAGGAGCGCGATCCTCATCATGAGGTGTCGCATAGTCAGCGGCTCCTCGGTCTTGGTGGCCTTCTGGAGGATCCTCATGAACTCCTCGGTGACGCCCGGTGGTTTGGGTTGCCCCACCGTTATCTCCACGGGAGTCTCGTCCCCCCAGCTCAGCCAATGGGTAGAGACCGCCCTGGCCATGATGATCGTGACGGCCCTGAACATGCGCATGGTGGAGGTCTCGTGGAAGACGTACTCGAGGATCTCATCCCCGGGGGAGAGCTTCACCTTGACCCGCATCTCGGGCTCTATCCACTCGAGCTCATCGTCCAGGTAAGGGGCCAGGTCGGACGCGGTGATGATATCGTTCAGGGCCACGTGATGGCGGACGGCCGTTCTCATTCTCGAACACTCGGCGCACTCGCTCGAGAAGCACGTCCTGCAACACACGTGTCCGCAACCCTCGTGGATCACCGGTTGGTACAACAGCCAGGTGCACGTGGGGCACGAGAGCATCGAGGACGCAACGTGCCAGCTCTTGCTACATAGCTCATCCAATCCCTTGGGAGCTACCCGGCTCAGGATGGTCATCACGGGATCCGGGGAGAACATGGTGGTCAGGTGCGCAACCCCCTCGGATTCACAGGTGTGGCAGGCCACGTTATCGCCCATGCAAAAGTCTCCCTCGGGTATGATGAGAGGGTGGCCGCAGGTGAGCATCACGGTCTCCTCGATCAGCTGAGCGGTTGCCATCTTTCTCTCTATTCTCTCGGACGGATGCTGGTGGGAAAGAGTAGCTGGTTGATGTGTTGTGTGCCCCAAGGTCCGTGGATCGGGGGTCTTTCTCCTTGCAACTCTCGGGAGAAGGGGGTGTCATATTGAAAGTGAAACAAGATCATCAAAAGAATCGGGTGGGATCGTAGAAGCAAACGTCGGGAAGAGACCACCAGTGGCAGCGCCAGGTGTACGTCTGGATGGCGGCCTCCAGCTTCATCAACTTAGATGGAAATTCGGGGATGGACGCCAGGTACCCGGGCGGTAGAAATCTCCCCAGGAGTCCCTTGATATCACCGAGCGTCCGGAACGCGTGCCCCCGGATGGGCAGGCCCCGGGGATCGTCGAGCGTGGTGTGATAGGCGCGGACGAGCCTCGCGATGGCCAGGAGGAGGAATTTTCTCAGGAGGCCCCCCTTGAGGGTGCTCTTCGTGGCGACCTCGACCCTCTTGAGCCGCTTGATCACTTTCGCGGGGAGGGGAATCGCTCCCGCCCAGCCCCCCATGTTCTCAACCATGAGGATGTCTCGGGTGCCCTTGTTCTCCGTGACCACCCCACAGGCCACCAGCACGAGCAGGGCCGTGACGAGCTCCTCCAGGACCGAGTTGCCAAAGTCGAACTCGACCTGTTCGAAATCCGCGTGCTCGAAACCCTCGAGCGCGAATTCCTCGGGATCCAACACGTCCGTGTGAAAGAGGGTCATGATCATGGGGGGCGCGGGCTCCGCGCACGGGATCCCCATGAGCCTCCTGACGGGCGAGGTCCTGATGATATCGTAGAGCTCCCAGGCGGGTCGCATGTGCCTATCCTTGCCCCCGCAGACGTTACACCGAGGGGGCACGCAAAAGTGACAGAAGAGGTGCTCGCATCCTCCCCTCCTCGAGGGAGCGAGCATGGGTTGGCCGCAGCAGTTGCACGCTATGCGGGGATCGTCCGCGCTGAGCAGAGGGGATGAGCCGAAAGAGGCCAATAGTCGCGAGTGAGTCTCCATGATTTGTATCAAAACCACCCTATTCAAGTTTCCCGGACCCCCATCCCTTTAATAAAATCATCGAGGAAAACACACCCTTAAACGGAAACCGTGGTGGCCGCGAGGCTGGGAGACACGATGGGAGGCCTGGAGCGCGCGCCCTTGGCGGTGGCTCTGGCGCACGAGTATATGATGATGAACGCGATCCCGAACACGTTGAGGAGCGCCACCACCCCGTGGATCACAAAGATCTCGACCCTGGTCTTTTGCACCATGCGTCTATAGAACCTATCCTGCACCACCAGATCTTCCCCCCTGGTCGCGTTACTGATGAGCCACCCTTCCACGAGCACCCTTATGGCATCGGTGGCATTGGCACCCCCGATTTGATCGAGTCTACGCAGCGCCTGGGTGCACACATCCCCTCGACCCAAGACCGTCTCCACGAGGTCGAACGAGACCAGTGGCTCATCGGCCCAATAGGTGCTGAGTACCACCGCGACTCCCAGTAGGGTTATCACCCCGACAAAGAGGGTTGCACACACGCAGTTCTTCATTCTCTCTATTTTTCATATCACCATCCCACCCCTGTTAATACACCCGAGATCAACGACACGAGATACAGAGGTTTTACATGTTCAAAATAAAGTTTTTATTGATATACACAAGAGACATCACACACAAAAATTTACACAATTCAATTCAGGGCTGGAGTAGCTCCGTAATGTAAATCTCCAGACGATCCATCTCGGGGGTCTTGTCAATAAACATACAGTGATAACTCGGGAGGTCAAAGAGATTGATGTATCGTTTCACATCCCCGAGGGTCCTGAAGTTGCACGACTTCTGGAAGGTGGTCTCCCGCAGCAGCACATCGTGGTAGGTCTTTACCAGTCTGGCGCACAGTTCCAAGAGAAACACGTACACCGTGTCTCGGGGCCCCGCGAGCGCACCAGAGAGCGCGTCAAGGAGCGGGAGAGGGACGCGCACCCTACGCTCGAACCCCGGGATCCACATCTCCCCGTGTCGCCTCTCGAAGATGCGCAGTCGCTCCCCCAGTATCGTGGTCTTCAGTATGGAAGTGACGAGCACCAGGAGCACGTCCACCGCCTTTTTCAGCTCTCGGGTGTAGGCGGGGATGGCGTAGCGACTGCTCCCCATGTCCAGTATCATCGGGGGGCAGGTGGGTGAGGCCTCGCACTCGGGCTTCTTCAGGGCGCCGCACCCGGCCGTGAGCCCCTCGTGGAGCTGGAGGAGCGGCGTGAACCTGAACCCGCTCACCCTGCAACCCTGTTTGGTGCACACGGCCGTGCGGCACGTGTCGCAGCTCAGGTGTCCGCACAGCTCCCGTACCACGGGTCGCGTCACGGGCCTGGAGCACACGTGGCACTCCAGGGGGTAATGCCCGGCCACCAGCTCCCGCTCCGCCTCGTCCGCGGTCACCAGCCTCCTGATGAGGTTCTCGTATCTGTTGGGTGCGAACACCGGTCTCTTGGCCGTGCAGATGGGGCACCCGGCCTTGTCCCTGGGGAGCTTGAACCCCCTCGTCTCGCAAGTTCTCGTGTGGCCGCATGTGAGGACCACACTCTTTACCACCCTGGGCTTCAGATCCCTCTTGCGCCCGCTCCTGGAGCGGCCTTCGGTGATGACCTTTGCGATCTTGGAGTGGCTTGGCATCTCTGCGGTTGATCTCGGTGCTGGTGAGTAGTCTCGTGAGAGGTTTGATGATCGAGTCATCAGTGCTCAACCCGTCGAGCCCGGGTCCATTTAACTCAGCGATTGCCGGGGCGAGAACCCGGGTCGCGTTGGGTGGGGCGCGCACCCCACCTATCCCCCCTATCCCGAGGATGGCGAAGAGCCCCATCGTCAGCACCAGGTGGAGCGTGTTCTCCTTGATCGCCACGAGTCCCAGCACCAGTCTCCACCCCATCTCCGCATCTACTGAATCGGCGACCCGGTGGGGTCACGGGCTATAACCCCATGGGATTTCATCTTCCCGAAAATTCTCACCCCATGGCGGTCGGTCCCTCGATGGGACGATCCGTGCCATCTCGGGGGTGGCATCGATCGGGCCTGACTTTTCGTTCACCAACTTTAAATTTTCGGGATCGAGTCCCGAAAAATTGATCCCCTCGATCGGCCAGGGCCGCGCTCCCAGAGCATCGGCTCCCCGGGCTATGCGCGCGGTTCGGCACGTTTGGTGAGCGCATAACTGCGGGGTCGAATCTCGCCTGACAACCCTCCCCCCAGGATCGATTCATGATAGGTTCCGAGCCCCGGGGAAAAACTCAGAGAGGTTGGCTCGAGGTGTTCCTCTCGGATCCTCTGTCCACCAAATCTCTCTTTGGTGCGGAAGACTCGGTTCGAACCCCATGTGGGGCGCCCCTCGAACTCCTCTCTTTTCTTCCCCCCCTCCCCATCATTCCACGGGGAGCGCTCATCCGGTCGAGTGAGCGGGGCGCGATCCCGGAGAGGATAGCTCAGTGTGTTCTTCCATCAGTATCCCCCGCACGACAGCCTCGGATCGAATCTCACTCTTGGCAATCCCCTCCATCTTTTCCCCCCTCCCCGCGCTCGAACGGTAGGAATCGCTACGGTGAGGGGTGCGTGCGAAAAATCAGAGAGGTTGGCGCAGGGTGTTTCGCCCACAGCATGTAATGGAGAGCGAGATACCCTGAGTCGGGAACCTCTCATATTATTTTTTTTAAAAAAAATATATATATTCCACCATCACCACCATGACGCTTTCATAACGGGGGTGTCTCTCTCTCTCTCTCCTCTTCTCTCCCCCCCCCTTTTTTTTTCCAAAAGAAAGGAAGGAGAAAAAAAAATAATAAACTCGGTGGGGATTCGAACCCCGGGCGCTCACTGCCATTATCGTGCTGGTCTCACTGAACTCAACCGCTGAGCCCAACCGAGCGTGGCTACTGCTAGCGCGCCTTTTGGTTATGTCAATGGTTCAAGACTTAAGAGATGAGCGCGGGGTGAGCGATGAAGAGATGTGATCGTTAGGTTCCCGTGTTAGGCGCTGTCCCGGGGATCCTGGCCGATGACTCTCTATTGCTGATCGAGTCGAGTCGGTGCACCCATGTTTTAAGTCCTCGCCTCGCTACACTCCAAGGGGTGGACCATTGGGATACACAGTGAGTATATGGGAAAAGATTGTGATCTGCAAGGTGCCATCTCTATTCCCACCCTCGCCCATCGGCACTTTCTCCAGTCCACCCATGTGGTGGAACCCCATGGTAAGCCGCGCGCAGAACTTATGCGCTGGGCACCCGGGTTCTAATCCCTGGGTGGACTTTTTTTAATTTGGTGTGTGGGGTGGTATGCATAAAATATACACATGAGATTGTATAAAATTCAACGAGATATTTTTATTTTGATAATACACACAAGACATTCAAAAAACACATATTCAGTTCAGGGTGCCATTGGTGCACGACGGGCTCACGACCCTCTGCCTGATGGTTGAGCGAATCGATGGGCGCACGAGCCTGGATATGCGGTTACTGGTGCAGCTCTCGGTCGATGTACCCGAGGTGTCCACCTCCTGGGTCAGGCGAGATTCCCTTTCCGCCAGCACGTCGCTGTTCATGAGCTCGTCCCTGATGGCCAGGAGGGTCTGCAGACGTTCGAATCTCTGGTCGAACCCGCGCTCCCTCAGAGACATGTATCTGCGCAGCCTGTCCAACTTGACGGCCGCGGCCTCCGGGGTGATGATGGACCGGCGCTGGGTCTTGGTGGGCGTCGATGGACCGCTCACGGGTGTCTCTGCGGGTGTTGCGGACCCAGAGCTCTCCTCCTCCTCCTCCTCCTCAGACTCGTCGTCACCCTCGGGATCCTCACGGGTCTCCGAGACGGGGGTGGTTAGGGGGGTGGTCGATGAGCGCATGCACCACACGGTGCAGATAATCGCCAGTATGATGCAGATCAGGAAGAACCCGATGAGGAGTCCATCTATCACACCCGGTGACAGGTGCGTCTCCAGGAACTCAAAGATGATGGGGCACCTGGGTAGCCCCGGGGGTGCGTTGGGGTGATTGCTGCAATAATCTTCGGCACCCATGGAGAACATCATCTGGAAGCTCATCCCTTTTCCTCTTTTGTGCTATTTGCTCGAGATGAGATGAGATGAGATGAAATAGGGTGGAGATGGCTGGAGATGATGACAAACCCATACCACTGCCCCATTTTTGTACCAGAAACCATCGACCCGCGATTTCCCATCCCGCGCGCATATCCCGGGAAAAAAGTTCGGTACGAATATCTGACCGATCTTTCCCCCTGTGAAAAGAGGAGAGGAGATGGAGTGGAGGATACAGCTGATCGAATCCACCATCCGGAGATAACCAACTCAACGAGGAGGGGAAAAAAAGAGAGAGAATATGGCTCTTGGAACCGTGCTCCGCCACCTCGCACCCTTCATCATCCTTGGGTGCATCACCGCCTGGTTGTACAGCCAGGGGTACATCATGGAGGTGCGCTGCGACTGGACCGTGAGGGAGTGTTACTCCATCAACGAGTGGGGTGTCAGGTTCGAGTGGAGGGATGGGATCGGTGCTCTGATCAACACCATCATCGCCTTCGACATGCACACCCTGGTCCTCGCCGGTTACCTCGTGATCGCCCTCATCGTGGGGTTCGTGGTCTACGTTGATAGATGGGGAGCCAGCCTCACCGCGATCAGCGCGGGGTTGATGACGGCGCTCTACTGGTGGTACATGACCCTCTTGATCACCAAGGACAGCTGGTCACCCGATCCCAGCCAGAGAGACCCGAGCCGGGCCGTCTGGTACAAGAATCTCTGAAGATGACGAACTCTTTATCTGAATGAATTGTTGTGTCATATCTATATATTTTTCTAAGTGTTTGAATAAAAAAACCATTTGAATCTCATATCATCTGTCTCCTCCAATGATTTTCATACATGTGGGTCTGGGTACATGACCTTACAAACTCTGGGTGTCATTGTGTGATAACAACCCCCCCTGAATGAATGAACATATATGATGAACTCTCTCTCTCTATGAGACACTATTCTATTGGTCTATCACACCGGGCCTCATATTCATGTGTTTAGACACTGGTCTATCACACCGGGCCTCATATTCTATTTTTGTTAGACTCATGAATGAACTCTCTCTATGAGGTCTATCACAGGGCCTCATATTCTATTAGACTCATGAATGAACTCTCTATGAGGTCTATCTTCTATTTTTGTTAGACTCATGAATGAACTCTCTCTATGAGGCACGATATTCTATTGGTCTATCACACCAGGAAAGCTCTCGCGGTAAACTATCTTGGGTGACTCCCCGTGATAAGCTCTCGGTGTACTCATAAGTTATTTTCTCTCTCAATGAACATGTGGGGTGAACCTCATGTGAGACCTTTCATGGAAGTTTGGGTATGAATGAATCCACTTTAGACATGAGTAAAGTTAATCACAATTTTATTTTTTTTCTTTACAAGATCATACATCACACATCATACAACAACTCTCAAATTTCAGCGTGGACGGGGGCGCCCGTTGACGATCGCCTCAATGGTGAACCAGATTCTAGTGTAGGGCTCGCCCAGGGTGAGGAACCCCATGAAGGCCAGGGTGCGCGTCATGGTGGTCGTGAGGTAGTTGATGAAGAGCCTGAGTTTACTATACTCGGTCTTCTCGGCCCGGATGTTGGCGACCATCTCGGAATTCAGGGCCGAGTGCTTGGCCACAAACTCCACCACGTCCATCACATCGTCGGGCTCCAGGATATCACCCAGGAGGGGTACTAGAAACTTCTCGAGGAACCTGTCCTTCTTCAGCTCCTCCCCCACCATGAGGATCTCGCGTCTCGACCACATCTCCTCTTTCAAGAGGGGGAGGACGAGGGCCACTGGCCAGGGGTCCGGGGTCTCCCCGGGACTTGGGGGGCGAGCTGGAGCTGGAGCTGGAGCTGGAGCTGGAGCTGGAGCTGGAGCTGGAGCTGGAGCTGGAGCTGGAGCTGGAGCTGGAGCTGGAGCTGGAGCTGGAGCTGGAGCTGGAGCTGGAGCTGGAGCTGGAGCTGGAGCTGGAGCGCTCACGGTAGGCCTGGTGTATGGTGGCTCCGCACGGGTCAGTCTGGTCCTGCGAACGGGTCCAGATGAGCCTCTTGGTGGACCCCCCTTTTCACCGATCATCTCCATGTAGGTCCAGGGATGGGTCTCCGCCATGAAGTCGTGGATGAGGTAATACTCACTGGGGTCCAGGGCAATGAAAACCTTCCGCATCCTAGCGAACCTAGTTTTCTCCGCCAGAATATCGCTATAGGTCTCCATGTCGATCACGTCGATGGAGACCATCCCATCGAGAAACTGTGCCACCGACACCATGACGGCCACTAGTCGCTCCTGATGTTCGGCGACCCAGATATTCTTCTCCTCCCGTGTCACCGGTCTCTTCGAGGGCTCGATCTGGTTGTTGGCTGCCATCTTGGTGATTTTCAGGGTTCTCGTCTCTCTCGCTTTCTACCCACCATCGTGATTACTGGGGTATATCTACGGTCATTTTTCGGTCATGGGCCAAGTGCGGGAGTGGTGGCGGTATACACCCCCCCGTCAAACTCGAGTATCGGGAGTAACCCCGGGACTCATTAGACCCCCCCCAACACACCCCCCCGCTCACACCGACCCGTGCGGTGGTGCGTGTTGATCGGGGGAAAGAGGCCTCACACCGCCAAGTCCAGAACACTCTTAATGAGGTGAGCGAGGCCTCATACCAAGTCACCGTGCTTTTGGTTTATCACACCGAGGCCTCATACCAAGTCATCGTGCTTTTGGTTTATCACACCGAGGCCTCATACCAAGTCATCGTGCTTTTGGTTTATCACACCGAGGCCTCATACCAAGTCATCATGTTTTGGTTTATCACACCGAGGCCTCATACCAAGTCATCATGTTTTGGTTTATCACACCGAGTCAGCACATGGAGCCCCCCATATACACATTTGAAAGGATGATTTCAAGAGAGTTTGAATTTCATTTGAGTCAATATTTATTGGTCACACATGTATATAACAGATCACAACATAACATAGATGGAGAAAAAAAAGACATGGTTTTTTTTTAGATGTGAGGAGTTGGTGCAGTAGAGTATCCCGCACCCCTCCTGTCCCTGGAAGACGTGATCAGGAGAAAGACCATGACAATGGCCGCCAGGGCGATCATCACGACGATCAAGACCCCGGATACCAGGAGTCCGCTGTTACTAGCCTCCTCGGCGCGATCGATGAGGGCGTCCACCTTCTTGATCAACATGGGGAGCTCCTCATGGAGCTTCTGTTGAGTGCCAATATGGTTCAGGCACGAGTGGAGGGCCACCAGGTCGCCGATGGGGTCATCACCCTCGATGGTGAGCTGGGGGTCGGGGTAACCCAGTCTCGGGACGCGCCTCGCCTGTGGCAGTCGCCTCGCCCCTCCGGTCATCACCCCCTGCTCCTCCAGGCGCGAGCGGATGGCAAGCACCGTCTGGACCGTGAGATCGGTCTGTTTCTTGATGGTGACCAGCGTCTTGAGGAGAGCGTCCATTGTTGGATCCTTGGATAGTGTAGGGGGTTGGTTCCTGGCGCGTTCCCGGAGGTAGTGGAAGTTGACCCCCTTGGCATGTGGATCCACGGTGCTGGTGCTGGTGCCCTCGGACCCCCTCTTGGTTACCGGTGCGGTCGTGGTGGGTGTCGATGTGGAGCCGGAGCCACCAAAGTCACCGGAGGTTTCATCACCCAGCGCGATCCCCGCGCCGAGCAAGATGATCATCACCATGATGAAGACGAGCGCTTTCATGACAGCCTGGATCACCACTCCCGTGTGCCCAGCCGTTGCGAGTCCAGCCATTTCTCTTATCTTCTCTTTTCTCCGTTTCTCGCTTGAGAGTCTCCTTGGGTCGAGTTGATGAGAGTTGTGATCCCATGTGGGTCGGGTGCCTTGTGATATGAGGGAGAAACGCGGTATGGGGTAATTCGGATCGGTCTCCAGGGGAGTTTCCCCACTCGGGTCACTCCCTCTCGAGGCCCTCCAGGTGGGGACAATATCGGGTGATGATGGTCCAGACCTGCTCCAAGACCTCCTCCCGGGTGCGCGTGGCGTCTATCACCTCCACGGGGCTCGCCTCCCGGGAGAACCACGATTCGTATTTCTCGTGGATGCGCTCCAGGAAATCCAGGTCTATGAGCTCCTCCTCGGGCCTGGCCCTCTTCCTGAGTCTCTCATGGGCCGCCTCGGGGTCGAGCTTGAGGTAGATGAAGACCATCTTCGAGTCCATGAACGAGTCCATCACATGCTCGCCCCATCGTGCGATGTAATCGTATTCCGCGTCCGTCCAGAAGCCCGATTCGTAGTTCAGGGCGGAGAAGATCCTGGTCGCGGCCCGGGGCCCCCGCTCCATGATATCGGGATTCTCGAGCCTCCGCACGTTATCATAACTGGCGATCACGAGGTTCTGGAACACGTAACCGTACCTCGCGGTCTGCTTGTGTGAGAGGTTCAGGTAGTTGATCCCGTTGTGGTTCGTCCACTGGTCCACGGGTTCCAGCGCCACCCGTAACCCGCGACCGCCCAATCGACTCTGGAGGGCCTCGACCACGGTGCTCTTCCCGCAACCAATGTTCCCGTCTATGGAAAACCTATATCCCCCCAGGAGTCGCTGGGGTTCGGGTCCCTCCCGCTTGGGTTCGGCTAAGATGACGGGATCCATTGATAAGTTAATCGGATTATCTCCTTTTTCATTTCCCTAGGGGGTCAATCACCCTTCTTATCGAATCAATCCTCGGATTATCATGGGTGTGGATTTATTGCATCACACACCCTATACTCCCCGAGGGGTTCATTTTGACCCAGGGGTTCATCTCGGACCACTTTGTTAAAAAAAGCTAGAGGAAGAGACAGGGAGACTTTAAATTCAGATATGGGGTACATTTTATTGACTGAATGGTGGATACACAATACATAGAAACATCACATTTTCACATTTCCCATCCCAGGCATTTCATTTTTTTCTCAAGCGAGACTCTCCCCCCCATGGGGAACGACGGAGATCATCGCGGGGGTCGCGGCCCGGGATCCCTCCGCGTCGGGTCTCCGGATGTAGATCTCCACATCATCCCCCGGGTCGTCGACCGGGCGTTGCGGGCAGCACAGGCAGCACATGCGGGCGAACCAGCCCCGCTGATCACCCCGGGTCGCGGGCACGGCGCGAGCCCACGTGCGAGCCCTCGCGGCCTTCGAGATGTTGGTGGTCGGGGCTCCTCGCACGGGGAGTTCAAACTCCTCATCCGATGACTCTGAGAGATCGAAGCTGTCGGCCGAGGTGGAGAAGTAGTACGAGGACGATGGGACCGTCAGACCGGATGAAACGCTGAGAACATCATCCTCGTCCGAGCTCATGGGGACCAGCCACCCCGAGAAGGACCGGGGCAGCTCCGCGTCCCACGGTTCCTCGGTATCCAGTCCCGGGAGTTCGACGCGCCCAGGTCCACAGAGAGTGACCCCATCGATGGGCCTGGGGTTGGTGGCCGTATATGGGGTCTTGGTACACATCTTGTATGGAATCAGCGGTTGAGTCTCTTTCCCCCCCTCGTTGATTATGGTCAATCTCAAAAGGTTCCCCCCGCTCAGAGAAGCCCCAGGTGATGGCTCGTGATACATTCAGCCCGTCCACACCCCCTTGAAATGTATAGTTGTTTCGGGCATCTCGGTCACCCCCGGGATTTGGGATCGGGTGTTATGCTTCGCGAGCGAAAGATTTTCGGGACCACATCCCGAAAATTTCTCATCATGAAACGGATGAAACAACCCATGGACCCACCATGGAAAACCTCGGTTCTCCTCTCAGAGGCTCACACGAGGGATCTCTCGAAATTTCGGGTTCGCCCCAGGGGCTCACATGGGGCTTCCGAGTGCCATCCGCCATCTCCCAAATTTTCGGGTTCTCGCATTATTTTTGTTAGACGTGGGTTTATCGCTCCGAGTGCCATCTCCCAAATTTTCGGGATCACATCAGGTGCCCCCGGAGGTAGACATTGGTTTATCACACCAAGTCAGCCATTCAGAGTTATATTCTATTTTTGTTAGACATTGGTTTATCACACATTCTGGTTGAGAAACGACATGAGAATGAAAGTTCAAGTTCAAGAGATTTATTATTACAATGAGACATGATTATCACACAGAGTAGGAAAAGTAAAAAAAAAGAAAATACTTTATGCATTATCAAGTTCTTTCAACCTAGTCTCGTTGCGGATCTGGAAAGCGAGGGTTTTAGCAGTGAACAAGTCACTCGCCACCTCGTCAGTCAGACCCTTGGCGAGACACTCATCAATAAAAAAGTTGCGTGTATCTTCTGGGTCAAAGATAGGGTTGGGATCTCTACCATTATCTGTAGCAATATCAACACAGGTACATTCATAATCAGGACAATTCCTGGCACATCTAGCAAGACATAAGCATTGACCATCATGTTTACAGATTGCACATTTGCACACAGTGGGTCCATTAATTTCGGGCTTGAGACCCGAGAAAAAACAGTTGCTGATGGGGCAGATCTCCACGGTGGCTGGTAACAGGTCATGACGGGTGATGGGGGTACCCATGTAGCCATCGCGTATCCGCTGAAGTTCAGCTTCCCAGTCCTCATCCCAGCCTTCAACCAGGGCCTTTTTCTTTGGTGGTGCCCCCTTGGTCTCACCTTTGCGACCTCTCTTCCTGGATGGCCCCGCCACGGGAGAGTCTGGAACGTAAGGTCCATGGGGTGTCTCACCGGCGCGACGCTCATCCGGGCTGTAGGGGGTGTCGCGGTGAGGGTGGTAGAGGGTTCTATAATCCATAATAAAGTCATTTGCGTACTCCTCGTAACTGACCCAGGCATCAGAGAGTAGGGGCCCCATGTGAAAGCCCCTGGTGGGTGCAACCTCAGCCACCTCAGCAACCTCGGGTGCCCGGGGTGAAGCCCGTGTTTCATAGTCCCATTCTGGTGAGGTGATGGGTGAGTACGCCGGGGCCTCTTCATCCAGAGACTCGCGTCTGGGGCTGGTGGGTGAATAGTCAGTTGGTGAGGGTGGATTTTCATACTCATCTTCGTGGTGACTCGGGTCCGGGCTGGGAGGCGAGTACTGAGAGGGTGAACCGGGGGTGTTGGCAATGGCGGCAGCAAGTTCATCAAGTTCATCAAACTCAGCAAACTCGGTGAAAAAATCCTCCGCGGTCGGCTCCTCGGGGTTGGCCCATGGGTAAGGTGTGGGTGCCTCAACCCTCCTCTCCGCGACTCTCCAGACCCCTCCTTCACGAACGAGTCTCACCTTCTCCACCACGCCCAGGCACACAACCTCGTCATCGGAGCTCCCTGGGGTCCTGACCTCGACCTCGGCCGGGGTTCTCTCGGACCAGCTCCCACCGGGTGCCGCCTCAAACACATCATCATCACCCTCCTCATCATCGGAAGCCCAGCTGAAGGCGCTACTGGTGCGGTCACTCACCGGGGATGGCATTGAGGAGAGGTCGTCATCAGAGGTCTCCAGGATGGTAGAAACCCAGTCTGGTGTATCACCTGAGACTGACGATCCGGAGCTGGAGCTGGAGCTGGAGCTCTGGTCATCATCCCTTGGGCCCAGCTCTGAAAAGAGCTGAAGGCACCAGTGAACGTGACCAGCACGAGCCATGTTGGAGGCCATCTTTTTTTCAAATAAAGAGTTTGTCAAAAAGACTTAGAGTCAAAGAAATTAAAAGTAGAGACGGTGCTCTCAAAAGTCAAAGAGTTTAGTAGCAACGGAGGTATACGCTCACAGAGGAAGATCTGGTGCGAATAACTCCACTGATTCCCCAGAGGAGTATAAACCAGAGAGTTGCGGGAGAGGCGTGTTCAACACCTGTTTCGGGGCCTTTGGGACTACCTCCTCACAGGTCTCCTCCTCCATGGGAAAGTCATCCTCGGTATCAGACACCTCGTCCAGATCATCATACAGGTCTCCAGAGGGTGCGGCCCCCCTTTGCTCCAGGGGCTTCCGGTCCTTACTTGGGTTTTTGAGTAGGTCCCGAGATTCCACGTGGTAGACCCACGGGGTAGTCACACCCTGTGATGGTTGCCAGCCCACTCGATTGGGTGCGGGAGTCCACTCGGGACCGTAGTTGCACCACGCGGGGTAAGGTACCAGCATGTCATTGACGAGGGCGGAGAAAATTTCGGATGGGAGCGTTGGGTCATGAACTGCGGATGAGAAGAGGGCGTTGAATGTATCATCACCCAGCCCCCAGGTGTGGAAGGCGTGACGCTCGTCGCTCAGCACATCCGTCCGACCGTTTCTCACGCGGCCGCCGAAAAGTTCAAAGATCATGTTGTAACCCGGAAATCCAGCCTGTAGAGTTTCGGAGATGGCGGTCCTCGTGAACCAACAGAAAGAGAGCATCGACCCCACGGGGGTACCGAGAAGGTCTCCCAGGGTGGAGCGCCACATTTTAGCAAATGAGCAGCGATAATCGGCACCCAATCTCCTGTCCAGACACATGTGGATGTACTTGGGGTTGCCCAGGATGTCGCTCTCAATCTGTATCACGCCCCAGAGTCGATCTTCGGGAACCCTCCTCCCCGTGACCGTCTCCACGTAAACCTTGAGCATGTTTCCAAAACGAAAGAGGAGTTCCGCAATTGGGGACCACGCCCCGCGCCTCTTTGCCCTCAGGTCCCTGAAAATGTCGGTGAGGAGACGCCCATCGGACGTGCGCTCGGGGATGTGTATGGAACCATACGAAACTTCGAACCCCCCGCGGCGCGCCCCATCCTTGAGCGCCCATTGTATCATCGCGGGGTTGCTCCCCTCCTTCCTCCCCCGGATGCGCAAGAGTTCGTAGATACTCATGAACTCCCGACGCCGAGATTCGTCATCGTTCAACTGACGCACCATGAAGAGTTTCGATGATGGGTCGTTCCTCCTCCGCTGTTTCTGCCCCTCCAGCTTGACGGAGTTGAGTCGGGCCTGGGTCGCCCCCCTCATGCGTTGGTGGCGACGATTCTCGGGTTGGCGCGCCTGTGCCACTCCCCGGGCCCATGCCCCCCCTCTGTGTGCAGGTGGTGCGCATCTGGGTGGTGCCATCTCTTCTATTTTGATTTTCTTCTCGTCCAAAGTCCTATTGAATGGTGTGATTCATGTCATGACACCAACCCCATGCCCTCCCTATAATGGTGAGATGGGCGGTGGAATACGTGACCGCACATGCACCCGCGAAGCCCAAAACCGAAGATCCCAGGTATATAGACTACTCCATGAGCACAGGAGGAGCATCTTAACCAGAGCACGACCTGTTGCAGAGACAACCTTTGAGTTCTTTGTATCTTTTGAGCACACGCTCCCGTTTACTTTTTTATCGCAACCATGCAGCACAGTCTTGACGAGCTTGATATGGCTATCACCAACATCCCTCAACCCACGTTCGGTGGAGGGTTTGCGGAGTTCTTTGGTGAGTTGAGCTACGATCCCAACGCTCCTGCCTTCAACGCCCAGGAGTACCAGCACCAGGAGGTGATGGAGTACCAGCCGACCCCCATCGCTCAGCTTCAGGTACAACAGAATACGTTTACCGCCGAGGCTCCGGCTGAGGTTCTTACTGAGGCTCCGGCCGTGGCTGATGTTGCCATGGTCGAGGCTCCGGTTGGAGCTGAGGCTGGAGCTGAGGAGGACCAGGAGGCGATCGAGCGGAGGGAGAGGAAGCGGGCCCAGAGAAGGGCTCGTGCCGCGGCTGCGAGAGAGGCGAAGGAGGAGGCTGAGAGAAAGGCGAGGGAGGAGGCTGAGAAAGCCAAGGAGGAGTCTGAAGAGGAGGAGGACTCTGAGGAGGAGTCCGAGGAGGAGTCTGATGATGAGGAAGCTGAGGAGGAGTCTGGTGGTGAGGAAACTGAGGAGGAGACTGGGGCGTCTGCTGAGGAGGGCTTTGAGGCCGAACCACAGGTGCCAAATGCCATCCCACTCTGTGAGACTGTTCGGGGTTTCAGCGCCGAGGTGAGGAGAAAGCTACCACCTGGTAAAGAAATTTCAAGTGACTTTAAGAAACATGCCCGCACCCTCTTTGGGGTGGTGCTCCCCCCGCTTGCCAACATTGTTGAACAGAAGGGCGCGGTGGATAGCGGTTCTTCCGATGGAAAGACTCTGGTGGCTCTCATCGCGGGTGAGCTGGGTACCATGCTCGGGAAGGTGACTGGAACCGGTGATCCACAGCTGAACAGGATGGCGGCCCAGATGCTCCTCCTCAAGACCATCAGTAAGTCCGCCTTCCCACCTCTCACCAAGGTTGGCGAGGGTGTGTTTGGTGCCCTGGAGCACGAGCTGGGCGGAACAGGCAGGAAGATTCAGGTGGCAACTCACGCCCCCATCAACAAGTTTCTCATCATCAGGGAGAGTACGCCCATTCCACGCCTGGGCTGGGATAAACTTGCACCTGTGATGAAATACTATGATCCACAGCACAAGGTAACATCTATTGTCTTACTCAAAGGACTTAAAGAAACTGGATATCAGAATGTTACAAAGGTCATCAAGGGCGTGAAAGAGGTGCGCAGAGAGAGGATTCCCATCCAGGCTTACATGTTCAGGGCCTTTGTCACCGACAGACCTCGGGATGCCATCATCAAGGTTATTGACGTGGTGAAAGCACTTCTGAGTGGAATAGGGGTGACTTTCTCCTATGTGCTGATGAGTGACTCTGTTGAGTTAACTCACAATGACTTTTTGCGATCCGCGGATGGTAACATGATGTTTGGAGAAGGCAAGAGTGCACAGAGACTGTCTTTCAGGAAACCAGTGAACATGGTGTTTCAACCCTATTTCAGACGCTGGGGATTAATCAACACTTGGATTAAAAATGGCGGGCGAATCAGGCTATCTAAGGAAAGCACACTCAAGAAAAAGCAAGAAGCTGAGATTGTTGAGAGGGAAGCTCAGAGTGGGGAGATCAAGTCTCTAGCTAGCCTGATGTGGCTTGCTAATAGGACATGGTCTAGCAAGAACATCATTAGGGTTAATGGTGCCCCCGCCCTCACACCAACCATTCTACATGAGATTCCAGACTTTGTCCACAAGGGGGATGTCACACCCATCATCTTGCTCATGGCGGCATCACTCAAGCTGGATATTGCACTCATCCACACTTGGCTGACACCTGAGAAACCCCGCCCCACCAAGCCGATGGAGGTGGCAAAACTCACAATGTTTCAGTTCCTATTTTTGAAACTTCTGCTCGATTCTGGACTTGTACCCGCTGGGAAAACAATTGGACATGTGCTCGCAACAACAAACACCTGGCTCAGGACCGAACTCTTGTTTTTCACATTCTATGAGAAGGAGTTTAAGTGTAAACCCGAGAACCTCAGTGGAATTAACAATGAACTTCCTGTGCTACCAATCCTTTCCTGGATCGGTGACATCCCTCAGCACGCCGCCCCGGGGATCGTGGGGAAGGTGAGAGCTGTCTTTGAGAATCATCGTGTTATCAACAAGATGCAATTGCACGCGTCATTGGAAAATGTTGAACGCACAGAAAAGGCGAGGGCCAAGGTGAGACAGTTGTACAGAGAGGAGAAGGAGGAGAGGAGCGGTGCTTCCGGTGGTGCGAAGGGGGAGGAGAAGCCCAAGAAGGCAGCACCAAAAAAGAAGGTTGAGACACCAAAGACTGAGACACCAGAGACTGAGACACCAAAGAAGGCGGCACCAAAGAGAAAGGCACCAACATCTGACACACCCACCACCAGCACAGAGGTGGCACCACCACCAGCAAAGAAACGTGCTCCAAAGACCAAGGTAACTCCCCCAGCAGCACCAGCCAAGGTAACTCCCCCGAAGGTCAAGCCCAGCACATCTCAACCCACACCAACACCCAAGCAGGCAAAGAAAGTTGTTGAACCAGAGATGAGAAAATCGGGAGAGCCAAAGAAATACAAGAGTAAGGAGTTTATTGAGACATCTGACTCTGAGGATGAACAGCCCAAGAAGAAGACAAAGGCCATTGAGAAATCACGCAAGTCTTCTGACAAGGTATGCAAGTCTAAACCATCTCTGAAAACCAACGATGCTGACAGCGATGATGACGAGGGGGTTGTCACACCAGCTAAACCAGTGAAACATCACTCCTCTGGCAAGGCCTTCCTCGGTACCGGTGCTGGGCACCTCAAGAAAACTGGGGCCATTCTCTTACCAAAGTGATTATACTTTTCATGTTGATGACTTTATTTTTTCATATGAGATATTTTGATGATGTCTATTTTATCACATGTTTGTAACAGCTGATTTTCCAATTAAAAACATGAGTTGATTATACTTCTGTCTCCTATGGTTTTTCCATGTGTTTGGGTTTTCACTCGAGTTCTGATTTAAAAAAGATAAAATAACTCTTGAGCTCAATACCGGGTCTTAAAAAAAGGTCAAACTAAAATATTCACTTAAACAAATGTGTTCACTCGGGTCTTTAAAAAAAAGGTCGCACTAAAATATTCACTTAAACAAATGGTCATAAAAGAACTTTTAAAAACTTGGTCACGTGACTGGTGGAACTTGGTGGTTTTGAAAACATGGGTGGTGGGGCTAATTTACCAACCCCGGGTATCTGGGTGTGACTTACAAATATAAAGTTTCGGAGTGATGTATTGTAAACATTAAAAAGTTTAGCTTGAGGTCACATGACCCAACTTGGGCACACCCAAGAATTTTCGGGAATGGGGTGTGTCATGGGACATCATTATGTCATCACCTAATAATAGCCCCCGGGCTCACCCCTCCCATTTTTCCCACGGAATTTTCGGGAGGGAGGGGGGTGTGGTTTTTAAAAGACCCCTCCCCTTTCCTGGGTGCGCCCCCAGGGGGCGTGGGGGAGGGCGGGATGGGGCAGGATGAAGGCCCTGATGGGCCCACGTGAACAAATCTATGAAATTGAGAACTGTATTAACGAATTATAGTGGAGTGAGTTGGTGCCACGTAATAGACCACACCCCCCAGCCCAGTGTATGTATGCACCGTAGTCATTCTGCACCGACCGTTGAGCTAACAGGACCTTTTTTTCTCTTCTCTCTTGAATAACCAGGCTCTCATGGCGAGCAAGAGGCCTAGAGACCCCGGGGATGATTCGAGCGGGGATGAAGGCCCGAGTAGGCGCCCATGTGGAAGGGGTCGATATGGACGATATACACCCACCACCGGGGGGAGCCAGGAGGAGAGGATGCGGGTCTGGGCTGCCGGCACCGAAACGGAGCCATTGATTATCAACAATGAAGCGGGAACCCCCCGACAACCGACCATCAACCTCTACGAGGAGATACTATTGGGGCCCGTCGCGCGGGAGAAGGGGGATGGTGATGAGGTCGGGGAGTGCAGAAGGGCTGAAACAAGTGAGGCGCCCGGAACGAGCGGAACGAGCGGAGGACGATCCGGTCCACCTCCACTCCCCCCACTCTCACCCCCACCTCCCCCACGACTCGTTCTGAAGCGTGCACTCCACATAACCCAGACCCAGGAGGTGACAGTGCGATACCATAGGGCAAATATGATGTACTATCTCGATTGGCGCCGGCGCGAGGGGCCACCCGTTGGTCAGGGGCTCGATGGTCGTCACCATGGGAATGTCTATTCGACATCCATCTTATATAGCACCTGGGGTCGGCACCGCTACTCGGGGGCTGAGAGAAGAGTTCACCTTCCACCACTCTTTATACCCGCCCCATCCTTCACCCCACAATCAACACCTGGTGATAGTCCAGCATCGACTATCACCATATCTTCTTCTGAGGAGGAATCTGAGGAGGAATCTTCTTCTACACTTCTATCTCCAATCACCACCCCCGATGACAGCGAGGGGTCTTCATCCTCATCTGTGATCATCATCACCTCGGGTGAAGAGTCTACCTCCTCGTCTACCCCCACACCATCAATCCTCGTTGCTGCTGGTGAGGGGTCTTCTTCATCCCCATCTGTGATCATCATCACCTCGGGTGAAGAGTCTACCTCCTCTTCTACCTCCACACCTTCGATCCTCCTCATCTCCAGCCCATCCGCAAGCCCAGGGGAGGCACCAACCCAGGAATGAATATGCTAGTCAATTAAGTGTGTCCAGCCCAGGATTGAATAATGCCAGTTTAATTGAATGTGTGTGTGTTATATACTGTAACTGAATAAAAACTATAATCAATAAAGGTTTTCCCCCCATGTGTAACCAACCAAGTAATAAAAACCAAGAGAAATCATGGATACGTTTACATGTCTTTATTTCAGATAGAAGAGATACATTTCACAATACATTTTCAGAACAGAGAGTGATTAACATTATCACTGTTTCTGGGTTTAGCATATCTGTTGTAAGATAGCCGCGCCTCCCGGTCACGGGCATCCCCCACGCGACTGCCCCCCGCCACCCAACGGGGGGTAGTCTTGAGATCCCTCATCAGCTCTAGGTATTTGGCCAGGGAGCTGACACCCAGGATCGCCTTCAGACGAGAGCATTGCCCCGAGCTGTGCCACACATGTTCATCCAGAAAGTCATCCACGTGCTCAAAGTCCTTGATGGTCACACCACAGTCAGGACAGACGTGCGTGTCCGTCTCAGGACCGAGGGGAAGCAGTCCGCCCTTGGGTCCGAAGTAGAGGCGTGCCCTGAAGACGTGATTATCCTCGCGCACAGTGTCCTCAGTGACAAGGTGGTCATAGTCGTGATACGTGTCACAAAACCAGACTCCACCCGCGGCGTGCCACCCATGGGGCTTCGTGATGTTGAATGGTGGATCCTTCCAGACGATCTTGGAGATCCGTCTGGGTTTGGGGTAGAGAGCAATTCCATCGGTCTGTAGGTTATCTCCGAATCCAGCCATCATCATTTTTCTCTAGTCTCAGGGGTTTCATGTGAACCGGGGGTGCGCGACCTTAACATTCAATTCCTCGGGACTTTATATTTTTCGGTACCCTTCGGCCATCGAGTCCCGAAAGATCCAGTAGTCCCATATTCTCACCGTGGTCGATCCACCGGGATCCACGTATCACGTCCTCCAACCGATAGAATCGCTCGGGGTGGTAGCCTCCGATGTGACCCTCGAATTCCACGGAGAACGTGTCTATCCCACCGATCATGATGGGTGTGATGGCCACAGTGGTCGGATCCAACCACACGCTCATGTGATAGGTACCGGCCGTGGGCGCACCCTCCCACACGACTCCGTTGAGCACGAGTTGCGTGATGCTCTGCTCCTGTGCCCTGATGGTACAGAATAGGCACTCGTCCATCCCCGGAAATAGCACGGGGGCCTCGAAACCACATCTCCACCCCCTCACCCCTCTCGCGGCGCACGTCCCGAGATGACACCTCGGTGAGCTCCTGTCCACCACCATCCGCACGAGATCGGTGTAGGTCAACACCTTGGGTGCGAGCAGGTGCGCGGGCACGGGGGGTGGCTCTTCCATCATGTTCCCGTGATCTCCAAATAACGCCATGATGTCAACCTGTCCGAGTGAACATCTCCTGATCTCGGCCAGGAGCTGAACGGATATGTGCCGTTGCGCCTTGGGTATGACCCTCCTCGTGGGAACATGGGGTTTCAGGGCCCTGCTGATCTTGAGGGGTTGGTAGAATGAGCCGGTGGTCCTCGCGCCGCAACGGTTACATTTTCCCGAGATTTGTGCCTCCCGATACCACACCTTCCCCACACACTCCTCGCACATGACAACGCCGCAACACCCGAGTCTCGCCACGGTCTCCAGTCCGGTCGCGGAACATAGGCTGCACACCCACCCCCGTTGAAAACATGGATGATCACGTAGCACGCGCGGTTTACATTCGGCACATACCGCAGTCCCGGCCTCCTCGCAATCACAATTGAGGGTGGCCACGGGGTTCGAAACGCAGGTCTCACAGCGCACACCCGTGGCCGCACAGGTTGTATTGATGGGGTTCCGAAAGTGGACCGTGGTCAGGCGACGAAATTTGGTGATGGACTCGGTTTTCAATGCCATGTCCATCCGCGCACCCATCTCGGAATCGGTTGCGAGACCCAGTCTCGGAACCTTCGGTGGTGGCATATCATCACGGCCCCCGCGTGATCGCCCCCCACAGTATCTTTTTCGGTCCATCTCAATGTCTCAAGAAATGAGGTTGTCTGATAATGTGTTTTCCGTGACGGGTGGAATACTTCAAAATATTTTAAGAACCAAATCTCCACGAACAATTTTCGGGATCACTTCCCGCGGTTGTGTGACCCAGGTAGCTCCAGGGGTCAATATCCATACCCTGGGCTATTGCATAGGTAGATAGTCGGGTGTCCATCCCGGGAATTTTTCTGTTCTGGGCGCGAACAGGGTGAATAAATGATGACCCCTCCATGGCTGTTACATTAACCAACTCACCCACCTACTTCACGTACTGAGATGGCAGATGACAAGCGCATCGAATACCCGGTCCTGACCAGGGAGATTGCTCTGAAGATAATCCCCGAAGCGGAAGATGTGGTGGATGACTTTTTCGATGAGGTCCCCGCGGATGATCGAGTTGTGGTGGGTCCACTCATGACTAAACAGGATGCCCCGGACCCGGTGAGGTACACCATCGCCTTCGCCGGGAGGATGGGTAGCGGGAAGGATCACGCATGTGATTATCTCATCGAGCGACTGGGAGGTGTGAAGGTCCACATCTTCGCATCCGGGCTTAATCGTGCCATGGATTTCCTATGTCGGCCCATCGACAAGTCTATAGACAGACCGTTCCTCCAGGCGCTGGGTGACCTGGGTCGCAGGGTCGATCCACACTTCTGGCTCCGCCGCACCATAAACGAAATCATCACCCCCCTCTCCCATCTCGGGCTCCCCATCTTCATAACGGGTGTTCGTTACATCCCTGAGATAGAAGTTCTCAAGACCATGGGGATCGAGACCGTGCTACTGCGCCGCCCGAGTATCATCACCGGTGGATCGGAGGAGATGCATCCATCAGAACGGGCGTTCGATGGGTACAGGGGGGAATGGGAAATTATAAATGATGGTACTGTTCAGGAGTTTGAAGCCAAAGTGTGGACTGTATTCAACAGTATTTTCTAATAAAAATCATTCATTGAACTGAGTTATTTGTTGTGTGTGGTCTATCGCTCCTTTCATCGACCCCTCCAAAAAATAAATCTCCATTGACAGCCCAGATACACATTTCGGAATGTGATCCCGAAAAATGATTGGAGAAGTCTGGTCCGCACGGGGTTTGGACCGCTGAATAACACTACTTAATACCGGTCGATAGCCCCCCCAACAAACACAGAAAGTCATTGATCATGGCGCAACAACTACCGTTCATCAGGGAGACGCTGAGCAGGGAGATGGTAGCGGCAATGCTACCCGAAGCGATGCGTCTGTATGACCCCCTCGCGGTCACGAGTGGGGATGTGAAGAATCGGGTGACGGATCCAAGCTTTGGGACCGAGAGACCCAGGGTGGTTGCCGTTGCCGGTAGGATGGGGGTTGGGAAGGATCACGCATGCGATCTCCTCGTGGACCGTTATGGCTTTATGAAGATCCATGTGTTTGAGATGGGTTATGAGCGCATAGCCAACTTCCATGGGCGCCCAGTGAGGAAGCCCGAGGACCGCGCAACCCTCCAAGCCCTGGGTGAACTCGGGCGCTGCATAGACCCCCTCTTCTGGCTCAAGGATATACTTTCGACCAGGATCATGGGCGCGCTGGCTACCGGTGTCGCGGGGGTCGCGATCACGGGTGTGCGCTACAAGACAGACGTGGAGTATCTCAAGGGGCTGGGTATTGACACCATCATAATCAGGAGGCCACAACTATTACGGGGCGAGCCCTGTGAGATGGCACTCTCTGAACGCGACCTGGACGACTACACTGGAGGGATAGTCATCGAGAACACCGGCACGGTCCAGGAGTACGATATCATGCTCGAGAGGATGGTCCACGAGCGGCTTCCCTGGATACCGAAGAATTGAGGATTAAACAACTAGATATAGGTGGTGGTGACTCAGTAATAACCACTGAGGATATTCAACTCGCGACCATGGCCCTCTCCCTGGCCCACTGTATACACTGCACCCTAGAGACGCAACCCCCGGGGCGGGGCTCTGTGCTGACCCTGAGCGACGAGTGGTGGAAGATCTTCATGGTGGGCGAGTGCGCGATCATCAACAGGAGGAATAATTACCAGGTGGGGGGCACCTGTGAGCGGCACCGGGGGTTGCCTCTCATAGGTCCGTGTCTGGCACCCAACCCCGAGTTCTATGTTCACGACCCCCCCACCGGTCTCGACCTCCCTGGGTTGGAAGGTCCCGATTTCCTGGATACGGTTCACCCCTGGTTCAAGGTACTATTGGATGCCATCCTCGACAGGCTCGATGATCAACCCCATGGGGATGAGGCCATTATTGTAAACTTTGGACGTCCCACGATGCCCACCGGGGTCTACGTTCGCACGTGGGGCACCATCACATCATGTCTGGCAATGGGTCCGGGTGTGGGGACGCTACCCGATATGATCATCTGCCCCACGCACCAGTTTGGGAATTGGTTCTCGTGGTTGGTCATCAAGCCGCGCACGGATGGTGGAGGCACCAGTGCAAACGATCTCACCAAGCGGCTACTGAGCGCCCTGGGTTTTGCGACGGGGTCCATGGAACGATTCCAGGCACCGTCCCCAACGATACTGTATATAGGTAAGAGATGGGTGGTTGAGTGCGTGCCCCATCTCCACCCCACGCTACCGACCGCCCGGGCCGCGCTCTCGGGTATCACGGAGCCCGACACCCAGGTGCTCATATGGGCCGGCCCCGTGGTGCCAGTCATTGGGGCAGCGCTGGAAGCGGTCATCTGTGATAAGGTTCGGGATCTGGCCACGGTCATTGGTACCAACTACGAAAATGTCCTGATCTACTCGCCGCCACGCCTCAGGGTGACAACCCAGTGGCAGTTGATCGGCAGGAAGCCCCCATCGCTCAGGATCACGTTCACCCTCGCGGCACACAACCTGGACGCACTCCGAGACTTTGGTGGAACCGAAGAGGCACTTGGGTATACAGCCCTCGGTGTGGGCTACATCACGGAACTGGATGGGGAGCCGACTCCGGGCCGCAAGCTCCCCGGGCCCGGTACAGCGCTGGACAAGACCATCATGGGTGCCGCAGCTCGAAAGTTCGGGACGTTCTTGAGTGGGGCGAGAGCCGCGCTCAATGCGCGACCGGGTGTACATGCGTGGACCATAACAATTGTCGTGTTCAATAATTATTTCGGGTTATTGACCACTATTCTCGAAACTTGTACCTGACCGTATTTTCGCTCAATAAAAAAATTACAAATGTACATCATTGTGTGGTTATTGTGTTGGTGGCTAGTTGATATTAAAGGCTCACATAAAAAAATTAAATAATGGCTACGTTGGTGAAGGGAGATTCTGCGGTCTATGTGAATGAACCACGGGTGGTTCCGAAGCGGGCACCTCCCCCCTGTGACTGTCGTGGAGGGGTGCACTACCATGGAGCTCCGAGCAGAGCGAGCGCGACAAAGAATCGAGCACGTGGGTCTGAGGAACTCGCAAAGTGCTATGATAGATTACTCAAGAACTGCATCATGTTTCAGCGTGAGATCCCGGAGGACACGCGTGACTTTCTGGACACCTGGAACAGGGAGATTGGTGGAGGGATCGTATTCAGGGATGGTGCCCTCGCGGCCGACTCCGTGTTGGACATGGCACCATTTGGATTCGAGACCAGGGCCCTGGGGAAAATGCCCGAAAATTTGATCCTGGAGCAGCCCCGAGGTAAACCCGAGGTGGTGATTGACCTGGATAGGTCCGAGCCATTGGCTGCCGGCACGAGGAGTCGCCTCTACAAACATAACGGGAACGGATACCTGGTCTCACATATCAGGAAACGGAGCGTGGGCGAAGGTCTCGATGAGGCCATGATCACAACCCGCCTGCGGCACTCGAACCTCGTCAAGTTCCTCGGTGGAGTGGTGTGTGCAGGACCCGGGGGTGAAAATTGTTCTATTCGGGTGGTGGAACTGGGTCTCTGCAGCGCGGAGGAGCTCATGCTCGAGGCACATTGGGTGGCACCCAGTTTCGCCCTGGCAAAGAGATACCTCCTGAGGAAGATGGAGCTGGAGACATTGGGTGCGCTCAGCTTTCTACATGAGTGTGGGGTGGTTCATGGAGACTTTCGTGGCGATAAGATAATCACATTCTGTCGCGGGGATGATTTTGTATTCAAGGTCAGCCTGGGCGAGTCGACAACGCTCGGTGCAGCACCCGCACTCGAGAGACCGCCCCGGTATCGTGCCCCGGAGACGGACCTCACCGGTCTCGTGGGCAGGGCTGCTGACATGTGGGCATGGGCCCTCACCCTCTACAGGGTGCACACGGGGAGAGACTTTTTCAGGGGGGATGACACTGTGGATACATACGTGGTCCTCGGTCGAATGGGGAATGACATACTGGACAGCTATCTCTTTCTCGATAAGAACAAGCGCGTAACGGAGGAGGGTCTGGGGTTCGGTCACAGGCTGAAACAGAACCTTATCTCCCCAGAAGATGGCTTCCTGCGCCTCATGGGCAAGTGTCTGACACTCTATCCACAGTTCAGACCCAAGGCGAGAACCCTGGTGACCAATCCGAGGTACGAGGGAGTTCGTGCGATGACCACGTGGTTTCACAATCAACCTGAGCGGGTGCGCGAGCGCAACAACAAACCGCCCCCCGTTCCCGCGATTTTGAGCTGCAGAGTAAAAAATGGAGATAAGGAATACGTGTCCGCCTGGGGAACGCGACGATCCCCCTCGATGGATGACAGGTTGGAGAGGAGAGAGGTGTGGGGCAGGAGTGCGGTACAGGCATGTGGGGCTTTCATTCCCCCATTTCTGTACCGTGAGAATAGCGCCGTGGATGCGCGACCTGGATACAGGCTCCCGATCACCGTGACGCGAAAAACCATGCGCTACTACATTGGGAAAGAACATGGGGTTCAGACTGAGGTGCACACGGCCGCGGGTGCGGATATCGTGGTACACAAAAAGATTGGGCGCCACGATGATCTCTCCAGAGCATCCGTGGAATATCTGATTGCGCTAGCGAACCGAAACCCCAATGTTTTTCTGACCGTGAATCAATACACGGTGGGGGTCTGTAATGTCCACGTGTATCTGGCGTATATCGTGAATGATCTGGTGTTTGGGAGAACACTCGGTTTCAACCCCGCTGTGCACAATGAAAAAACACTTGGACCGAGAAACAGGCATTTCAGAGGAATGGCGCTCGAGCATGCACGCGTGGATCTGTTATACCTGCTCATGACACGGGGTATGGCATATGTGAAAAACACTGTCGAGTTTCTGAAAGCGCACTCTCTGTTAGAGGCGGGGCCGCACGCTCCCGGGATTGTGTTCACTGATCCAACATCCAGCTCATCATTCCGCTTTAACTCATATGATGATGTGCGCATTGAACTTGGTGATGAACCCGCACAGGTAATTGTCGGTACTGGGACCCGATGATCTACTCAGACTCACTTATTAATTGATTTATACATTACATTCTTAAACCTTTTTATTAGTACATAGCTGATTTTTCATTTTCCGAATAAGCGATGGGGGATCGAAATTTTAAACGCGGGGGTGATGCCATGAGCCAGGGCACGCCACCACCGAAGCTGATAAGGGATGCGGGTACCCAACAAAATGATTTCAAGAAACTTCTCCTCTTAAAAATGCGCGAAAGGTCTACTGGAGTTCGTGCGACCCCGGTGAACCTACAGATTCCTACACCACCTGTGAGACTACCGATGACCCCCCCTGGAGCATTTCTACACACCCGTGCACTCAGCTCGGCCTCTGAAGATAGTGATAGCGAGGATGAGCGCTTTGACACAACGATCGACACGAGGCGCTCAGCCGTCGCACCTCCACAGGGACCTCCCCTGGTGGTACCCGGGCAGGCTCCAGCACCGGTCCTGGCACCAACCCTGGCACCGAGGGTCACTCCACAACCCATGAAGCGACCTCCTGCGCAACCCCGGGTGGTGATCGAGGAGGATCCAACCTTCAAGGTCCCACCGGCACTCCTCACAACACACAGGGGAGGTGGGGCTGCACGGATGGGTTTGGGGGCGGAGGCGCTCATGTTCGACACGGGGCGACCCCGAGCCACCGTGATGGACGACATCCGTGGCGTGCTCGGTAATCTGGGGAATGCCTTTGACTCGGAAGATGAGGAGAGCGAGGAGAGCGAGGAGAGCGAGACCCCCCTTGCTGATATGGGCAACAACTGGGAACTGGGGGACCATGCCACGCGCGGCTCGGAGCTGATTAACACCGAGGGGATCCAAAGTCTCGATCAAATCATTGCCAGGACGGGCACCGTGGCCAAAAAGGTGGGGGATCGGGAGTCCACCAATGCGACACACGCCCTGTCTGCGATATCAGTCGTCAACCCACAGGCCTCGGTACGAGGGGGTGTGTTCCGGCATCACAATCTCACAGGCGGCGCCCGGGAGCCCTTTCTGATTGAGGGCTGTGAACTGATCACGGGACCCGTTCAAGAAGTTCCCATCCCCTTCAGATACATTCCCGCTGCGCCGTTCAGCTCGGGCACCATCATCACCAAACCCAAACCATCGCCCGCACGAACCGCCACACTGGACCGAAAGACTACCCAACAGATCGGCCGGGGGTCGTTCTGTGAAGTGTTCAAGATCGGAAATCTCGCCTGTAAGTTCCAGAGGGGTGTGAAGATGGCCGGGGTCTCCAACGCAATTTCGGATGTCATCGAGGAGACGGCGATAGCCAGTAGACTCTCCCACCCCAACATCATAAGTCTGGTGAGGGGGTTTCTCTACCACGGTGGCTCCAATCGAGAGGCCATCTCTGTCAGTCTATGGGAACTGGGGCTGATGGATATGTACACTTTTACACAACAGGCCTTCTGGACACACGGGTCAGCGACGTGTGACCTCACAACCAAGAGGTTCATTGCGCGATCTTTTGAGAAACACACCCTCTCGGGGCTCGAATATCTACACTCAAGGGGGTTGATGCACAGGGATGTGAAACCCCAGAATGTGTTCATCTTCAACAGTGGGCAATATCTCGTGGCTAAACTGGGCGACCTGGGATGCTGTGCAAAGGGGGCCTTCTGTGATGCTGCTGGGACACTGGGCTATTTCGCCCCGGAAACCCTGGCCATCAATGTGCAGTGTTGCGCCAGTGATATGTGGGCCTGGGCCCTGACCATGTGGGAATTACATACTGGGAAAGGACTGTTTATGGATGGTACACGTGTATCCCTTCACAGGATTTTTAATGTGTTGGGAGGGTTTGATAATCGCCTGTACAACATCATGGCCATACGTAAAACCTACATGTTGGCCACCGATGCCACCCCAAAGGAGTCACCTGATGTGGATGGCTACATTCGAGGCCTGCGAACAAATGTCTCCGAGTCGTTTATTGAAATCCTCAAGAGTGTGCTCAGACTCAACCCAAACAATCGAGCAACCGCCCGGGATCTCCTGGCGTCTGCGCGTTACAGTGATTCTACGCTCATGAACGGTTGCGTCCCAACAAACGTGGCTGCGCTCCGGGCTGCGGCTCCGGAGGCGATCACCCTCCCAGAGTTTCCCGGCCTCCCGCTCCAACTGGTCATGGCCCCGGCTGATGCTGGGGTCTCGGATAGATTGGGTGACAAGGTCCACTGGGGCCAGGCTGCCATGGAATTGACGAGTGACTACAGGCCCACGTTTCTATACTCCCCATGGCTCGGGGGGCACGGACCTGATGAGCTAGTGAAATCCAAACAGACGGTCGTCCTCGGAGATGCGAACCTGGTGCTCGCCTACCCCATAATCACCAAGAAGGACTACGGGGTCGAGGAGGTCCGAATCTACAAACACCCAACCCTCCCCCCGGCAACGATTGCCATAATGCTAAAACTCAAAGACACCGTCTCCCTGGATGGCGTTAACAAGATGATGCTGAAGATACAGGATCTCCAGGTCTCTCTCCCCTACCTTCTACCGGTTCTCCACTACTCTGTGGCACAGGGTGGTCGCGAGAAATTTCTGATGTACGTGACTGTTGCATCCAATCTTTTATCACAGCTCAGTATCGACGGTACCGTCACCAACGGTACATCTCGCGGGGCTGTACTACTGAAACAGACTGTGGCAGCGATATTGTCGTTCAACAGTCATGGTATCAAACCCACCGCTGACATCCTGACCCCACAGTTCATATACCACAACCCCATGGGCCTGGATATGGGACCCATCAAAATTGACCTTGTGGCCTATCTACTAACTCATCATCACAGGACGCTCGACCCCATGGCCATCAAAGGGAAGAACAACAAGAGTACGAGCCCCACAATCGCGACGGTCCAGGGACTCTGCATCGCCGCTCATAGGTTCGTGGCCTCTCTAATGGCCACACCGAGATCATTTGACAAGATCATTCCCAGCACCATGGTGAAATCCTGTGATACCAACAAGTTTTTCAACATCCCCGCAATCTCCCAGGTGAAGATCCCCAGCGACGAAAGACACATGGGCCTTCCTCTGCTCGACTTCATCAAACTCCAACCCTCATCTATAGCCGACAATTGTGTGTTGTACAGCAAGGGGTTCGTACCCCGTCTGTAGACGTGTTTTGGGACTCTGGTTAGGTGCTAATAATTTTTATAACATGTGTTTTTATTTGTGCTTTGTAACTTGTATTTTTACACTTCTATATTTGGAGTAAAAGGTGGGGGGAATTGTATTGGGAATTTGAGTACATGTGCTTGTAATACAATCTGTTTGAGACAATAAAAACCATTCACTTCACAACATTGCCCGAGTATTATTTATGATTGACTCAGTGGTAGTGGTTATATAAAGTAATAGCTACAATGAATCGATTCATGATTATATGATAGTAGTACTACTACTACGAAGATGATGTCATCACTAAAAATAGCTGCTCCCAGATGGGTCTACAAACGAGCCGGAATATGGTACAAATAACTGAAAGGCGCCAATATATAATAAGTTACCGAGTTACCAAGACCCCAGTTCAAGAATGAGATTAAAATCCCATTTGAATGGAGAGTTAAAAAACCACGGAGTTAGCAGTTAGCGGCTACATCAAGTACATCAATACTAGTGCCTAAAATATCTAACCGCTTCAAGGTTATGATAGAAAACCGCAATACAGTGGAGGGAAAAAAAAAGGATTAAATCCAAATACACAATCCCAGGTTAAAAACTCTCAGAGATATGGTTTTGGCTAAGCTAATTGGAGAGCTGAGCTGCTAGGATAACAGGATAACCCATCCCAAGGAAGGGAGGAAAAAAAGGATCCGAAAATTGAGAAAGACCGCGCTCTGTGGAAAAAAAATCGTCCGAACAGGGGTCCCCCCTCAATAGATGGTAGGATAATTCATATTCAAGAATATCCATTCTGATGCTGATAATAATATCACAAATAGCGGAGCGTAGCAGCCATCATGTTACCGGGTTGAGCGAGCTGAAGACACTGAACAATGGTACTGACCAGAATAGACCACTCCTAGTGGGAGGTATTTTTGAGCATGCACGGGGAAGTGGCTGATAGATGCCGAATAGAGGATTCCCATTCATAAAAGTATATCACCCTCTTACCCCCCAAAGTTTCCGAACGTTCAGTTCTCTTTTGCTATGCACCCAATGACTTCTGAGTACACTTTTATCCGCAGAACCATATGCGTAAATCCCATACACACGCCCTGTTCATCCACTGAGCTATGTGTATACACACGAGCTCATAGGTTTTTTTTCCACATCGAGGTGAACAGTGTGTACTCAATATGATTCTCGGTACCCCCGATCAACTCCGGTGGAGGGGGGTGTACAGGGGGGGGGATAATGTCCGGATCACTTAAGATTTTCGGTATGAGAAGATCAAATGAGTTTAATGTACATACCCACAAAGTGAGAGATGGAGACAGTATCAATAATAATCAACCTTTTATTTGTCTTGTACATGATACAGAGGAGAGACATTTTGTACTAACAACCCATCCCACTTACACAAACCCAATATAAACGTATAAAATATATAGAGACATTTTTTTATTAAAAAAATAACTTTATGTGGTTCTCCAGGTATCAACCCTGGCTCAGGGCCTCCGTTGGCATTCTTATATATGCAACATTTGACCTCTCGGTCTTTTTCTTGTTTGTGATCTTCACAGGCATCAGTCCGAGGATGGGGGGTGCAAAGGGCTCCTCCGGGGCGACATTGAACATGAGACGGAGATCTTCCAGTGTGGGTCGTGCACGGGGGTCAGTGGCCGCTGTGCGTAGGATCGTGTCGACCTGGTCCTTGGTCATATCCTCGACGGGGCAATAGAGTGCCAGTAGGCGCCCCAGACAGTAAATGTCAGACTCCTCGGTGATCAGATGGGCGGGTGGACCATTGGGTGTCATGTGCGAGTCCCACTCAGGTGGGAGTATTGGTGAATTCTCCCCTCCGATGGAATTGGGGAGGAAAATGTTTTCAATCATCTGGGTCAATACATCAAATACGAAAAATGTCTGTGGGATTCCCCCATTTCCAGTCTCAGTTTTTATCCACACATTCTTTGGGTGCATATAGCCCACCTTCAACCCGGCGCCATGAACATTTTTCAGAACGCGCACCAGGGCCTTGATCAGATACTTTGAGTAACCACTCACCCCCGATTCGATAACGGGGTGACCCATGGGGGTGATGAGCGTATACATGTTGAGCTTGTAGCCGGTGTACTGCTGTGGTTCAAGCACGGTGTAGATGTAGGGTACATGCTTGGATGCCTTGATCTTCATGATGGAAGTATATACGCTCCTCAGAGGATGTGGGAACTCCCTCCCCCAGGTCTTATCCGTCCCATCGAAGGTATGCTGTGCTATCCACACTTTGGCCGAGTAGGCGTACAGGTCCATGGACGGACCCATGTAGATGTTACATTGGTGGTGGGCCTTGGGATCGCCGGCATATAGTTCATAACTGCTCTGGTGAGCCACGGGCGCCTCCTTGGTATCGACCCACGTCGCCACCACCGGGGTGCTGGGTAGAGCGGGGTTCACATCGATCGATCTTGTGGGGCCGACGGTGGTCAGATCCACCAGAATCACATCCCCGGTCTCGAGGTTGCCCGGGGCCGTGCACATTTTCACACGCTGCACCTTGTGATTTTTTTTCCACCTGGCCATGATGGTGGCCTGCACTCCCTTGAGCACATCAGATGTCCTGGTATCATCCGCGGGCTTGTAAATCCACCTATCCATTTTTTCCAGTTGGTCTTGGCTTATCAGTGACCCCGGGTGTGCCTGTACAATACTGGCCTGCCCCCTGGACGTGTCCATGGCGGAACCCCGGTGATCTCGCACACCACCTTCCATCTTGGATGCAGGCTCAATCTTTCTCTTTATCACCTTCGGCTTCTGATTCCCCCCTCGGGGACCTGGTGCCGCCGGTGCGAGAAACACATGTGGGGATTGTGGGGATTGTATCTGTGTCATCGCGGGGGGTGGTGGTGGTGGTGGCTGTGCCTCCGCATCGTGCGTGAATGCTGAGACAACCAGATCTCCCCGGGGGTTCATTGTCATGGTCCAGTTGTTGTTTGCCATCATGAATGACTGGCTGATAATATCGTCTCCCATGGTGGCCACATTCACGGCCACTGGGTAGGGAAGATTGGACAGTTTCATCTCCGGGGTGGATTGTGTAGGGGCCGGCGCGCTCGGTGTAGCAACGGTTCGCCTACTGGACTGTGGTGGGACGGGTGGTGGTGGCATCAGCTCACACGGTGCGGCTGGCACCTGGGCTGGCACCTGGGTTCCGATACCCCATGGGTTGTTACACTGGTCCCCGCCGAGTAGTCCCTGGGTGTCGGTGGGTATAGATGGGTCAAATAAGTCCATTTGGAAGTCAGTCTCCAGGGTCCAGTCCTCGGGGATGTTTTGGGGGGCCAGTGAGGAGATGAGATCATTCAGTTCATCCGAGGTTGAGTTAATGCCCCGGTCCATGACCTGAGGTGCTTCACCCAGACCCATCCCGCTCAGGAGCTCCCCGAATGCGGAATCTGAGACGCCAATGCTATTCAGGGCCCCGGAATCAATGGCCGTGATGAATTTCATGAGTTCTTGATCAACCGATCCCTCTCCCCTCATGAGTGATTTGTGTGTATCCACCATGCGTTGTTTCATCACCTCACGGGACCTGTTGCTTGCAGATAGGGAAGCCTCCGGTGGTAGTATGGAGCGCCTACTGACTGCCACCGAGCGATGAGTCTGGAGTGCAGCGGTGGCCAAATCCTCCTCCTCGGACTCATTGGTATCATCGCCCCCATCCCGAATTTTATCTATCACCCTCAATATTCTGTCCGTGCTCGGGTAGAAGCTGGGGCCTCCCCTCGGGGCCTTCACGAGCAGTAGGTCGGGCCTGAGCGTAAAATCCGGGCCCATTTGTAAGCGATAATCCACGGGAAAGTCAACGATGGGATGACCGATATCAACGAGAGCCTGGAGTCTCTCCACGAGCTCATTTACCTCCGCGACCGGAGGGTTGCTTGGCCAGTTGAGCACCTTTATCATATCTGCCGATAGAGAATCCATGGTCGCGGCGGGGGGTTGTATTTTCCTGTCCAGTCGAAACATTGAGTAGTGGGTCAGGATGGCAGCCAGTAGGTTCTGTGCACCCGTGATATCCACACCCCGCTTGACGGTCGCCGGGGCTATTGCCAGCCCACCACCCCATGCATATACATCCTGTTTGCCAAATATGGGTGTAACACCAAGTCTGTATTCCAGAGCAATGAGCTTGACAATGTCCCGAAAAATGTGGTTCCCCAGTTCGAGCTTCCATGTTTCTTTCGTGGTCGGCACCCCCCATGGAAACTTCCTGGACGCGAGAATGGTGTTTGTGATGCTTGTCATCGCCACCGTGGATGGATCGGGTTTCTCCAGTACACAATGTGCCCACCCCTGGTCAAAGAACAGGGCCACATATGATAGCTGCATCAGGGGGCGATATGAGTAGAGTCTCAGCGCCTCCGTGGCCTTCCTGATCACGGCCTTTCTCGTTGCCACGTCTGTCTCGAGCGCCCCGATGAACTCCACGGGCTTGGATGTGATGATTCTATCCTCCATGACGATGGGAAGGTCACGCTCACCATTGACCTCGAGCACCATGGGGTACGGCGCCTGTCCGATTTCCTCAATGGAATCAACAATTGTCCGTGCAGCTCGTCCGGTATATATCGTTGGGGCGCGGGTCAGGGAGATGGAAGGTAGTGCCCCATACCACTTTTCAGCTTCATGTGCTGGGACTGTTGGTACCAGCGCTCGCGAGGCACGTTTTCTTCTCGGGGTGCCACTGGTACCCTCCGTGGGCTCACTCGATTTTCTTTTTACTGCACCCGATGACATTTTTGTTGTTAGAGGGACACTTGGATTAGCGGCCGATGCGATCAAAACATGATCTGAATTTTCGCCCCAGCCGGGGTTCGAACCGCTGCTGTTTGTGTCGGTACCTGGTTTTATGTTACCAAAGTACATCTTCGGAATGGTGGATGGGTTAGATAAACTCGGAATCACCCCTCCTTTTTCTCCTTCTCCGCTCCCGTTTTCATCATCGCTCGTATCCCCACCGGATTCCTCCTGAGTCTGTGCTGGTGGGGCAGTGGGACGTGTAAGACCGCTCTTTCGCGGAGTGGTGCGCACTCTCCTCCGTAGAGTGAGAGTGGTTGAGAGCTCGTGTCCTGATTCGAATATGACTGGCATGACTTGGGGAGGGGGGTCTGGCTCGTTATTGACCCCTCGCAGTCCACGAACGCCACTGTCAAACTTCAATAGAAAGTTTTTCATTGCCTCGTATAGCTCTCCATCGAGCTTTTTCCCCACCGGGTACGGCTTTGGTGCCGTGGTTGTATACCCCGTGCGATCCCACATCATCGCGAACCTCTTCACAACCCAATTTGGCGTGTAACCGATTGCGCACCTGCCCATGCGGCCCATGAGTAGAAATTTCAGAAGCAATGAGAGAAAATCATCTGGGTGATGCACGAGTAGATGGGTGGCTTTATCCTGGATTGTATTGCTATTGGGAATGAGCACCTGTTTCCCAATAGACGCCGCTGTTACGTGCGCCCCCCATCTGACCCCCGGGCAGCGGTTACAGGTGTCTGCGACCGGAGGGAAATACTGTGAAACACCTCGCTCCACGGCCCCCCCGGGCCACGCGAAGCAGCCATCCACGTAGCCAAAGACCTTATCAGGTGTCATGCCCAATAACCGATCCAGTCCCAGACTAGTCGCATTTTTAAATGCACATAGACGACCACAGTGCATCGTCCCACCGTGTCTGTGCATATTCTCATATGCCATATCACAGTACTTACATTTCCCATCCACCACACAATTCTTCAGAAAGTAATCCACGGCCTCATCCCTGGTGGCGTAGATCACAAATCTATCCCCCGGGCCCGGGCCCATGGTCTCATTTCCCCCGGGTAGAAATTCAGGTATCAGGTCCACGACCCGTTGAATCACGGTCGTGACATGGGTCCTTTTCGTGGAGCCCTGGGTTGCCCCGTTGGTAGCCATGGTCCCAATAAATGATAATATATCACCGCCTATCAACACTTCAGTGGTGATTTATGGTACACTTTAATAACTATTGATAACAGCCCCCCGATCCATGAGCCGTGAATTTTCGGGAGTTTGTGGGGGGGTTGTGGTAGGTTGACAACAACATCATAAGACACATGAGAAGTATCAAAAACAAATCTTTATTTGGTAGCACATATGGTACAAAATCACCCAACCACAAAAACACCATCAGTTGCGTCATCGGGTCTCCCGATCATACTAGTACCCAGGAGAAAGGCGGCGAAGAGGTCATCGCGGGAGTAACCACCCCCTTGATACCTCTTTCCACCAGTGGTTACCTTGATGGTCTTACCAACACTCTTGAGTTCAATCGCCATCAGCTCGCACCCCAGTCGGGTCACCAGTGCCGTCCCGGCCTCGAATATACCCGTGTCACCTGGTGATATCGCCACGGTACCGCCGCCGAGATATCTGAAGATGTAGTCGGCACTCTCCCCAGGGGTCAACTTTTTAAAATCATCCAGATCCTCCGGGTTCAGGTTGGCCGAGCGAGCATCCGTGATGGTCTTGGTGTGCTCTGCCCGATAGAATTTATTGATGGTGTGTTGATTGTGGAGATAGAGACCCTTGATAATCTCACCGAAACTGGCCACCGTCATGAGCCTCCCCACCATCTCAGTCTCCATCATGTTATGGGCCTTGATGACCATGGAGGCCTTATTCCCGGAGACGAGCTTCCCAATCTCAGCACCCCCGTGGCGACTGAATTGTTTATAGACAAAGAGTTTGATCCCAAACTTCTGCTCCGCTGCCATGTAGAGGTGTCGCCACAGGGTCTCATTATCAAACATGAAAGTGTTCTGCTCCGGGAGGAAGATTATCGGGATGTCTTTTCGGGGTATGATCCCGAGGATGAAGTCCACATGAGCCAGGAGGATGGTGGTGTAAAAGTGCATCAGTATAGCTCTCATCTCCCCAATTGCCACCTCCTCGACTGCAAGTATCTGGAAAAAAAGAAATGGAAGGTTACTTTAAAAACATCATCTGTGACCACCAGATACTCTGTAATGATATCCGTGCAGCGCTCATAGGGGGAAATATAGACAGGGAGTATCGAGACTATGTGCTAAAATCTACCATGATCACATTTTACGCCTATTACCAGCACTACATGGCGATAGATCCCCTCACAAACATTGATATCCTCAACCAGGCCCTAGGATGTTGCCCAGCGAAATTATTCCTCCTGACGCGCCTCCCGAGGGATGAGACCATGTACGAATATCTCGAACAGACCCTGGGGATCCCACCATCCGTCTCAACCAAGTGGATCGCGACATGGGATGATAAGACGGTGTATGCCGCGGTGTGCGCGGCCGAGCTCTGTCTGACCCACATCTCCCCGTTGCATCGGATCATAGGTGAGAACCCCGACCTGTTCTTTGAGTTTTACTGCGTCTACAATCGAGCATGGAAGATGGATCGTGTTGGCGAGCACATGGAAAAATGTTGCAGGGGTGGTCGAGTCATCTACAACATAATGCTCCAATGCACCCAACACAGTGGGTCCGAGGGCATGTTTGGAACGCTCCCCGGAATCATCAATTTTGTGCGGAGCACAATGGATGTCCCTCCTCGGCAATTATCGGGTGATATGCCGAGTATTGATATGTCACTGTTGTTTAAAAACTTTTGTGTCTAAATAAAAAAATCATTTCAACAAACCTGAAATTGTCCATTCTTGAGTTCAGCGAAGGTGCAGACACCGAATGAGGACTGTGTCCCGTTGGCGTAGGTTGGGTCCACAGCAATAAACACCCTGCGCACCTCACCGAGTTCTGTTGTGGTGTTGGCCAGGAATTGCCGTATAAGCTCTTCGGAAAAGGGCTGTGCCACGTCCTTCTTCAAGAGACCCGCGCCATCTCCACCGGTGAGCTCAATCTCACAGCCCCCGGGTGTGATATTGTTGATCAACTCCTGGATCGACTCATTGAGATCGATATGAGTTGGGCAGAAGATGGCGGAGCAGGGGCACATCATGCCTGGGAGGTGTGCGTGCCCCTCACACTTAAACCTCTGGTTGATCACGTGAAAAGCTCTTTTCCCATCGCTACCCATGATCGTCTCAACACGGGTAACCCAAGACTTGGGTATGTGAGAGGAGATGTGAATCTGTTTTCTGTTCTTGACAGCAAGGAGGGGGAGCAGACTCAGAAGAGACGCCGGGTTGACGAAGGCGGCCTCATCGATCAAGACGAAATCGGGGATCTGTCCTCGAGCAGCCTGATGAGAATAAAAAGGATGAAGGGAGAGTTGTTAGATGGGATAGGTTCACACCTCGACTTCTCAGACACAGGCATCATCAAATGCATTCAACAACAATGTACATTTATATCAATAGCAGGTGGGGTTCACCAGTGTCCGAACCACTTTACCGTCCACATGTGTCACGCCGCAAAGGGTGGCACCTGTGAACGCCTAAAGCGGAAGCTAACGCTACTGGTGAACGCATCGATCCAGCAAGATTGTCATTTTAACCGCCCCGTGGAAGACCCCGAGGTCGAGCCCATCCGTGCCATCACGGGTAAGATGATCACGGGGCTCGACCAAAAGTTCAGGGAGGCCCTGAGCTATAACCACCACGCCGACCTCCACGAATCACCAAATCTCACAACAAAGATCACCCAATATCATCTACTGAGAAAAAATTTCATCGTTGGTGGGTTGCCCCATCTAATCTCCTTCCTCAATATCATTGAGATTATACAGTCAAAGCGAGCTGCTCGCCAAGACCGGGTGGTCTATCGAGAGATGTGGCAGACCATGGAGGAAGGTGCTTTGAGCTGGGCGGTTGAGCAACAAGCGTGTCGCTACGTGGGTATTCTTGCGAGTCTACTTTATCACCCTGATCTTCGGGTGCTCCTTGGGATCTACAAGAAACTACAGCACGCGCCAAAGCAGATCCTCAAGGATTTTTATCTGGTGCCATTCCTGTGCATCTACAAGCTCATAACAACAGAGACAAAGTCAGTCAATGTGCTCATCAACTTTTTATTCAAGAGATCAGAACATGTCAATCAGAGAACATTCACACAATTCAACAAGGTGCTCCACAAGATTTATAATCCCCGGTTGGTGCGTCCACTTCGTCTCGTCGCCTGGGGTGCCGAGATCATCACGGTCCTCGAGGAGTGGAACGTCCATGCCCATCTCGAATGAAATTCTCCCGGGAGAGGAGCCGCTGGACCTGGAAGGAGGGTAGACTCAACCAAGCCGCGCCCAACCACCGATTCCCAGATTTACTCTCCCGGGTGGTGAATCTTCTGATCCAATAATCTCTGTGTAATCCACTTGTTGTGAGTCTCTGCTTCAGAAAATAAAGTCTCTTTGACCACTCATCTCGTATCTCACGTGTCTCATTGATTGTGGGTTGTTGTGTTGGGGGTTGCACCTTGTCATTACTGAGAATGAGGCGATCAATCACCACAGAGTACAATCTCCGGTCGAAAACGAGTGGTCGCGCCATGTGACGCACAAACCCGGGTCGCAGGTTGTGGGGTAGAATGATATTGACACAGGTAAATGTCAGCGGCTGTGTGATGGTTGCGAGAAAGAGTCGAATGGCACCCGCCACTGCAATGGAGTCCGCGCCCGTCGCGACTTCGAGGCATGGTTCCTCCCCACCCAGTCCATGGAATCCCCATATCCCAGAGTAATAACCCCTGGTCGTGCCGTTGACCGTGACGATCACGTCGTCCCCATGTCGACTACCGTAGCGGGTTACCGGTACCCCGTATTTCACCTCATCCCCGGGGTCGATCATGCGAATCTTCATGATTTCGCGGTGCTGGATGGTGATGAGGGTTGTGTTCTTCAGCGTCAGCTTCAATGAAACCGCCGGTTTCTCCCGAGGTGTGCGCACAAGCGTGTTTATGAGTACATCACCAGGAGACAGGAACCCCTCCGGGTCGGGCTCCATCTGTAGGCGCTCCGGTCCCCACTCCGTGTAACGCGGTAGTATCGTCTCGCTCCTGTTGACAATCTCGGCCATCGAACCCATGCGAGTGGTGTATATGGGAGCCCCGGGGCGCGTCAGGATGTTGATGGGATCCGGCTCAACGTCGAACCAGAATGGTTCAGTGAGCGACCCCTGGGGATTATAGGGGTCGCGGTAAATGGGGAGGGCATTGGCCGGGGCCTTGCTCACAATGAATTGTTCCAGGTCGCGCAACATGAAGGGCTCGATACCGACATTCTGGTCTGTGGCTCGATAGTGGAATTCCGCGGATGTAACGCGGACGTCAAAGTCATCCCCCGTGACATAATTCATGGTCCTCGTGTTGGTGTCTCGGACGAACTGGCGCCAATCGGCCGGTCCATCCAGATAGATCCTGATGTTTCGCGCATCTAGCTCACCCAGGAAGATTGTGCCCGTGAGATCTTCGGGATCTAGATCCGTGATTATGATCCTCTTGGGTTTTGTAAAGATCGTTGCCTGTTCCATGACCATCTTCAGCGCCATGTCCTTGACTCCATGGGCATCAACCGTGATATGGATGTAGTCATATAATTTGGTGGTGAGTAGCAACACCCCAAACAGTAACCTATAATCTGTTACAATGAGACAGTGGGCCCATGGTACCTGGTGGCGCACAAAGATGCCGGGACAGAGTTCCGTATCACTCAAGAGTCCTATGGGATTACCCGTTACGATGATCTTAACACCCTGGTGTGTGAGTGGTGGGTCCTTAACCCCTCGTGTCATGACCACGCTCAACCACTTGATGATGGCACCGGTCCCCACGACCAGTGTGTTTTCGGTATACCAGTTGGGCTTCGGAGTTCGAAACATGATCTCGGTCGTGGGTGTGAGCTCGCGGAGTTGATCACAGAGCGGCGCATCTCCCGGGGTCAGTGCCGCGGTCGCTCGTGCGGGTACATACCCCCTGTCAGTTATTTGGTATGTGGCCCCACTGGTCACCGGCGCGGGAATCTCGTGGAAAATATCTATGGACCCAATGACATTTCGTAGAACCGTGTACCCATCCGCAGTGCGCTGGATAAGGTGGTCAAATATCGGGTCCGAGAAAATATCCCGTGGCCCGTTGCACCAGAACTTGTTCCCATGTGGGTAGCTGGGTAAGCCCCCCTCGCGAGACTCGACCCTGTAGCATCTATAGTTCATCCCATAACTCGGTTTCTCAATCAGCTTTTGCGTACTCTCAGAAGTGACACCCCAGTTGTTCGTGGTGGATGTCACGAGGATACCCGGCGCCGTGAGATCGTACCAAGCGACATCATCGTCGATCATCAGTAGCGGCGCGAACCCCAGAGGGACCACCACCAGGTTCGCACCATTGACGGTTATCACCAACTGAACACCCGGAGTTCTGGTGTCGGGGTAAATCTTTTCCATCCTCACCACCTCACGATCCACCCCGTTGAACGAAACGGTGTGCCCCGTGCTGCGCATCATAAAGACGGGGCCGAATAACTGGGCGTATCTCTCAGCCCAGTTGCGGGTCTGGAAAAGCGCCCGTATGATGGCCCCGTTCACGGCATCTATAGAGAATCTCACATCCTGTGTACCGGACGCGGGGTTCCTCGCCACCACGATCACGTTATCTGTCAGTTGTATCATGTAGCTCGTTGCCGTCAGACAGCCCATGAGATCGGTTGAACAGCGCCTGAACGTGTGGGCCACGAAACACGTTCCCGTTTCCGTGTGCTGAAGAAAGTTGGGATGGAGCTTGGAATAAAAGGACATTAGGCAGCTCGAGGGGTCCTTGATACTCATTCGCTCACCCGAGAGGAGCCCCAGGAACCAACCCAGTGTTATAGCCTCATCGTAATAGGCACTACAGAATCCATTTCGGCGATGTGTGAGTTGCTGGAGCCTCTGGTCGGGGTTGGACGTGGGTTTGACCGAGAGTTCGATCCGGTGCGGACCGGGAGTCAATTCATCCGGTGTCACATGGAGGGCCTCGCCACAGGCCGTGGTCCCGAGGAACTCATTGGCACAGATCACAGCAACGTGGGCATCATCCAAATAATCTAGTTTATGTAATGTGATCACCGCTCTCCTGGACCCCACACCCACACCATCCGTCTCCACCCGGGGTGTGGGTGCCCATTGATACGCGAACCCGGTCGTCGCGAGGGGGAGATTGAGCAGTTGATCCCCGAGATCCTCCCGCCCGGGTGGTGTTGGAATGTAGAGTAAATCATCCATGAGATTATGTGAGATACACATGGCGCGGATGACCCCATCCGGAAGCTCATCAATGGGCACCATGAAGCCCTCGTCCACATCAACCCTGATCATGGCAACCCAGTTGTAAGGGATGGGTTTCGGGGGCTTGGTTCGCGGCTTGGAGGTGCCCTGGCGCGGTCGTCTAAGGAGGACATTGGAGTCTTCGGGTCGCTGTGAAAAATCCCACGGGTCCGTCTTGAGTTGGAATTTGACATGTCTTATACTATCCCACAACCTAAATTTCATGTGGCGCCTACTGATGATCACCCGAAGGTGCAAGGGGGGTGCATTTGTCTCTGGAATTGCGCTCACGAATGCCTCCACCAAATTTGTTAGTTCGCGCACACCCTCTTGGAAAACGATCCTGAACTGTTCGAGGCCCATATGACTCAGGACCTCCATGTGATGGAGCAGATGTAACACCCCGTTTCGCGACAGCCCCCCGACCGTGATCCGATGCCACGCCGGGGCGGAGATGCACATGTAGCCTCTCAGGTCTCGATCGCAGGTAATCGTGACATATTCCTCAGAGTATTGGGGATCTTCACCATGTGGTTCATCACCACCCGCCTCCACGGTGAGACTTCCGAGGGCCGCGGAGATGTGTATTATCTTCCTGGTTCTATTCTCCAGTAACATCATCATGGGAGGCTCTGGGTTCAAATCCGTAATCGTGCAATGATCCAGCGTTTCTATGCGATTTTCGGTAAAGGAAAATATGGTCTCAGGCTCCCCGTGTATGACAACCCCGGCCGCGCTCCTCTTGATTGCGCTCATACAATCATCTTTGTAGCGCAGATGTGGTCGAGGGGGGTTGAAGCGAACCCGCTGCAACAATCCGGGTTCCACCGGTAAGAGCGCGGTGGAATCCCACGTTTTCAGGAGTGTGAGATTCACCGTGAGAAACTGGGGCTCCGTGACCAAGATCTTCCTCGGTGTATATCGCCAGTCACCTATGCAACCCATGTGCAAGCCACAGAGGACTCCCAGATCATCCAGTGTCATGTTTGTGCAGTCCAGGTAGACATCGCGGGGTAGGGTTGCAACGAGATGAAATAGGCTGTGCACATCATCATAATGTATCACCGGCGCCGCCGTCAGGGCCTTGCGCACCAGTTTGGCACCCCTGGTGGTCTCATCCGCTTGACATACCAATCTCTTGAATGCCCAGCCATCCATGGGGTCGGTAACCAGGAGAAAGAGCACCTCCGTTCTATCAACCACGGATGATCGCGAGATGAGGTCCACAATCCCGAGATCCACCGGCGTGACCTCCTGTAACTGGAGCTGGGTGGCGCATGTGGTCTCGTGAATCCATCCCCATTGATCCACGCGGTCGCGCACTGCGGTGTTTGTCACCGTTATCAATTCCTCCCATAGCTCCATTTTTTCCACAGGAAATATTAACCAGGGTTTCGTTGTTCCCTCCAAAGACGGGACGGATAGCGTAATCTGATCTGCCACATTGGTGAGCGAACCAAAATTACGCAGCAATCTCCGCGGGTTGATGAGCCGTCGATCGGTGTACAATAGATTATCCAGTGTCACCTTTGAAACTTCGTCATCGGAGTAATCACTGTCGTAGATAATGGACCCCATGATCGTAAATGCCTTTGACCTAACAAGTCAATACACCGGGCCGCCTATGTATAATTTGGACATGGAAGCGTTTAATACGTTTATAGCGGCACAAGAAGGAGGTTCGGGAAGTGAACCCGAAAATTATCCGCGCGCAAACGAACCCGGTGCCCGTGAGGGGTATGGTCCACGAGAGGGTGTGAACCCCCCAATAGCCGCGGATGAGGAATCCCTGGGTGGTGGTGGTGAGCGAGAGAGGCGCCCCGTGACACCCCGTGAGGACCTATCTCCACAGCGAGGCCGTGAGGCTCGGGATCACAGGACCTTCCCAGACCCCCCATCGGCTGATGAGCGGGGCGACTACGCATTTCAAGTCTCGGAGGGGGGCTCGGGAGGTGCGGGTGATGGAGACGGTCCCAGAAGGATCCCTAGACGAGGGCGACCCGTGCGAGGTGGGGATCACCATGTCACATACGACATCACCGCATCGGTCGATAGCCTCATGCATTCACTCCAGGCCATGGCATCCGGGGCCGCGACCACGGGCGCCCAACCACAGCCAACGGGAGGGTGTGGAGGTGCGTGTGAGCGCAAGTATGTGGGCGCGCTCACGGTGATTGCCAACGCTCTCCACACGCTCGTCACGATGGTCCCGGACATCAAGCGCATCGACCATCCACAGGTTCGACTTCTCCTCAATGCATCCAGGAATGAATTCGTGTCCATCTGTATAAACGAATATCAGAAGCAGAGATCCCTGGGTATCACCAACGTATACATCGACGGGACCGATCGCCCCATGACCGTGAACTTGGGGATAGAGACCGATGATAGACTCAAGGGGGTGTTACAGAAAATGGCCCAGCTCTGGAAGTATGAAACAACAATGTGGGAAAAATTTGCCACTGGGGCCCGGGGAGGCTATGACATACATAATCTCATAGATGCGCGATCCGTGAGAATTCAGAAACCCTTTGAACAGGTCAGTCAGTTGATAGGCTATCTGATCGACAATGTAAACGACCTTGACATGACGGGTATCGAGCGGGCTCGCTTATCAGATTGGTTCCAACTCCTCAAGCGCTATGCGGCAATTGATCGCAAGTTATTGACCAACGAGCTAGTGGAAGGATATATATTAAAAGAAGAGAATAGGGTATTGAAAGAAAGGATAGATAGTCTTCAACTCCAAAACAGTCGTCTCCAGAACAGGACCCGACCGGATAGATGGAGTTAAACGAGGCCGTGGGGCGCCTCACCAGTTTCACGGCCCCTGATCCAGATGAAGTGTGCGATGACTGTCCATCATTTCGGTTCAAGCGAACGGAGCAGAGGCCCATGATTGTGTTCAATCATATCGCCCCTGTCTTCGCTGGAACAGAGTCCGCCATCCTGGAGGATGACACCGTCCAGGTAGCCGTCAAGTACGCCTTGGCGGAACAGCCACCCCAGTACAAACTATACGAGAAACCCTATGGGTCCGACAATAAGGGATATCTCCGGGGGTTGAGAAAGCCAGATGCGTGCATACGGATGATGCACTATCTCAACCTCATACTACACCATAGCAAGACCAACCCCCTCATCCGGGATGCGATCCGCACAATGAATCTGAACCTGGATCTATACACCGATATGACCCGGGCACTATACAACACCGATGACGCCGACCGGGTTTTTGACCCCGTGGCACCACAGTTTCTGCTCGGTGGGGCCCTGTATAGGCTGCTCCACACAAGAAATAGATTCTACCCCAAGTGTGCCATTGGAGTTGTGGGCCCTTTCAACGAATGTGTCGACTCCATGCCGGGGTCGAGCGTGTGCACAGAAACGACCGTGCAGGCCATAGCCACATATGGTGATACACACCCCGGGAGCGAGGCTGTGGTTACAGACCTCCTGATCGAGTGGATCCTCGAGACAGAGGTGTACATCACCCAACAAACGAAAAAATTCATCTGTAAGCGATTCCAGAGGGCCCTCTGTGGCTATCTCCCGGCTGGGATGTTCCATGATATAATCATTTTCGGGTTGGGCCTCACACTCCCGAGCACCGCGATCGCCCCCATTGAGCGAAAGATGGGCATCGACCTCTTCTGGAAGACCCAGTATGTGTACTACAACCTCGACCTGGAGGGTTATCACATGGCCGTCGCAAACGCTCCCATCAGAGACTGTAAAATCCTGGACAGTGGTAAGGGGGGAGTTGAACATGCTGAGATATCGGGGCCGGCCGATTTCAACGTCAATGCCCCGTTCCCACCCACACCACTGGTCGTCCACAGGGTATGCCCCCCAATAACATGTTCCAAGTTCATCACATGTCAGATTGTGGATCGCCAGGACTCCGTGACCCCCAAATTTCGAAAGAGATCGGCGATCGTCATCCTGGCCAAGAGAGATATCGACTTGCGCCGGGCGGCGATCGCGACGCCGGTTCTCACCGACACGCTGCTCGAGCATAGCTTCTCGAGGGGTTACTTTGTACCCATTTTCCTGAGGGGCTACAAGAGCATGCACGGGCTCTGGGATAAACTCAATATACCGCAACGGGCACATCCCCTGTACATTTACCATAAGGTGATGAGGTCCAACATCCTCAGGTTCGATCACGCCATCGAGACCCAGATGGCACCGGAGGGCTTTCTGGGTATCGTGGAGGAGACCATCGAATTTTATAGGAGGGAGACGGGCGAATTGGGATATCTCGGGCGGGTGGTTCAATTGATTGGTGAACAGGGGTTCCTCCCTCTCTTTGCCCGGGGAGATGCCGCCCCGGTGCAGGTCTTTGGATTCGTGATCAATCTGTGCGTGGTGATCAGTGAGATGGGTTACCCGAACGAAGGGGGTGATCTCCAGGTGGATACCATGATCTCAACCATGGGCCCCGTGGTTTTCTACGTGTGGTTACTCACCGTGATATACCCTCTCTATATCGCGACCACGTATAAGCCCAGGGGGCTCGATGGATTGTTCAAGGATACCTACAGGGTGGGCACCTGGAACTATGTCACGAGCACGGGGGCCCTGTTCCCGGGGGATAATGTGGAGCGAGTGGCCATCCACATTGATTACGGTGATCTCCACAAGCGATTGTGCGCCATCGCCCCACGGTTGGGGCTGACAGATGTGACAATGTGCATCCTCAATCATTTCATCTTCCCCATTCTCTCGGCGCAGCTCCCCTATGCCTTTACCAGGGCTCCACTTCGCTGTTGCGTCCGAAAGCCGACCGACCTGGTGAACGCCGTGATCCTTAAACTCGCAAAGAAGTACGGTCGCTGTGGCAGCCCCCCGTACATTGGACCCGTGACGGAGTCCACAACGATACCCACGGGGAAATATATCCACATCATCAACCATCTAGATGAGTACCCCGAGTATCTGAAAAGCGAGGAGTCATCGCTGTGGCGCAACTCCTCAACCATCGGGGGCGATGAGGAGGATGATGATGCCAGTGATGCGGATATCGCGGATCTCGAGTGGGATGACACCGCGGAGAGAAACCTTACTCGAACACTTGAGTATATGGAAAGGCAGGTGGGCGCGGGGAGATCTGGAGAGCTGTTGACGAGAGGCTCTCGTCACCGGGAGGGGCGACCTAAGACACCCAAGAAAGAGGGTTGGGGTGAGGGGGGTCGGGAAATGACAGAAGTGTTCGACCAACACCTCGCGAACATCAACAACACGCTGGCCGTTGTTGATGGGATGTTGGACCTACCGAGCACATTGGGGAGCGTGATAGACATCAAGAACATGATTAGACTCCCCCAGGTACCGGAGACTACCCTCAATACCCAGTTTGGGACAGATGATGGGTTCATCCGCTTACCCGAATCACCCGGATACTCACCCATCCAAACACTGTCGGATCCCATCTTCAATGCGGAGATGGGTCTCAGGCCCTGGGAGGAGGAGGATACGGATGATGAGGGAGGGGGTGAAAGGAGCGTTTCTGGGATTATCAGGAAATACAACTCCCTGATCGAAGACGTTAAAAAACCACCCCGGACCAATCCCAGGGAGATGGTCACTGACACTCCGGTAACCCAGGAGTTCATATCCACGGCCCCGGCCCCCGCTCTCCCATCCACGGGAGCCCCCATCCCCACTCCCCGTGTGGCGACGGTACAGGATGTGCCCAAAGCGTTCTTGGATGTGGAGTTCCAACTCCCCGCACCCCCGAAGGGAGTGGCTGGGACGGTTGCTGTTGTTGGGAACAATACCAGGAGGGCCCAACGGAGAAAAGGGATGGAGGTGAAACGGGCACCGGATCACCCCGAGCTTCCAGAGGCAATTGATGATGGGCAACCCACAGGACCCCCTCGGAATCCACCACCACCGCCGCCCATAGCGACTCCGAGGGTGGCTTCAACGGCGGCAGCCACAGAAGTAACCCCAGCGATTGCTCCAGTGGTAACACCACCAGCGACAGCAGCCACAGAAGTAACCCCAGCGACAGCAGCCACGGAAGTAACCCCAGTGATTGCTCCAGTGGTAACACCACCAGCGACAGCAGCCACAGAAGTAACCCCAGTGATTGCTCCAGTGGTAACACCACCAGCGACAGCAGCCACAGAAGTAACCCCAGCGACAGCTCCGGTGGTAACACCACCAGCGATAGCAGCCACGGAAGTAACCCCAGCGACTGCAGCCACGGAAGTAACCCCGGCGATTGCTCCGGTCCCCACGGTCCCATCCGGTGAGCCCGTGGGCGAATCACCGGTGGCGCCCCAGGACAGGGTCCGCTTCAGGAGCATGTACGATCCGCTACCAATTGAGAAATTGGAGCGTGAGCGAAACGAACGACTATCACGAGACGGCGGGGGTGCCGAGACTACCGATGAACCATCCACTCTCGTGTGGAAGGAGGAATCGGATGGGCTACCAATCCAGGTCGAGGCTGCACCCGATTCACCCCATTCTCTCAAAGTCAGTGATTACCCGATAAATGAGATTCCGAGTGCAAACTTCACGAACGGGTGGACCGCATACGGGTCGCCCTGGGGGGTGGAGGAGACCGGGGATGACGAACCCCAGCCTCTCAGGGCCCCGGGTGACCCGATACTCGATCGGTCCGGGCGGGGTCTCATCAGAACACCACATTTTGAATTCAACCCCGATATCCACAAGCTCGACCTGGGGGGTGGTACACCTGGGAAGAAACTGGAATCACATCCCGATGCCAACCTATTGGTTGAGAAACCCCTGAGGGATCTCGCCCTGGTGAGGGGAGAGGAGAAGAGTCTCCCGAGGTCATCGGTGCCCCAATCCAGCGAGGAGCCTCCGAGCCCCATGGATAACATCGATGGGGTCATGCTTATGGATTACAAGTTTAGGGGGCCGGCGATGGGACCGACTCTTGCGGAGGAGTTTGATGCGATCGGAGAGGAAGTCGAGCCCCCCGTTGGTTCACTCCCAGATCCCAGTGCCATATACGACATCCTGGCGCTCGACAATGATATTGATGCGCTCGAGAAATACATGGCCGTACAACGCAGAGGGACCCAGCACAGGAGGACCTTTGGAACTCAGACCGCACTCGCACCGTATCGGGCGCTGATATTGAGGGCAACGGGTGAACGCGCAGGACCCATGGCCACGACCGACCCGAAAGCCACGGAGAGACTCGAGATTGTGTTGCGAGAGGCCAATCTCAAGCGTGTACATGTTCCCGGGGATGGAAATTGCATGTACGCCAGTCTCAGGTTTTTCGTTGGGGCCGATAACCTGAGTGTTGAGGCTTATAAGCAGAAATTACTTCTTGATATAGAACGCGCAGTCGAAAAATTGGATTCTGACACTCGGGGGCTCATGATGGAAGAACTTGAAAATCTACGGAAAAAGGATGTCTATGGATCCGGTAATGTCATCGAGCACTTCCAGAACCTGACTAACATCAACATCTCCATCGTCACGTGGAATGATGCCATTGGGAAATTGGTGGCAGTCAACGGTCCCAAGGCACTTGGACAGATACCATGTGGTGCGCTGTTATACTTCAACCAACACTATGAACCGCTCATACCAATGGACACAGAGATACCAGATTGTTTTGTCAATGATTTTATTGAATGGAAAAGAATGCTGTTTCAAATAGCAGTCAGTGGCAACTGAGATGTGCCCCCAAAACATCAACACTGTAATCATCACATATTCTTGTTGTTGTCTGTACCAATGTACCAAATAATGTCAATGGATTTAAAACCAATAAAGTTTGCATTTCTTCACAATCATCCATGGTCCGTGTTGTCAGTAGTCTAGCCAGTAACTCCGGTGGATAAGAGTCGATCGTAGACGTTGAGGAGTTTGAGGAGGTCTTGTGTTGCCCACACACCTCCCCATTTTTCCACTCCGGTGTGTTTGAAACCAACCGTGCCATTGAAGAGGTATATTCCATCCGGAATCTCTTCGTGGTTGATTTTGTTGCTGTCTCCATGATAAAATCCAATCGCCTTGTTGTGAATAAAAACAAATGTGCGAATGTTAGCCACGGCCCAAAATAGTTCAATTAACTTACTGAAATTCTCGGCATTTGTTATCACCGGGAAGTTCTCATCGGTAAACGGCTGACCAACAATTTTCTTCAGGTCGAGTTGATTGATGTGCAGTTGAAACAGAGTGATGCCCTCGTTGGTAAAGCCCAGGGATTCCATATGCTTAAAGAAAATCACCCTATGTGCGTGCATATTATACTTGTGATTATATTTGTAAATCGGCGGAACCGCCGCGGCATAAAAGTCCATGATGATAGTCGTGAGTAAGTTCTTGTCCGCGGTGGTCTGTAATTTAGACAGAAGGAAAATCTCAGGTGGTAAGTCACCAGACCATTTCACCAGGCGCGTATCCAGGAACTCCCTCACCCGGGAGCGCCTAGTCTGTGCGTGAATGAAGGTGTTCATCAGTTCAGCAGAAAAAAGGTTCAGGTTCTTGTGCTCACCCATCCGGGTCATCATGGTGGTCACCTCCCCGAGTCGCGCCTGGAATTCCGTTAGGGATGCCTCCATCTTTGCCACCATACAGCTCTCTCGCGCGCGTGACATTGCCCTGATGAAACTGCTGATGGAGCCATTCTTGCGGGTGGTCAGGGTGTTATCTCTCGCCATTGCCAATGTCCTAGCATCCTCTCCCCCAGCAACCTGTTCATGGAATTTATCCAATGTGAGCACCAGGGGATCACTCCTCTTGGTAGTTGTTGCAACAACATTTTCCTTCATCAGACCATCCGTAGCATGACCATGGGATTCCACGATATGCGAACAGACGAGGGTTTTGAATCTCGTATCCGCTCCCGCGAGCGAATGGTCAGACTCGTACATACACAGGACACAAAAGTTGGAGTCAATCACGGATGCGGGTATGATGGAGAACCTCGAGAGGAAGGCGATATACTTGAACATGAGATCCAGAAGGCCGTCAATCAGTTCATCCGAACCGATGGCGTAGTTGAAGAATAGTCTCCCCATGAGTTTATTGAAGTGAAAAATCCCCAAGGTGTCATTTGCAACCAAGTCACTAAGAATGTCCGAAAAACGAAAGATTCCCAAAACCATAGCGGCCAGATAAGAGATAAACCCAGAGAGGTCAGAGGGTCGACTCCGAGAGTGTTCATATGCCTCGAGCACATCTCTAAAATCGTCCGGTGAGGTACCATCCAAGTCCTCACATCCCACCTCCATCCCATGGGCTCGTAGGGCGTTGAGAGCCCGGTAGCGAGCCAATATCCAATCACTGTCCACCTCCCGTCCCGATTCTTGCGACCGGTTTGCCATCTACGTTGGCGATGTGGAGGAAGGATCCCGGTGGTATTGTGTGGGCAGGAGGATCCGGGTGGAAGCACTTGGGATAGATGTATCGGTTGGTCACAACTATAGAGACCCCCGCTTTAGTGTGTAACCGGTTGTGAACGAAGCAGAATCTCGAGTTCTTGTCCGTTGGGAGGAGGCGCACAGAGCCACTCTGTGTAGGTGCAATCTTCACGGATCCCCAGGTAGTGGATAAGAGCTTGATAGCGGCATCTACACGATCCTTCTCCACGGTGATGGTCTGTTCACACCTGGAACTATATACAGTCTCATCTCCAGAAAAGCGGGAGATGGCACCGAATATGTACTGCGGACCAAGGGATGGGCGATCAAACCCCACCGGGGCCCTGGAGATACCAATGTTGGCCTTCCCATAGTCCCGCTCGGATTTCACAATCACGTTGAATGACTTGATGTACAGAAACTGGCCACTGAAAACACCATCCTCTATCTTGGTTGCATTGGGTAGTCGACAGCTCTTATTTTTACAGAAGGGTTGAGCATCTATGGCACACAGTCTGCGTTCAACATTCGTTGTGGCATCCGTGGTGGTGTATGTGAAAAAGCTATCCTCTCTCATGACGATCTCCTGGAGGACCTCCGTGAATTCAGCCACCTCTTTGATATCCATGAAGCATAGTTCGTAGGCCGGGAACCAGGTGAAACGAGCCGAAAATTTCCCGGGGAGCGCCTCTCTCCGGACAAAGACCGCAACCTCACCAATTCTCTTTTTCACCACGGTGTCAAATTTGAAAAACTCCTTGACGGCCTGGTGTAAAAATGTCACAAAGGTTTCCCCGATCCTATCCAGCTCCCCCAGGGGATCCAAGAGTCCCGTGAACTTTCGGTCAATGTCGAAGTTCACCACGGTCACAATCTGCCCCTCGAGAAATACCTCCGAGATGGGACATGGCTCCAGTTCACCGAGCGACTTGTAGTCGGAGATGATGTATTGGAAGACCCCGAGGTGCTTGGCAGAGTCATCCATCAAGAGGATTGGTACATGGGGTAGGGTATCTCTGATGGGGAGGCCCACATGTGTGAGATCCGTGGAGCCATCCCCAACACAGTAATCCACCAACTGTCCAAAGTTGATTCTGCGTAGAGTGACCCTGTACACGGCGCCACTTTTCGGGATTCGAATCCGAGCATTGAGTGTCATGATCAGCTCCTCCAGGGATGAGGTCCCCCACTCTCCGAGCCCGGTGTCAGTGCCCGATTCAGAGGGTATGTCCAGCGCCATCATCTCTGCATCAGAGATATCATCCACCGGTCGCCCCGATGCCTCCATCTCCTCAAGCCATCTCTTGGGCATGATCTTACCCAGTCGGGGCCTCGTGAATTTGGCAAAAAGGCGCTTGTCATCCAGGGTGTGTAACTCCATTTGATAGAGCATCCTGAGGCGGGTGAGGTCTTCCTCCACCCAGACGTTGAACTCACTCTCCTCCACCGGGCGCAGATTCCCGAGGTGGTCGCAGAATCTCCTGAAGATGATGTGATGGAAGGCGATGTCCACACCTCGGCGCAGCAGGTTGTTGTAGATCATACTCTCCATACTGTAGATCTTGGTCCAGATGGGTGTCTTGAGCGGGTCGAACCCTAGAAAAATCATATGTTCCAACAACAGGGGGATCATCGCTTCCCCGCGACCCGTGCGACGCGCCAATTTGACGTATGTAGATTTCTTATCAGCTAAATTGAGATCGGTCGCCATTTTGGTGCACCAATGAAAGTGGGTGCCTTCGATCAGATTCGCGCCGGGACTCGGTACCTCGGTAAAAATAACTGAGCCCATAACATGGGGCTGTAACTCTACCGTGCAACATAACCACCCACGACGAGTGGAATCCAACGCCCCGGAAACCCACCACACGCGCAATGCCACTGGATCGACCACCGCATAAAACATTTTTAAATGATATGAAAAAGTTACTCACGTTAGGACTAGATGAGAGGAAATGCACCCGCGTCGTCCCTTTATAGGCCGGATCGTAGATGAATTCCCGGGTCTCCGTAGTCCCCTTGATGGTCACGATCCTATTTTCCTCGGGATACCATGTCGAATGTTGTATCTCGTGTAGCACCAACTCCACCCGGTCGTACAGGGTCTCGCACATCGTCTTGTGTTGGGCCTGGACGACAATCTCGATGTCCAGATACGTGATCATCGCAGCGAGTAGAATCACCATGATGGTTGTCTTACCGCACTGTCTCGGAGCGAGCGCGAGGGTATAGTTTTTGCCATACTCATCAAAGAGGCGATCAATCTCCCGACTGACCGCGAGGGATGGGCAGAGGGGGTTGAAGGTTACAATCTCCGGGGTTGCCAGACCCAGGAGGTCCAGGATGATATGCTTGTATTTGAAGAGATCATCCCTGAACTGATTGGCAGCAATTCCTATGAAAAACCCCCTCATGAGTTCCACCTGGAACACCTCCAGGCGCATGCCACCCCGGTCGACCATCAGGGAAAAGACCGCGTTGATCATGTCACAGAAGCGCTTTAGTTTCCTATCACCGGGGTCTCTGCAGATCCTCTCGCACTCTGTCTCCATTCGCGTCACCGCGTCCACACCCAGCTCCCAGAGCTTCAGTGCCCTGGTCATGGGGTCCCGCAACTGCGCGAGCGTCTCCTCCGCCCGAGCCTTCTGGGCTATCAGCGATCGGCCCGCCGCGAGGAGATTGATCCTGTTAAAGAAGCCATCGGCCAACTCATGTTGGAGACATTCGTAACCCTGTTGGTTGATACACACAGGTTCGCTCATACGCTTGTCGACGATAGCCATGGCAACCGTCCGGTTGGATGCACCAACGGTGTCGACCGTTGATAGGAGCTCCGATATACAATTCATCTTACCAGAAAAGATCTATTTCAGAGGTGGTACACACAGAGCTATTCCTCTTATCGGGGAGCCGGAGTTTAATGAAAAGTTACTGTGTCAGGACGATCTAACCCTGTTAAAATTCGGTCTCGAATATTTCCTTCGCACCACCCCCTTCATCAAATCCTTCTGGATGACGGAATTCGGAATCGTGCTCGTGACCGATGTCCTCACGGAGTATGGAATGCGCATCTGGAGGGCCATCAACCGTCTCCGCCTAAATGATCCCCGGGCCCCAACGTTGATTGAGATACAGGCTCACATAAATCACCTGAGCAGGCGCTCCATGTCACCCCCCAGTGTGTATGCCATCATCGGAAGCAGTGAGTGCCCCGTGCTCAAACGGATGCACTCCCTCTTCATGAGCATCAGGGATTCCAATATGGCGTGTGTGGATGGTGAGCCCGAATCCCATCTCCTACTCCACAACCAGGTGAGAACCATCCTCGATAGTCTCACCGCGCGCCTCCCGTTCTTTCTCGAGTTCGAGACCCCGGCCCCAATGAGCGCATACACGTATGTGGACAGGGTGGGTGCAATGTGTGAGCGCGGTGAGGTGATCATGTACACCGCGATACCACCCCTCTTGATCACCAGGGATGTGGACCTCTGGGCAATTCTCGGGGAGCTCTATGCGGAGTCATGTTACTGGTTGCTCCAACTCAGAAAACCAGACAATGCAATTGAGTTGATGGATTTTATTCATAGAAAGACAGGTTATACAACAACAACAATAGAACTCATAAGTAACCTGAGCGATCGCTCGGTTATCATAGACATGTTAAATTTTCTATATGAACTCGAGGCCTCAGAGTTCATGTGGGTTTTTTGGACGATGATCTGATGGCCCCGCGTCGCTTCTTCCGTGGCGATTCCTCCTCTGGGGTACCCCCCTGTCTCTTCTTCTCCGCCCTGTACCTGGCTTTCCTGGTCCGCTCCATCTCCCGGCGCCCCGCCAGATCACCGTCCCACTTGTTCGGGGGGAGCTTTGTTGATTGATTGAAGATTTCAATAGAAACATCGGCACCCCATCCCGAAACATGCGCTGCCACGAAGGGAGCCCTGACCAGGTAGCGCATCGAGGTCGATGTCATCATGCGTTGCATGAGGGGACAGTACTCCCCGAGGAAGGGGAAGCTCTTTATCAATCGGGCGGTGATCGGGGGGCAGCGCACGGTAAAAAGTTGCACCAATCTGCTCGATCCGGTGATTACCGCGATGATGGCCTTCGTGCGCTGGCGCAGGTGGGGGTACATCAACCCAAAGAGAAACCAGGAGACCCAGGCCTGGGTGTTGTATTTATTGAGAATCTCCTGGGGGAGCACGTTGTTCTTGTAGGTCTTGAGCTCTATGAGAACACATGTGTTGTCAGATGCATCGAACCCCACCAGATCAATCTCGGTCACGAACCTCTCCGGGCGAGTCGCGTAGTCAGCTCCACATTTGGCACAGTGGTTTCCACATGCCCGGGGGATCTCACCCACGTACAGGCCGCCACGGAGAGGTGTTATTTTATTCTGTGCCAGGACCGAACAGAGGCCCTTTGCCATGGGTGGTACCGTCTCGGGTGTCATCGTGGCATTTCGGTTGAAGATGCCCTTCATCACCTTGTCGAACCCGATCCCCACGGCAGCCGAGAATTTGATCTCCTTGCAGCGTCTCGTGAAATTGGCCTTGGTGAACGGCTCAACCCCCTGAAAGATCTTGAAGAAGACCTCGGTGCGGTCCGGTGGGAGAAGATATCCCAGGATGCTCTCCCGGGAGTCTCCCCCCATTTTGAACAGTCGATTGTAGTCCTGGAAGAGGTACGTGAGGAAATCATTACCCCTACCCACCTTACTCACCACCCCACGACCGGGTATGGTCCGGACCGCGTTGAGGTGTAACATCGCCACCGCCTCGGTGATCCCATGGGTTGGGATGTCGGGTCTGGTCTTGAAGCGCCAGTTGGTGATAAGCTCCAGTGGCATGTCCAAGAGATTATCACAGGTTGCCCTGGACAAAATCATCTTGTTAAAGGGTGTGCTGTCACGATAATCAAAGAACTACCAAAACTGCAACTATGGTTGGGAAGGGCTTGCCAATCCTCAAGAATGCGCTCAAGCAGCTGGAGGGACTCCCCAAGTCGGCTGCGGTGGGGACGTCCGAAGTGTTTCACAAGGCGTTCCACCACCTCACGAGCTTTCACGCATCAAGGCTCGTCTTCGCGTACATTAGTTTGATACTCTTGTACGTGATAATGATGCTGATCCTGACGGATGCCGCTATGGACCTGCTCGGGTTTTCCACCTCACACAGGCTCCCCCCGTATGTTGAGCTCGACCAACTGAAGCACTTCAACAACATGCAAGATGTGCTGATGATCGTGTCGGTCGTGCTCGGGGTGAATTTCCTGTTGGCGATACTGATCTTTCTGATCTATCTGCTGGTGAAACTGAGACACGTCGAGGCACCGCTATCAGGGGCTCTATCCTATTTTGCACACCCTGTTCTAAAGTACATCTTCGGTATCATCAGTTACATCTTCGTGTTCGTAATCACGGTCTTCAGCATCCTGCGCGTGACCTGTGCGGATGCCGGGGCGCTCGTGCAGGATCTGGAGGTGATCGGTGATACCGCGTTCTCGAACGCCACCTTCAACACGGCCGTGACCACCGCCCTCAAGACTCTGGTTACCGAGTGCACAACCCCATACACATCGGGCGATAAGTGCACCCCCGCTGCCACGCACCTGCTCACGAGCCTCGAGAGTAAGACCCGGAGGTTGTGGACCAACGGGGCCGCCCTGGCAAGTGATGGGACCGGGGTGTCCCAAGTGATTCTCGCCATCGACACGTGCTGGATGACCAAGGAGATCACCCCCGTGGTTCTATTGATCCTCTTCATCCTCTATGTGATGTTGCACATATGGCTGACCATCAGGAGTCTGAGAAAGAAAAAGAGCCCCGTGCGACTGGATGATGACCACCTCCCCCTGATGTCTTATGAGGATGACATCGAGAGTGATACCCCAGAGGCCGGGATGTACGCCATCCCACCGGGGTCCACCATCCCGGGGATCCAGAAGTGGAACTACAATGCTGTTCGCTCTTGAAATGGGATTTTCGAGAGCGTCTTATTAACGTGACTTGTAAATGATTGTTGAGACACATTGTTGTTGATCACATATTTTTTATTCAATAAAGATTTCAAAGTTATACACAGTTCCAAAGTCTTTATTTCACCCACCACCACATGGTATAAACACATCACAAACATATCTTCTTGATTTTCCTAACAAAAACACCACCCGCAACCCTATAAACATTTTTGATGAAATTGGGGTCGGCTCCATGTGTCATCCAAAATTCTGCGCAACCCGCGCAATGTGTCATGGGCTCCTTCTGGGCAATGAGTTCCCCGAGGTCGTTGAACCATGTCAGGAGCTGCTTCTTGGTGGCCTGCTTCGGGGGTTCACCGATAACGCCCGTGCGAGTGGTCCGGGGCAGGTCATTGAGTTCCAGTTGATCACCCTGAATATAATGAAGCATGAGCGTTGCAATATACACCCCGTGCGCGAGTTTTATGAGGTTGGGATTTCCGGTGTCGTCGCTCAAAGAGTTGATCAGGGGTTTCACACCCAGGTCACGGGCAAGTTTGGGAGTTAGGAGGGTGAGCGTCTTGTTGGATGATTTCTCCAATTCCCAGTCCACAAACTCCACCAGATGGGGAATCTTTTGGATGAGCCCACCAATGATCTCCACCATGTCCTGGTATATAGTCTCCGGATCCCCATGTGCCAGGGGTGGGAGTCTAGAGATGGGCTTGAGGGCCAGGTCTGTGGAGGGATTGTACTTGTAAGAGATATCCAGGTTATTCATCTCAGGGGGGAGTTGGCGGAAAAAACTGTGAAAGATTTTACCCCCCTGTTCGCTCAAGAGTTTGAGTTTGGTTTGAGTGTCCTGTATGGTGCGCACCACCGTTGAAACGAGTCCCTCGATTTTCGTGACAATGTCATCGTCCGCGGTCACATAACAGGATATGGGCATTGCGCGGTCCATCACCACATGGGCGAGAAACTTGGAGTTGTCATTTAGGTAGTGCTTGTCAATGTGATTCTTTATGACGATACTGTGGCGTGACATCTCCCCCGAGACCCTAAACGCCGGTGGTGTGAATGCTGCCCCGGTACACTTGAGACCAGCACCAAAGTAGTCCATCATCATGCGCTCGATGCGAAGATCCACGGGGTATCGCCTAAAGAGTGCCATTGTGGGGTCCTGTCTCGCCCATTCGCTCGGGTAGTCCAATTTCCTCTTCTGTGACCCCGTGATTTCCTGGATGTCGGTTTTGCGTTTGTGAAGGGTGACAAAGGGTATCTTGAGCTTCTTGCCCACGTAGAGATCATAATTTGTGATCTTGGACAGGAACTCTGTCTTGAGTTTGGTTGCGCGCTCATACATTACAATATTGTTCAGATCAAGGAACCCTGCACCAACAAAGAAAGCCCTGAACATGGCAATGGCCTCAAAAGATAGCTCTCGGTGGAGCACGTTGGCAGCCGAAAAAAAGTGGTTGAGTGCGCACCCGTTTCCCAAGATCACGACATGCACGTAGCGCGTCCCTGAGCTGGACTCTTGAAGATCGACGTAAACGATTTCTCCTCCCTTGATGCCTTCCACCGGCTCTCTCCTGATTGCCGTCACCCTGTATGGAATTAGATTTATGGATGACATGTTGGTACAGTGACCATTTTCGTATATCGGTGGTTCTGAAAGGTGGAGAATGTCTACTGGGGCCGAGAGCTTATCCCACGTTACTGGCTTGAGACTCTCAAGATGACCAGTCTTGACCAGCGCGCCCCCCTTGAAAATCAAATCCATGAAATCGTCTGTTATATTTTCAGTCGCCCCAAACCGGGAGCTTTTAAACCCGGTCATGCCCCGCTTCTTTATCTTTGTGGTGACAATCATCCCTTCATTTAGTTCGTGGACCAGGCAGAGATACTATGGGGAAAAATAGAGAGGGGAGAAACTATCAGCCTCAGCACACATTCTCAACCATCCACTTAAAAAAAATAAGGGGGTGAAATATGAATGATACTCACCATTTTCTTGGCCACGTGGCACCCAATCGAAGATGCGTTCTCATACTCCAGCTTGCAGATCAGCTCCGAACGGAATGGTGTCGAACAGTCCATCTCCACTCCGGTCATCGGATCAGTCACCCACCAGGTACCATCCCTCTTGACGGGCGCAATGATTTCAGCCCCGTGAAACAGCCTCAGTTTCTCAACCATGTCATCAAAGAGTACCATCTCCACGTCCGATAGAAAACTCTGTACGAACGTGTCTGTCCCCTTGGCCTTGGCCACCACCCGGTCAATCAATTCCTGGCTCAGCTTTTTCAGCATGTACTCCTTGAGTTCCTCCCGCACATCCTCCTTCAGTACCAACATATCACTCAGCTGAGTCTCGTTGATATCCGAGGGGTGGTATAACATGGTGCTGTCCGTATCACCGTAATTGGGGAAGAGGTTGTGCCCATTTCTATTGAGCGTCTTGATGAAGCGATTCACGTGCTTGATCTTGTGCTGACCCTGGGTTGTAATCATCAGGGAGCAGGTGTGTTCGGAGACACCGTAATGGGTATTGGTACAAATCTTCATCTCATTCTGCAGGCGGTTGTGATATTCGGCAGCATGTCCCGTAGATTTCTTCAGTGCTCGCTTATGCTCGGTTCTCAGGCGCAGGTACCTCTTGAGTGAGACCGATGTATCAGAGATGTGTCGCTTCAAAACCGGGTTATCGGGATCGGTCCGATCCACGCGTAGCACCAGGGTGTACTTGTTGAACCCCTGATCAATTTTTGACCAGTCGTAGCCCATGTAGTCATTCGCATATTTGGTCTTATCATGTCCAATGATGGTCTCCGGGGAGATGTTGAGATCACACATCATACTGGGGTACATACTGGCAAAGTCGAGACATAGTTCAAGGCACTGCGTGGGTTGTGCGAAAAAGAGGCCCGTGAGGGGTGCCATCACAAACCCTCCCCTCCTAGCCACCGTCTCCGGTTCAAACAGAGAGTTGTGTAGCATGTCCGTGGCCACCACGATACCCGAATCCAGGCGGGCCTTATTCCTAGACACTTCCACCACCTTCGTTGACTGGATGAAACCACAGAAGTTCATCACCCCCCGGGTGTGCGCGGCGGTGTCTATATTGTAACAGGCCAACTGTCTGTAGATGTATTCTTCCATCGGCCTGAGACACTTGGCGATTCGAACCACCAGGAGCGAGTCAATCAGATTGTAAATCAGGCACTGTGCGAGTTTGGTACCACCTTCCCGGTAGTATTCATCCAGTTTATCATAGGTGACATCGTCCAGCTTATGGGTCTTGATCTTTGCCTTCCCGGGCTTGAATTTCTCAATGATCAACTTGGCCACCGTGTTGAGAGATCCATCCTTCGCCTCAAATTCCTTTCGTTTGCACACGTACATCATATCTATGATATCACACGCGAAGCCGTGGCTCTTGAAGTTCTGCACCGTGTCCTTCATTTTCCGGTATGCCAGGATACGCGCCTTAATCAATCCGAGCCTCGTTTCCGGATCGGATGGGGTAGCGAGCAACTTGCCGAGCCCCTTGAGCAATTTGATGTAGTTGGACTTGAGGATGTCTTGGCTCATGAGAATCTGGCCCTTGAAAAGTTCGGGTTTTGCTGATATGAAGCCTTCCCACTTGGCCATCAGAGTTTCACCCCACCCCAGGGGTATCTCCCTGTGCGCCGCACAGCAGAGCCCCGTCCGTCCTCTGAAGGCATAATAGCGCAGCCTCTGGAGAATCACCTGGATATCAAAGTTGGCATTGTAGACATACAACACATTCACCGATTTCCGTAGCTGGTTGATGAACGCGAGGAGCATGTAAAACTCATTCTTACAGCCCGATATCTTGAGTCTCGCGGGATCCAGCTGGAGATGTTCCACTGGTATCATCTCCAGGGGGTTCTTGACCAGTTTATTGTTGTAGTAGATGAAGTAATCCTTCTTCTGCTCTCCCGTCTTGTGGTAGTTACACACAACCAAGGAGATGCTGGTTATCTCGTGCATTTTCTGGGTTATCCCAACAAATGGACTCGGTGGCAACCCCTTGACACCGGCCTCCTGGAGCTCATGGACAGCCAATCGACAATACTCCAAGTCCCGAAATTCATAATCCGCAAAGGCCTTGCACCTGAGATCGGGATCCATGGCGGTCTCGTGGACGATCGTCTCGATATCGAATGCCGCCTCATGCTTACATCTCGGGATGATGTCCCGAAGATTCATCAGGAACTTTTGGTCGCGAGCCTCGTCATAGAAGAACTCCTGGGGCGTGTACGGTGTGGTCTTGTAGGTGGTGTAATACACGTGGCTACACATCAGGTTATTTTGTAGCACCACCGTGTTCCCATCGTAGTTGGAAACATGGTCTCCGTAGGTATAGATGTTGTCCCAGAGGGGCTTCAGGACATTATTTCCCTGCTCGATGAACGCCTTCTGATCACCCATGGTCTTAAACACCAGTAGCTCACAGTACATCTCCTTCTTGAGATCCCCGTTGAAGACCATAATCGGAGCCCGGTAGGCTAACGGGGCCGTGGACACCAGCATCTGGATTTGGGGGTTGTTGATGTGAGTCATTGGCACGAGCGCGAGAAAGTTGATGTCCATCACAAGAAAGGTCACCACCTCGTTGGTCCGTAGATTGAGGGCCTGGATGAGAATCCCATCCTCGTTCTTGATGGAGATGTATCTCACGGAAGAAAAGAAGTAGGGATCCATCGGTGAATCGTCCGGGATCTCGGTCCACTGGGGCAGTCTGTGCTTCAACACCTCACATAGAACAGCGTTGCGGTCCATCTCGGTTGTTGGTTCGGTTGATTTGGTTTATCAGGTCGCAATAGAAACTCGATCCCAAAAAACAAGTAGGTTGGTGATGGGGGGCCCCACGGGTATTATATTTATTATATCATTTCGCGACTCGACTACCGGGGCTCACACCGAAAAATAACCTTACATACAATTCCCAATAACGGCGCTCGCGACCGCATGTTCCATAATGGCTGCCGAGGTGTCCCAGTGGAACTTCATCACTGATAGACTTCCCATCTCAGACGACTATGTTCCAATGTTCCTCTTCTTCTCCAAGAAGGATCTCCTAGATCCCAAAACGGGGGAGTTCGGGTTCCGGTCGCTCAAGCCGTTTCAACGAATCCTGTTGCGACTGATGTGCTGGCTGACGAGGACGTTCAAGGGTTCCGTCTACCTGTGTTACATGGAGCAGCTGTTTATCGGGAGCCAGATCATGACCATTCCCCCGGCGCTTCGGTGTTCTCTCAGTAATGATATTGTGATGGTCTTCCTTTTGAACAAAAAGGAACTCTCGGGGGATAGTGGCTCTGCAAATGCAACCCTCTTGAACATTCTCTTCAAAGATGATCTGGACAACAATCTCCGTTACAAGGACCGGGTGGTCCACGCGGTGAAGAAATTGATTTGTCATTATCTCATGCTCATATCCAAGGAAGTTCTCTATACCTCGTCCAATAACATTGATCAGGAGTCTGATCTGACGGGGATGGTCGACTGGACAACTAGTAACTATCGCATGGGCGGTGTGGACAAGAAAGTGGTGGGCTACTATGGTGGTATGCTCTTTAGACTCCCAGTTGGTAACACTGAAAAGTTTAGCGCGATGACACTCTTCTCTGCGGCCGCCCGATACTTTATCGGTGGGGACCGAGACCTTGGTGGCTCACAGGTGGATCCCGAGTTTGCGATCTGGACAACGGTATCAAAGTTTTTCTCCCCGGGGGCCAGTCCCGTCTTCCGTGCCTTCACACAGTGCAATGAGACCGCCCCGGTGCTCGACTTTCTGGATAGACTCCTGGCCGCGGAGCGGACCGTCCTCACGGGGGATCTACTCCTCTTTAGATATGATCTGGATGATCTCTTCAGCATCCACAACTTCAACGCTTTCGAGGAAGTTAGTCTGTACGGGTACCCCCATCTGGAGGTCCCACCCAATAAGGTAATGACATTGGACGATCATGTGAAGGCCGCTATCGCATCTGGTATCATCACGAACGGGAACCCACCATCCGCGCTCGAGAAGGCAGCGGGGCGCGTGATCTACCCTCATCTCACCCCCATCATTGGACTGGGGGATGCGGTCGACAGGTCGATCCAGGGGAGTGATAAGCTCCTCATTCTAAATCTCAAGATTGAGCTCTTTAGAAATATACTACTCAAAAATGCAACAAAGATACCCGTGGAACCGATCAGTACCATCTACACAAAGATCCAGAAATTACTGCTCCGGGAGTCAACACCTGCCCGGGCTCTCGCCCATCAGCTACCCACGGGATTTGTCTGCTCGCTGAAATCACCGGACATCACACCTCGATTCATGGACACGTACCTCTTGAAAGAGATGTTTGTGAAGCATGTCGGTTGTACCAGGTGCGGCCAGGCAGTGACTGAATTTAGCTACATCATTTACAACACCGCTCCCAGGTGGAAGCAGTCTCGTATTATGCTCGTCAACTACACGCGCCCCGGGCAGGGAAAGACCTTTACCAACAGTGTGATCATGGAGCTACTGGCACCCGTGGGCGAAATCTTCGAGGAGCTCTCGAACTTTACCGCGACCTCGTTCAAGTACACCGCGAGGTCGATCGGTAAGATCATGTTCATGGACGATGTGGGTTTTACCAGCGAGCAACAAAAGACAATCTCCAGGGAGGACAATATCATCCAGAATCACTTCAAGTGTATGCTGGATAAAGGTTACACCAACAACAATGTGACCCAGTGGGATAATGAGGCCCACAAGTATGGAACCGCCAAGATCATTTCGATTCAGAATATCGGCTTCATCTGGAACACCAACACCCTGGCACCATTCGGTGGAGCCCTCCGCGATCGCTCCGTGATACTCGGTCCGGAACCAACCAAAAAGAAAATTATTGCCAAGGGAGAGACTCAGATTACAAACACGCTCGCGGAAAATGGACTGACGGAATTGGCCACGACCCTGTTTCTTCGCCAGCAGCTGATCCAGACCATCATATACACATTGACTGACATGGGTGGTGTCAGTAACAAACACAGTGATTTTCTGATTGAGGTGCTCACGGTTCTCGGGAATCACTACCCCACGTTCCAGGCCGGTAACCGCTCCATCGCCCGAGACATGTTCAAGATCCTCGACCTGGCCTATGCCGATACCATCAGGGTCGCCATCACAGCGGTGCTCGATCTATGGCTCCCTCCCTGGACCGTCCCCCCTGAGATAAAGGATGGTGAATTGGTCACGGACTATCTGACGAGACTCGATCAGGCCAGACGGACGGCCATGGATGAGATGGATCTCGCCGCCATCGTGATTGAGGTCCTGGCCCAGATCAACGTGTTTCTCCCAAGTTCCATTGTGCAGACGGCCACCATCTCGTTCAACCAGGAGACGGGATCCATTGTCTCGAGAGTCTGTGAATTCCTGGTGCTCGCCATGGCCCACAAGCACCTGGAGATGACAATCGGGGAGCATGGCACCATTGTGATCAACCGGCCACATAGTCTAGATCCACACTTTGAGAATGATATATCTGGTATCTTCAAGGTGGCGAAGGGTATCATGATGCTCCGGGGAAATGATCGTGTCAAACTCGTCCATGGGCTCAAGGCCCGGGAGAACGGGGTGAGCGAGATCATCTTTGATGGGGCACTCATGCTCGAACTCTACAAGAGTGCAAAGCCCGGGGTGTTTGCGGACCTCTGGGATCAACTGATTGGCGCCTTCACCGCAACAGATGATAAAACCATCTGGTTTCTGCCCGAGTCGATGGAGACTATCAACACACTGAGGTTATTTGCGACACTGGGAATCAAGGGGGTGTTTGGTGAATTGGACACCACCAGATTCCAAATTCACAGAGATTTTGCGGGACTCGATACCGAAATTTTTCGACGCGAACTCGATCGGGACTCGGCCGTTGATGGTTTCATCTCGGTCGACATGAGGGATCGAGCAATCAACCTCGAACCATATGCCAAAGAGATGGGTGGTCTCGACCCATCTGTGATCACGAGGGATGGGGTCCACGTATCATTCCTCGATGCCTCATTCCACGCGACCACCATCAAGCGATTTGGGGTTGGGTTCATCAACATCCCGGGAATCGCTACCAGGTTTACACATTGCAGGGCTGCCACATTTGCACTGGGGGACGAGATAAAACTCTGCAAGACGAAACCCTCCATCCCCATCAAGGTGTCGGGCTGGGAGTACGAACTGGCGGGGCAGGTCTATAAGGATTATACTCATGCCACCATAGATGATCCGGTCACCCACTTGAGCAGTTACCTATGCGCTACCACACCAGCAACCGGCCTCGTGAAAGACGACGCCTATCTCGTGCGCCTCTCGGAAACCCTGGGTAGGGTGACTTATGAGGACCTCTACAGGAGATCACCCGTGGAATATGCAACGACCACCGCTCCGGGTGCACCTACCGCTGATGTGACCACCAAGAAGCGCAGGATATCAGACGATGGTCTGGACCTCGCCATAAAAATTAGGAGATTAGTGAGCTAATGCATGTGTTGGTTTATCTGTTGTATTCTATGTATGTTTCTTAATCTGTCAAATAAAAATCCTTTCATAGAAATCCTACCTCTCATGTGTTCAATGAGTACACGCACAAAAGGGAAATCATTTCAATGTTTTTATTGAGAGAATCATATGAAGATACATACATATTACATATACACACATATATATATAAGTGATGCCCATCACGAATCACAAAAAGATAGGATGTTGTCCATGCTGAGTAGACCGAGAGTGTCAGGGGGTGATCCATCCTTTTGGTACACATCAATGTCTCTGATCCACGTTACCAATCTCGCCCGGCTATTCACGGGGAATTGTCTGAAGGTGATTTTTGCCGAGACCGTGCACGTGAGCTCCCGCCCGAGTTTTGTTAGGTAGGCGTACAGCCGTAGATTCAAGACGGGTGTCTGCAGGGGGTCGATGATCTGATCTCCGAGATGCTTGATGTGCTGACAGTACTGGATCATGTAATCGATGAGCTCGGACGGGATGATGGTCTCCTTGTGTTTCGACCCGGGGAACATGACGGGGATGGGAAATGTGCCCATGTCCCCGATGGTGTACATCCCCAGTCCCTGCACCATTCTCCCTTCCAGGAACACGCGCTGGCTCTCCAGTACGAGTTTCTTGATGGGGGTGATTGCCACGGATGAGAAGGTGTGGATGAGCGCCATGATCGATGCCACATCACACTGCCCCGGGGCGTAGTCCACACATAGCGCGGCTGATTGTTTTGCACCCTTGCACGCACAGTCCGAGTGCACGGGGAGTCTGTACACGAGAGAATCCTCTCCGAGGATGACCGTGCGTGCCTGCCCCATAGAATTGCACTTGCCGCACTGGACGGGGCTATTTACGGTCTGCTTGGTCACCCGGAGCCTGAGGTGTGCATCCTCAACCTTCTTGATGTTTTTAATCGCCTCCTGGTCAGCCACACAACCGTTCACTATTTTTTTGAGCACCCGCTGGTCCATGGCGGAATACTCACACTCGACACCCAGCGACCCCGCTGCCCAGTCGGTGCCCACCCCATCCTCGGAATACACCGGGTTGAAGATCGCGGGGTCTTTGATGGGCTCTGATAGTAATACAGTGGGTGGGAGCACATGGTCATCGGGACTATCTGCTAAACTCAACAGAAACACCCCATTGTTCCTAGCCCCGTAGGTCACATCTGCGAGGTTGACTGTAATCTTCTCGATTGTCAACAACCCACCACTCTGTAATTTCTTTGGAATCTTAACGGGTACCGTGATAGTCTGATACCCGTCCTTCTCAACCGGACTGGTTGGTGTCCAGTGATAATTTACCGCAGTTCCAAAACTGGGTTTATTGACTTGACTCATGGCTCAAGTGAAAAATCACCACAAAACTAGAAGATCTTAGAGTCACGGGTTTTATTATCATTGGTATACACAAACATGTTAATATAACACCCACCACCATCACACATTCAACAGGTATTTATTTACGGGTCAATGTAAAAGCATTTTTAAACTCTTGGGGATCCTTGATGATGAAGTTCACGCCCGCCTCTCCGGTGACGAAGCCATAATCGATGGACGGCTTTGGTGCCTTGAGTTGCCAGGTGTGAATGGTGTAGCACATCGTCTTCCAGACACATGACACGTACTCATCCAGTCGCGGATCGAGGGGCAGCTTTCTCTTCAGTTTTGTCATGCTCAGTGTCTTCCACATGAACCTGGCACCGTCCTCCGTTAGGTTAAACAGGTGTTTGTTACACAGGTCGATGAACCCCTCCTCTGTCAGCAGGTTGACAATCTGCACGGACCCAAGTTTTGGGATCGTCAGGTTGTAATCCGCCCCCGCAAGGACACAGGCCACCATGGCTGCGGGGGTCGATGGGGTGGGAACGAGACGAATGTAACAGTTACCGTGGGTGCTCTGCATCCCGATATAGGCACCATATGAGCCCAGTGATATCTTGTTATCCCGGTACATCTTGGCCAGTGCCACCAGCCCCTTGACACACCGGGTCGATAACCCAGTTGTTGTTACCATGTACGCCTGTCCGTGGACAAAATGACCGATGGCGTCCGTCTGATCACTGTCATCAATCACATCCCAGTCGCAGTCATCGGAGAGATATTTGATGAGCTTCCCCGCGACATAACTGTTGGTCTTGGTAAAAAAGTCAGAGAGGAGCTCGTACCGATCGGCATTAGTGTCCATCTCGTTCATGAACTTCTCAACGATGTCACGGGTGGCCAGGTCCTCATCGAGGAGCCTCATCAGGATTCTCCTGAAGATGGGCCCCCGGAACCCGGCCCTGAGACAGGCAATGAAAAATTTAGCGAGCTTCTTTACCTCCTCGGGTTCGTAGGTTGTGATCGCATGATACAGGCGCGTCAAGAGATCGGAAAATGGAGAGAGTGTCCTTGCGTCAAGGAGTAGATTGAAGATATCGCCCGAGATGGTGCCACCACCGAGGCCATCATCCCTGTAGAAATCATCCACTGTGAATCTGGCAAAGCGGTTGAAAATCATGGTGTTGCTCGGGGAGACCTTCTCGACCAGAAGAAAATCACTCACTGCCCTGTCAAAATCCTTTGTGGCCGCAAACATTGGGGTCTTGAACTCGAGGACCGTATTCCCGAGGTACTCGCTCCCCATCTCGCGCATCAGTGCCAGACCAGTGGGAATGACATCGGTGTCTCTCGTTGTGATGACAATCAGATGGTTGGGAAAGTAACGATTGTACTGTGCAGCTATCGCATACATCAGTAGATCGGCCTCCACCTCTTTACACTCCTGGATGAAAGACTCCATGTGCAATTCAGCCCCGAGCCGCGGCCTCGTTCCGTTCCCGGGTAAGTACCTGTAGTTGAGACTGGTGCCATTGTACCCAGTGATGAAGAGGGCGCACACACCCTCCATCTGCAGCCGCTCCACCAGGGTTCTCGCTAGGGCACTCTTGTTGTTCTTGAAGTAGACCAGGGCCTCGGTGGGTATCTGCTCACTGCGCTTGTCGCGGACCGCCGGTTTCACGGACTGGAATCCATCCTCGCACAAGATGAACACGGTCGATGAATTTGCGATGCCCTTCAGGTATTTCGTATAATGGTTGAGCGCGTGGTGCAGAATATGCTCCTCAGGCCCCATTTGGTTTTGCACGGGGACATAGCACGCCGAGTGCATCACCAGCATATGGTCAAAAATCAGCGCGTTGGCCTTTCCAACCAACTTGTTTTGCACGATTAACCCAAATTGATTCTGAGATATAGAATTAAAAATCAGACTCTGGACGAGCTTCTTCTTGATACCCATGATGATTTCTAACGTGGGCCTCACGAAAAACACCTGCTTCCCAGATGGGGATTTCAAGCCGGGTCGTCTGATGGTCCGCTTTGAGCCGCTCGTAGAGCCGAATCCGGTTGATCAGGGACCAGAGGTTGTCAATCTCAATTTCCTCACGGGTTCGGAGCGATTGCTTCAGTTGATGTTTGCTGGTAAAACTAATCTTCAGCACAAATATACAACTCTGAAGGAATTCGTATCTAAATGGAGTGTGTTCAAGGCTCGTTTTCAGCGCGAGATTGTCGGGCGAAATGTTCGGAAAGAGGTGCTAACCCGACCCGAGATCCTCCAGTTGCTGCTGGATATCGCCCAGGAACGAACAGGGATGAACACCGGTGGTGTTTATCCCGCGGAAGTTGCCTGGTTCTTTGCCCAGCTGATTCTCGGGGATGTGGAAACGTTCACGCGAGCCATCAAGCCAGCGGGGTTGCTCACCACCGTGGCAGAGAACCCCAGCATAACCACGGGGACGATCGCCGCGGGATCCCAGAACGATCTCTACGACCTCGTGGATGACACCGGGTACATCACCGATACCCATCTCAGAAAGGATAGGTCCTGTGAGGGGAAGGCCATCTTCATGATCGTCACACCGACACAGGATCCTCCACGTACCCTGGAGAGGTTTCGGGGGGTGGATGTGAAGGTCATCATCACGGACTCCTCGCTCCACCAGGTCGTGCGCCAGGTGGCCGCCTCCGTGTCCGTGGATCATCCACGATACGCGATCGCGTATCTGGGTCGCTGCTTCAGTAGGACTCTCATGTATACCGGATTTGGGGATTGGAAGATATATGACGCGAGGGCATTCCGTGACTCTATGGATAAGGCGTTTGGTGCTACGGATGAAGAGTCCGTACCCAGACCGGCACCCCTCAAAAGGATACGACTTCTAATTTGACCGGGGTCTCCTTCCAGCGACAGCGGCCAATGGGTACCAACCCAAAGAACCACGGGGTTGTCTTGTGTGGAGGGATCTGCACATAGACGGTGGCATCCACCAATTCTCTCGGGAGCTGAACGCCATCAACATCCGGTTCCAGATTTCCAACTGTGATTGTTGTGTTCTTCTCAAGAGAAAAAAACTTTTGTAAAATCTGTATTTGTCGAAACAATAAAATCATTTTCCTGTACCTCTGGAGTGGTATCATTTCTTTGAAAATCCTGAAAATGTTAAAGATGGGTTGTTGAATGAGGGTCTCCACAACCGGTCGTAGGGCCCGAACATGCGCGGCCACGGACTCGTCACATTCGACCGCGTGACCAAGTAGTTTCACGAAGGAGTCCTGCGTGGGGCCCGTTGCCATCATGAGCACATCCACGTGCCCCATATTTTCACGCACGGGGTCCCAATTGAGGAGCGGCGAGTAGATGATATTACCCCTTATTAAATAATCCCAAGCTGTATCAGCATCACACCCCTTGATGATATTGCGCACATTCCCAATAGCCACGTCCTGGTTGATGAGCAACATGTTGTCCTTTGAATATCGACTCCGTCGGCGAATCTGGGAGGTTAGGCACCGGAAAAATATTTTTGCCACAATGACATCTATATCTTTCTCCCTTATTTTTATGGTTCTGGTGGTTACCGCATTTGTTACCGACAACCAACAAGTGGGCCTGGAATTCTTTGGGATTATGGTTGGTGGTGTACTCTTTACAATCAACCGGGGAGTGGAACTGGTGAAGAGGTTCACCGGGCTGTTATCGCTACATTTATTAATGCGGGTGCTTTGTCATAGGTACATTGAGAAGGACCGGACCACGGACGAGATTTTTATGATCGCCCTCGAGGTTGTTGTCGGTATAGGAATCCTCTGCTCCCTATACACCATAATCTTCCACCGGTATATCGCACATTACAGGGATCGCCTGCGCACCTGGAAGGAATGGCCCTCGATCCCGGTTACTGGTTCTGCATCGTGATGTGCACGGTGTATTATGCCGTATCCCTGGCCGATTTTTTTACATCCCCAAATCTACTCGGGTTCCTCTCCGTGGCCATGCACAGTCTCTCCATCACCTATTCCATCTTCCTCACACTGACCGTGAAGAATATTGATAGGGTGCGCAGGGTGATTGTGCAACGGGCCAATCTACACGCGATCCACGGACCAAGCACGGACGGGGGGATAGACCCGTTCTGGAGGGTGATCTATCTCATCAATACGTTTCTGAACAGCCTGGGTATCATCAGGGTTCTGGTGATTGGCCATGCAACACCTCTCCACGTTATTTTCCTGTGTGTGAATTCGGCCCCGGGTGCGGGGTTGTTTGCGCGCATATATTTTACCACCCTGAGGTGTATGCTCCCACCTAAGAGTTATATGAAACTATCCACATCGGGTGATGTGATCACCATCCGCGCGGCCGGTGGTTATGATACGATGAACTGGCGCTGGTGAGTCACAACGCGGGTTCACCCCTATTAAATCCATCTTGGCTCGCACATGTATATACACACCTTTCCATGTCACGAGATGTCTCCCCTCACAAAGACATTGCTCGCCATCGTCTACATGGGGGGGATGTTCGTTAACACATGTCTGGTGATTGCCATGCTCAGTACCGTCATCTACGATTAAAAATTCGGTACCGGGTCCCGGGAAAATCATCTTGAGAGACAGAAATATAATCTGATCATATTAACCAGGAGTAAACTTTGACCGGTATAAACAGGAGACTGCTCAATGGAGCCCTTTACAGTGACGATCACCGTGCTCTGCGCCACCCTCTTCATCTCCAACGTGGCGATCGTTGGGGTGACAAAATCGTACCTCACGACCATCGAGGAGCTGGATCACAACAATGGCACATCGCCACAGGCACTGATAGCCTCCCCGAGGCCACCTCTCCCCAACGGAACGGGGTCGGTCCCGGGATCAAACGATACCAGGGAGTTTGACGCGTTGGCGGCCGCGGAGGAGCGCCTCCCGGTGAAACGGACCTCCTGGGTTGGAAAGATTCCGGGTTCGTTTCATAAGGTCCTCACGAAGCTCCTGAACCCGAGGCACAGACTCACCGTGGCGACCACCGCCAGACCAACAACCACCAAAAGTATCACGACCACAGAGGCTCTCGTGACACCCACCCCAACGGACCCCTGGGTGACGAGCGAGGTCACGGACGGGGCTTCGTCCGAAGTGGTTCAGGACTCCTCCAATCTCCTCCAGGCACTACCGCCACAAGGAACCCCCGGACCGAGCGACGAGGGGCTAACCCTGGCTCCCGTGGAGAATGAGACCGCGGGCTCGGGTGAGCCAACAGCCATCGCTCCCATGGAGAACAAAAGCTCCCCAGCGATGGTGGTCCCGACCCTGGAGGTGAACAAGACCTCACCCGAGACCCTGGCCACAACTCTGGCCACAACCCTGGAGGTGAACAAGACCTCACCCGAGACCCTGGCCACAACTCTGGCCACAACTCTGGGGGTGCCATCAACTCTCGCTCCAGTGGAGAACAAGACCGTGGTGGTGGCACCGGTCCCGAACTCGAGCAAGTCCGGGACCCAGAAACCTTCCACCTCGGGGGCCGAGACCACAGCCGCGAGCCCCGAGGACGCGACAACCCCCGGGCCACCACCCGCCGATTCCTCGGAGGGTGCCGGGGATAGTACAGGGGGTACATCGATTCTCGAGGTGGGCACGGTGAGCAACGCATCTGAGATCAACTCGGGCACGCTCACCCTCCCCCCAACACCATAGGCAAATCCCGTGACCAAGGCCGATGCCGTGCAGGTCACCCTGGAGACCACCTTTCTACCTATCATCCGCACGACTTCGTGTGGGGATGATGAGGATAGTTGCGGAGAGGGGAGCGGAACGGCGGCCGTGACCACCAAGTTCGAGTACGAGTACGAGGAATCCATGAACGAGTTCCTCGAGGATATACTGGTGGCGGCCGTGGGTAAATTCGACAGCTCCCGCGTGGATACGTGGACAATGACCATCTGACGCCAGGCCGCACACGCATCCGGTGAGCCAGTGACGCGGTCATCCGGGGCTGTGCAAATGAATGAGGATTACCCAGTGATCAAGTTCGAGGGGAAACAGCTCGAAGATGGTCGTACCCTATGACGCCAGGCCTCACCAAACTCGGGTGACCTATTGACACGGTCGTCCGAGTTTGGTGAACAGCTGGGGATGGGTGATCGGGTGGTACCGAAATTTAGTCGAAGCAATAGTATGGAGCAACCCTCCATGTTCTGACGGGGCGCCGCGCGATCTTCGGACGACCCAGTGACACGGGCGTCCGGGGTTGCGCATGACCGAGTGGTCCCGAAATTTGAGCGTGGTATCACTATGGATCCACCCCCACCCTTTTGACGGGGCGCCACACGGGCTCCGGATGACCTGGTGACACAGAAATTCGGGACCGTGTGCGTGAGCAGGTCTAGAGAGACACGGACGATCTAACCGGGATTTCATGACCCCGCTACCGCATATTTGTTGATTATCACGGGGTGTGCAACCAAGGTTGGTTATCACATCCTCAACCTCATCTCTCATACTCTTTTTTTTTTAAAAAAACTCTCGAGCGACAATGGCAGCACCGATCCGCTTCAGCATCTTCCCGGGATACAAACCTGAGGATGTTCGCATCCCAACGATGGGGAGCGCGCACTCTGCTGGATTTGACCTCTCTACCTGCGAGGCCCAGGAGTTTGTCGGGGGGAACCACTATAGGGTTGCTACGGGATTGGCGGCTGCCATTCCCCAGGGATACGTGGGTATCATCACCCCCAGGTCTAGCCACGCGGCAAACTTCACCTGTACAGGCATCGTGGATAGCGACTACCGGGGGATGCTCCGGATCCTCGTGACAGCCCTGAAGGACTTTTCGGTTACCAAACACGAAAGAATTGCGCAGATGGTTGTCACGCCCTACTTTGCACAGGCCGAAGTTGTAGATTATGAAAGTCTTGATCAAACTGATCGTGGCACCGGAGGATTTGGTTCAACGGGGCGCACTTAATAAAAAATCCTATCACAATGAGTGGCTGGGCAGTGAGCGACTCGGAAGATGATGAACCTTCAATGACAGAGGCAAAGGTACCAGCACCAACCCAACCGCTCCCAAAGAGGACCCCCACGGAGACATTGATAACATGGTTGGATCGGGAGTATAACTTTGAGGATATGCTCGTGGATGGACCGAGCACCGCAACACCGGCTCCCGTTGTGACACCAAAGAAACCTCGACCCGTTAAACGCCCGGCACCAACGCTCAAGCAACAGACTCTCCCCTTTGCCCCGGATGGTAAACGCCACGAGAATTGGCTGGATGGGATAAAACAAAACCTTCCCCGGATCATCACCGCGATTGACGAATCGATTGGTGTTGGATCATCTGAACATTTTCCGGGGTGGATCCATGACTCGTGGGCCACCATTCTCGGAGTCCTGGTGGAGGAGCCGACCCAACTGGCCTTTTGGAATAAACTCATGGCGGCAGATGTCCCAGAGTCTGCCCTGTGGTGGCTCGGGGTTCCGACGTGCAAGTTTACGGCCCTCTTCATGACACCCGGGGAGTGGACCCTAGCAGAAAAGAAGCTGGTTGTTGCCGGGGTCCTTCGAATGAAGGGCGTTGGTGGGTTGACTACACTCGGGGATCCCATGACAGTCCTCGAGACTACGGGCGTAGTCTTTATGGAGACTTATTCCCTCATTGGAAAATTCAAGTGTGCCAGTGGATGGGATGCCTTTTGGAAACAGCTACATGGTGTGTGTCTTGACCAGGGGGTCAATCTTCACATGTGCTTCTGTGGGAAGCGAGGCCTGAAGAAAAAGAATGTTCATTATCTTCCGATGTTGACTACGTTGAATATATACAATATTGAAAAGTTACCTATTGTTTGGTGATGGGTTTATTATCTATATGTTGTTGTGTATATGTACATGAATGAAAAAATAAAACCAATGAACCGAAATATCTGTTTGACGAATCTTTATTGATACATAGATACATACATATACAATCATCACAATATCACTGGGGGCCCATGACAAAAGACCCCCCAACGTGTTATATTCCCATGGTCCTCATCCTCCAACCGGAGGCCCCATGTAGTACCAGTAGGTTCCCCCCAAAGTCGATTTGTGAAGAGGGTCTGCTCGATGGTGGTAACTTGATTGACAACCCTATCATACCAGATGGTAACATCCGTTTTTGATGGGGATGTGAGTGTTAGGTTGACTGTCTTGGTCCGTGATGATGGATCATTGAACTTGAGGTCAACATATATTTCCACCCACTCCAATGTCTTAATTTTCTGACAGAGTCGCGCAGAATATCTCTTCGTTGGCAACCCCTCATTTATGATACGCTTCACGGTGGGGAACAATCGCTCTAGACGCACGTCCCCGAAGCCATACTTGGGATGTGTCCATTTCTTTGTGTGTGGGTTGATCGTCCAATCAGTCTTATCCTCTGGGGGCTCCGCGACCTCCACGATCGCCCGTTGAATATGTATGAGTCTCAACCTCGTGTGGTTTTTTAATAGCTCGTACACCACGCGGCCCATGTAGGTGGCCACCACCAGAGATGTGCGCGGGGGAGCAGCCACCACCTCACAAAACCCATCCGGGGACCCGCGGATGAGTGGGACCTTGATTGTGCCCATGGTCGAGCTACACGTTGTCATCACCCCACCGGTCTCCCCCATCATCAGTACATCCTTGTCCATCATGAACTGATCGGCGGCACAGTCCCCAAGCTCGACGGTGGGCCCGGGCCTGAACCCGGCCGAGCGCACCTGGATGAGCGGTGCGGTGCGGCGCGACCGGGAGTTGGCCCTGTTTCGCAGATGGTGAAAATAACACGCTCGCATTTCATCTTTCTTTGGGGTTGGGGCGTGTGGCGATCTGAAACTCCGGGGCTTCCGGTCTCTGAGATTCCAGTATTGGTGTGTTAAGTCTTCAGCTCTCCAGGAGGCCACGACCACACGTAGACCCTCATCTACCCCGTACATCGGTACACCCCGAAGTAGGGTGGCCATATCGACAGCCACTATGGCCCGCCGATTACCCCTTTGTTCGTATGTGGACCAGTAACTGGAATGTTTGGTTTTTTGGTGTGTTATACCCCGTATAATGATGGTTTCGGGTCTCGCTGGTCGTGTATCGGTTGGTGGACAGGTTGACCATAGATCCAGTGGCCGCGCACCCATTCTGAGGAGCTCATCCCCACCCGACGCCTTCGGGAGATGGTCGTGGAGTACAAACACCAGCGAGAGTAACTGTGTGTTATTGGTACATGCACCGAGACCCATGATGGTCACCAGTGGTAAAACGTGCCACATAATCATTTCACGGCCCAGTGTGGTGCGCTGTGGTGCGGATATATGATAAAAATACAGACATGGTATTCGTAAATAAATGTTCTTTATTGAGTTCCAGGGGGTTGTCACATCAAGGTTGTTACATAGTCAACTACACAATCCCATGACAGAACCCCCTTATGCTATAAGTCCCACATCCCGCACACATGACTCTCCAGGGGTTAGAGGCGCTCCTCCCGGGCTCACCCCAGAATCTATTCGTGACCATCTCCTGGGTGAACTCCCCCGTCGCCGCATCCAGCGGTCTGGTGCCGAGCACGGTCGCGCGGGTTCCCGACGGTGATATCACGTCCAGGGTCACCGCACCCCTGGACGTGGCCGGGGTGATCGTGACAGACAGTGTGATCCAATCGACCAGCGTCGCCGCGCAGTCTTCCAGGGGCCACTCTCCGAATTCATGGGGAGGTGATGATTCCTCCAGACGTTTCAACTCCTTCGCGAGCTCCTCGGGGTCGGGCTCCCCGAAGCCGTACCTGGGGTGATGCCACCTCCCGGTCACCGCGTTGAGCTCCCAGCCCCGGCCGTGCCATCCCGTGGTGGTGTGGGGCCGGGAGGCTCGGACGAGCGCCCATTGGACATTTTCGGGTCGAACTCCCGAGGTTGTCGCCCATAGGACTCGTCCCAGTAGATTTCCCAGTAGGGGGGCCGCCATTGATGAACACATGGGGATCTTGGTACAGTGGCCATCCAAGAGGATGGTGACATTTCTCGGGATGGTGATCGTGACGAGGGTCGCCGAGCATCGCTCAGCTCGGGTGTACCCGGTCGGTGTCACCACGATGACACCCCGGTGTTGTGTATAGGTGTCCATGGCACAGTCGTCATTCTCTCCCCCGTTACCCGCGGGGTGTATCAGGATGGCACCGCGCGAAGAGAGGCTCGTCAATCTCTCGTGTACCACTTGTCTATGGAGGCACGCGGTCGCCCCGTTGTCCTCACAGCCCCAACTTTCACTGATGATGTTTGGTCCAGGGTCGCCCCAAGGTCCCCGTGACCACCCCGGTCGATCAATTGAAATTTTATCCACATTAAAATGACCGGGGGTATTATATGTACAATAAGATTCTCTCTCAGCAAACCCTTGGAGTACCTGCGAACACGCACTACAGTGCTCCGAGAGGGGCATATCACAACCAAAGTCCGTAACAGATAGTTTGAGCGAGGTTGCCACGATGGTGGGTATGAGAACCAGGAACGGTACCATTGTGTACATGTGTATGATTGCACTTGTGGGTATGGTAGCCGGTGCGAGGTCATCGAATCGTGGACCATTATATGTACTCGTTGACCCGCCCTTAAATAGTTTCCACGGGGCCAATTTCGCGGTCGGTAAGGATCGGGGAAGACTCATCCAGGATGGATGGGAGGTGTTCGATGCCACCATGTCTTACACATTGACGACCTTCGGGAGGATCGCCACGGTCAACGGCACCACGACCGCGGCCACGGGCTGTTCGCACCTCTGTCCACCGGGGGTCACTCTCCCTGTTGTGGCCCGTGTGATGGGGACTCCCACACATAGGAAGTTTGGACTCTCCTTCGTGCGCCCCCTGATCACCAACGCCTCCGTGTTGGAGGGGTGTGTCGAAGTGGGTTACGAGTGCGATGAGCCGATCACCCCCAACTCCCCGTTGAATCCCCTCTCCATCTTCTTCCACGGATCACCGGAATTGAAGGAGGCACTGTTTGGAAATATCACGTGCACAACCCCCTGGACGCTTGCGTGTGCGGTCATCGAGGTCTTGACAGCCCTCAGGGATAACACACCACCGGATCCCGGGGCCCTCGGTGCATTGCGGGGGTCCGAATACAACTGTCTCCTGGCATATCTCGGGCTCGGGGACCTTCCAGCGAAATCTCCCTGTTGGGCGCAGTTGGGACCGATGTGTTACAGCGGGTACGGGGTGCCCGTCTGTGTCAGCGCGCACCGAAAACTATACGGGCTCATCAAAGCCGAGGAACCCGAGCTGCGCCAATCGATGGACTGTACCATCTCGTCCAAGATCCATAGCCGCGGCGAGGTGATCGGGAGGAAGATAGTGGGGGATATGATCGCGGGGGGGTGCGATAATGTGATCGTCGCCTGTGATCTCCCTTGGACCTTCAAGAGTACAATTGATGACCTCACAATCCCCAATGAGTGCAAACTCTCCGCGTTCACCAACATATCACTCCCCAAGTTCTACAGTGGGAGAAACGCAACCGGGCGGGTAGCCCTCGAGCTGCGATTTGACGCGATATCATGGAGAGCGTGGTTTTCGCGCCAGTGGGAGAGAGCCCGGGTGGTGGCTCGGATCGTGGATACGATGAACAAGGAGTATAGAATGTTGATCATCAACTGGATACCAACCCCCGATGGGATGGGAATCCTATACTCGTTCATGAGTGAACTCTCCCAGTATATCATGACTCTCAAGGGTAGGCGACTCCAATTGGGACTCGTCATCTCCGGTTCGCCGCCCATACTCGAGACGTATGATCTCAAGTGGCTCAAACGGATCGTGAACAGGTTCTACGTCTCGGCCCCGATACAGGTGCAATCAACGATCACGGCCCTGAAGTGTCCAACGCAACTAGATCCATCAATCACATCATGCGGCCTCCCGGATCGCAACTGCCCCGGTCACGCGGGCTATCAACATCTGACCTACACCGCGGCCTATCTCACGAGGCGCATCCCCACCAAACAACTGAGTTTCACGCTCGACCTAACGGGACAGGCGTGGGAGAGACGGTATCTGTCCACCGGGGAGACATGGGGCCTGTGGCGCAACTCCCCCGATACGACACGGGGTGGTGGCATCCCTAAAAACATAATCGATGCGGAGCTCCGCGGTCACCCCTCCACGAGAGTCACCCAGGGGAACGGATGTCACCGCGCAAAGGGGCTGTTGAGCTTCGGTGAGGACCATATACAAGTCCAATGGGCCACCACGGAGGATATCGTGGAGATGATCGATTGGTTGATGGGGAATGGTATTGTGAGTTTCAAGGTGGATCAGGTCACCTATGATACATCACTCCAGGAGCAGTACCACCTCAAGACCGTGGTCGCCATCACGGATGCGGTGCGATTGAGGATGGCCGCATTTGGGATTGTGGAATCCCAAATGGTAACTGGTGGAAACGTATCCCTGAACGAGACCGCGATCTGGGAACAGGCAGATCGCGCCATCCATGGTGATCCCGAGTCCGATGTGACAACAACTTTGTCCCCCATCACCTCGGCCCCGACAGCAAACGGATCGAGTCGCGCGCGTGTGAGACGATCTGCGGTAAGTGGTACCGAGATTGTTCACCCTCCAACCATTCCCTTCACCAGTAACTTCTCCGTTGGCACGGTGGGTGTGCAAGTGGGGTCCGGGCCCCGGGTGGTGTGCCCGGGTGTGATTGCAACGATAGGAAACATTGTTTTCTCGCGCACCCCTTACAAGGAGTTCAAGCGCCTCTCCTTTTTCAAGAGCCTCTATGTTACCTGGTTGGAAAATATGACATCCTGTACACCCCTCACCTCCGGAACCCCCGATCTGATCGAGGCGGCCACGAACTTCCCGAGTACGTTTGCCGTTGATATCAATACCTTCTCCCCAACCAACAGTTCAGATTATTATGTGATAGGCTATGATACACCCGGGGATCTGGTCCAATACACCCCCCTGGTGAAACAATCGTGTGCGTTCATCAACACAAACGAGACCTTCACCCAGAATTACGTTGAGATAGATGATGATTTCTATTACACCGAGCCAACCCCGGTGGATGATGGGTTCATCATCCCAGAGGGTATCAAGTTTTTCATGAGTGACCTGGTGATGGCAGTTGATTACATCAACTTCAACATCACGTGCATGAATTACAATAGTCCCACCGTACAATCATGTATCGCCGCGGTGTGTGCGGCCAACGCCAGTGCGTGCACGACCGAAGCGAGCACAATGTGCTCCCAGGGTACCCCCATCCTCCAAGATTTCGAGCGTAGTAATGAGCTCCTCAAGGCCAGCATCCGGGATTTCGAGCTCGAACACGAGAAGATGAAGATGTTCGCCATTGCCCCGGGTGAAACCGATACGACTGTGGCGACACAGAAATTCGGGCTCTCCATTGCTGCCATCACGATGTCCGGGGTGGCGCTGGCAGCCGCATCCACCGCCCTCGTGGTGGCCACGCTCGCCGCATCCAAGATCGACGCCCTACAGTCACAATTGGACATAACCAGCGAGGTGATAGAGAAATTAGGTAATAGCGTGGCCATCATATCCGCGCGATTGGATAGGAACATCCAGGCCGTGAATGGGAGGATCGATGATCTCCAGAATCAACTCAATAAGCAATTTGCGATCATAGAAAAGAACATGAAACACATCTCAGAGGTGGTCGAGGCCTTCGCCGAGGCCACCAAGAAGAAGATGAGGGAGATCATCACGTACCAACAATGGTACCAACAGATCATCAGTCTAACCCACCAGGTGACCCAGGGAGCCATCCAGGTGGGCTACAAAGTCGGGATGCTCAGGACGTGCATCAAATCCCTCCTGGCGGGCACCATGGCGGGGTGCCCCAGTGAGCTCTCCGTCTTCACGGAACATCCCGGGCTCACGTACAGTAAGACCGTGAAGGCCATGTTGTACAAGGACAAGAAACTCTTCATAGTCAACCAGGTGCCGCGCGCCCTGGACCCCGCCCCTGTGCATCGCTTCATACCGGCCCCATCCATCGTCAAAGATAAGGTGTGCTGGCCGGATTACAAGCTCTCGTACGTGAACGGGAAGGTGTACGCCCCAGTGGAGTGCACCGGGAAATACTGCTCGCCTCCCGTGGAGCCCAAGGACTACCTGGAGTGCCTCGCAACCCCGACCACCTGCAAATATGTGTGCGGTGATTGTTACAGGGGGATCTGTTACAATCGCACGTCCGATGAGCTGGTGGTGCCTTTCGAGGAGATCAACTATAAACTGGCCCTAACGGATCTGGATGGGCCCCTCTTCAACAACATCCCACAGATTATGGTCCTGGAAGATGATCTCGATGATGTCAAGATCGAACTGGAGGCCCTCACCCAACTCAACACATCTGCCAAACTGGAGGATATCACGGATGATATAAATCACATGAAGGAGACCATCAGGGAATACCGGGAGGAGATGGAGAGATTGCGCGTCACCGGGTTTGGTGAATGGTTGGCCTATTTCCTCTACGCTCTCTTGGCGAGTCTCATACTCGGTGCCATCCTGGCTCTCGTGTGCATGGGTATCAAGTGTTACACGGCTCGGCGACAATACGCTGCGATGGCGGGTGGCTATCAGCGGCTCCAGACACCATTATATTGATTATTTATTGTTTTTTCCCCCATTCAATATGTGTATCCGTGTATGTGTATGTGTTATATGATTGAATAAAAGAGATGTTTGAATCCAAAAGCTTCGTTTGTATGTCTTTTTTTTATTTGATATAATCAAGTACAACATGGTTACAACACAGTACATCATGTCAAAGGTTTGGCGGTCTCAGTGCCACCCGGCCTCTCGGCGCCCCATGGACCACGTCCGGTTGATCTTCCCTATCAAATTGCACGATGGTACAGGCATCGGCAAACGTAACTCCCCGCTTCACCCTGGGTGATTTCGGTGCCCCCGGTGATTTCAATGATCCAGTCTTGATGGGCGTGGGAGGTTGCTGCCGTTGCTCTTGAGGCACCTGTCTCACCGCGGTCCCGGGAGAAGGGGTTGACCAGACAGGTGCGAGCGCGTGAACGCTTTTCCTCCCCGCTCCTCTGGATCTGCGCCGGCGCCTGTGTTGCCGGGGCTGTATCGGGACCTTAGGCTCCGCCATGATCACGTCCTCGTGAACCGATGTCGCGGGTACTGGCCAGCTCAGGGTGCTCATCTCGGGCCGCCATGGTGACCCCGGGATCGTCCCGGATTGTGTCAGGGAGGGATATCCAAAGAGTTCATAGCCCCGCATACCGGTCTCCGCGGTAATGTAATTCCAGTAGGTCGGGGGCTGCCGGTCCACGGTTGCAATCTGGATGGTCTTGGAGATGTCATCCAGGATCGGATCCCAACAGTTAAACTGGAAGGTCATTGTAGACAACGGCTGCGCAACCACACGGGCAGATGTGATATTGTTGTTTGAATGGGGTGTTGATCACAAGTCCAGTATCACCAACAGTTAATGGAACCTTCAACACCTTTGTTTTACAGCATGCTGAAATAAGGCTGTGGTTGTCGGTACTATAATATATCTCCATGGTTTTTGGATTCCCGACTTTCCGCAGAGACCGGATGGAGAGGAGGCGCCAGCACCCACCGCAACGGAGGTCGTAGGCGGTATCCTGTGCAGACTCCGGGAGCTCGGTTGTTGGGAGTTGAATCCCGGGGTTCAGGAACTGGTTGCGATTGAAGGTGAACCAATTGATGTACGCATTCAACACATGATAGATCACCCCGATCTGCTCATCCACCCGATCCACACACTTTGTTTTCAGAAGTCCCTCCACCGCAGGTGAAAACTCGGGGAAGATTGTGACCAGTAGCTCCAGTGGATCCTCCACCGTGTACCGGCGCATGATGTCCACAACAATCTGTAGTTTGATATTGGCCTCCGGGCCGATGGTGGGTGTCTTCTTGCAGAGCTGAAAGAGTCGGCGCAGTAACCCCCTACGACCGATCTTGAGGACCCTCGGAAGATACAGTTTCCACTGGGGTGCCCCCCCGGATAGGAGAATTTCGGTACACTCCTCCAATGTATTGGCCCGTTGGCTAAGGTATGGTGCAAGCTCCATTTTTCGGTTTAAAAACCGGGCGAAGCTCATCAACACAATTATCCGAAACTCTCTCCAACTTAAGGGCCTGGGGAGCTCCATTCCCCACACATCTCGAAAAGCCTCATCCTCTGCATACTCTGGTAACTGCTCCTTGAGATCTGCCTCCGAGAACTCAGCCTTGAGAAGACACTTGAAGATCACTCTCTTCTTTTCACTCTGCGTTATCAACCCATTGATCTTTTTGTGAGCAAAATGGAGGCACTCCGTAAGCACATCGGGATGGATCTGATCGGCGGAGCCCATGACTTGGATCGCTTCGATAGTATCAAGGATACGAAACCTTTCCTACCGGTTGTTCAGGGACCTGACAACAAATTGATCTGCGCGTTCATCAACACCACGACCGATGAGATACTGAAGGTGTACCCCGAACACCTTGGGTTTTTTCTCGAAAAGGTCGGTACGGAGCCCGAACTTCGTAAGATGGTCGGGATCGCCCGCCGCGTTATCGACCAGGTGCAAGATCAGACACTCTTCGTGGCCGATGACAAGGTGGAGATTTTCGATGGTACAACGGATGAGCTCCTCGTGGCTGCGAGGGGGGTCCTTGATGAACTGGTGACCTGCTTCGATCAGAAGCGTGTCCAGGTGGCTACCGGGGGTACTCAGAATGAAAACTCATACCCCAGGCTACTGCTACACCTGGAGCTCCGCAGTGCCTGGGCTCCCCATACAGCATTCCTGGAACTTGCCCAGTTGTATGCGACCATCTACCAGAAACATTATGGTCTGGGGGATTTTCTCACCATGGTGGCCAGCATGCTTCACCTGGATGATGTCTGGCCCCTGGCCACGACCAAGCGCATACTCACCCCTCTCTTCATTGATGATCTGGTCCAGGAGGACGTTGAGATGATGGTGAATGGTGCCATGAGAACGCTCACCGAACGCTTCATTGTCTTCAAGCCCTTCAAGGGCTTCATCCTGGAGACGAGCTCCAAGGGGGACCTGAGCGAGAGCGAGGCCCTCGACAATCCCGAGCTGGCAAAGATGATTTCTCTGAAACTTGATCGTGCCCAGATGACTAAAGTGAGTGATCGAGATGCGGCACTGAGAGCGGCCATCCTCACATTGAATGCCTCAACACCAGCTCTGAGGGCTCTCAAGCAGGAGCTCAAGGCCAATGAGGACTTCTTCATGTCGATTGATCGTATGGCACAGCCCCAGTTTGTGAAGCTCGCAAAGAAGATACTCTCTACAACGCACATGATTGCGATCCTCCAGAGCACCCTGAGAAGCTGTATCGTTCCCTGGGGTATCAACGATGTGAGCGGCACCACCACCTCAATGGCCGATACTGAACTACTCACTAAGCTGAGGAGACAGGTGTACGCCCGCATGTTTGCCGACTTCGTCCTGCTCCGCTCTGCCAAGGTCCCAATGGGGGCCCTGGGTATCAGGGATATTGGCATCAAGATGGAGGATAAATACTGGGCACCCAAGAAAGACACACTGGGCGAACAGGAGAAGATTCTACAGCTGTACCACACACAGGGCATGACACTGGGGGTCGAATGGATGAACAAGATTGGGCTGGAGCCCGTTGAGATCAGATCCCAGAAGGAGCCCGGGAAGGTGTTCCCAGTTACATGTCTATGGTCGGTGTACAATGGCACTGAATTCACAGAGTTTGGGACCCTGACAGCCGGGGCTGGCAGTAAAGGTACCGCAACCGGCGCAGCCAAGTATGGAATGGTTGACATGAACGACCACACCAAATTCAAGTACGTGTTCAAGGGCACCCCGGCAGCACCCCCTGCAAGCATCATCGGTCTCGTTCACATGGGGCGAATGGCCCTGATGGGCGTTGTGGGTGTCAGCATCTACATGGCGGGTGAATTTGCCACAGATGAGAATCTCAGTCTGGACCTCATCAGCAGTAACCGAGCAACCACTTCAATTATGCGCAAGATGGGGGAACGCTTCTTCACGGGCTACTTCTTCAACATCAAGGCGGACGATCGACTGGTGAAATCCAGCTTCTCAACAACATTTGGTGTCTTTGGTTCCAAGGGCCGGGCCTTCCTGAACAAGCGGTCACCCAACGAGTCTGGGCCCCTGAGCAGGAGTGCCCATTTCAACAACAAGCTCGAATGGCTCCGCAAGAAGGTGATCGCAAACCCCGGGCTGGCCAAACAGATGAGCAGAAACATAAATGCCCTCATTGAACGCTATGACACTCGAGCAATGGTGCTGGACCAAGTTGAGACCAAGAGCCTCTTCTACCTGAGACCGATCCTCATGACACCCTACAGGACCGAGATCCCCATGACAACGATCCTGAGTAAGCGGGGAGACTTCAGTAACTCCCCCGTGCTGCTGCACACGAATATGCTGGTAGCGAGCATCTCGGCGACCAGTCTCCACTTCACACTGCCACAGGCACCCGTGTTCAACAAGTGGGATCAGCATCAGGTGTATGGTGTCATCATCGAACACAACCGGGGCGTGTACAGTGAGGCAACGCGGTCCAGCTGGTCCACCATGGGAGGCACACCGTCACTCGGCACAGATACCGGTGTTGACTCCCTGATGTGCTCCCTACTTGCACAGGTCTGTGATGATGAACCGGTCACATCCGAGATGATCAACATGTTCTCCCTGGACAGGGCTCGCTACACGGCCGTTGTTGAGCGCCTCACCGCAACCGGTCGTTTCCAGGAGACGGAACCCCGTGTGTATGGGGATGATGTCAACATGGACGATGCAGTCACTGATTCTGCAACCACCAGTGGTGAAGGAACTACAACACTCGTGTTCCAACCATTTGAAAAGAATGGAGGCTCCAAGCGCGCAGCTGAAACAATCCGTGACCTGTGGGGTGGCCCCCCTACCAAGATGAGCAGAATTGATGGAGATGATGATTGAACTATTTGTTGTTGAACATGTTATGACGTTTTTATGTTTTACTTGAGTTTCAATAAAAAACCAATAACCGTATTTTTCCTCTCAATCTCTTTTATTATGAAATACCACACACATGGGGTTGATAACTTGGTGATAAACAAAGGTCTCTAGACCTTGGTCATAAACACATGGGGTTGATAAACAAAGGTCTCTAGACCTTGGTCATAAACACATGGGGTTGATAACTTGGTGATAAACAAAGGTCTCTAGACCTTGGTCATAAACACGTGGGGTTGATAACTTGGTGATAAACAGAGGTCTCTAGACCTTGGTCATAAACACATGGGGTTGATAAACAAAGGTCTCTAGACCTTGGTCATAAACACATGGGGTTGATAACTTGGTGATAAACAGAGGTCTCTAGACCTTGGTCTCATATGACATTCCCACCCTGGACTTATATACAAAAAAGAGAACATTGGTTGTGATGATCAATGAGTAGTTTATTCAGGAGAAAAGGGGTTGTACAAACATTTATGGATAATGAAGCATGCACATGATAAGAGTGTTATGATAGACCCCACCCGGGATCTACATCACATTGCTTGAAAGAGAAGGGCCGATTCATCCGCGGCCGCGATGTCATCATCATCCTGATAGGTTTGGAACTTGGGTGTTGCGCGCTTCACGGAGCGCTTACTTGTACCACCCCGCTTTCTTTCACCGCTCGACTCGGTGGGGGGAGCCGATCCCGTGACCGCACCGGTATCGTGTACCGCGGGGGCCGTTGAGCGCTGTTGCGGCTGCTGTGGTTGGTGCTGTTGTGCCCCCGATCCGGCGAGCACCCGGGTCTCCCGTTGTTGATGGTGTAGTTGTTGGTGTTGGAGTTGCTGCTGTTGGTATTGCTGCCCCATACGAGGCTGGGAGATGGGGGCGACCCCCGTCGCACCCGCCGTTGAGAAGGGGAACTGGGTGGACTCCAGGGGCGTGAACCGGAGCGGTTCACCACCCGATTGCAATCCCGAGGATGATGGGTATGGAGCGTGATATAGGCGTCTGCGCAGAGCAGCTGCGCGATATGCGACAGCCAGGTGATCTCCAAAGGAACCCATTATGTACTTCAAGGAATTTTCCGAGCTCGCACCCTCTCCCGCTCAACCCGATGCGGGGTACAAGGTGTTTTTTGTAATAGGTATCGCGAAGGGATCGCTCAAGCTCGGCGCACTTGGGGTGACAAATGGGAAGTATGTGGTTCACAAGAAACTCCCGGTTGTGCTCCCAAATAGATGGGGTTACTGGGATCCTTTTCAGGCGTTTGTGCAATATGGGTCCAATTACCTCCAAGTATTCTTCAGGAGTGTTCCCGAGGTCGTCGTTAATCAGATCTGTTCAGCCCACAAGCTTCCACAGGTGGGCAACACTCTCACCAGAGAGATCTGTGGCTTTGCCACCGATTGGGTCAGGAATCTGATTGTCACGATGGTCACCCAGTCGGATATCCGAACGGGGCTCGGTCAGAGGTTGGCGCTGGTGGAATTCATGAAAGAAACATTTCCCGGGGATTACCTCATCAGGACCCATCTCCCCCCGTTGGTTGGTGGCTTGTATACCACCGTCAGCTCAACCGAGCCATTCAACCCAACGGGGACTCCGGCCTTTCTCAGCGCCTTTGACGATCTCTTTTCGGCCGGGGAGGATTCGACCGCGGCCAAGGATCTCATCCCGGTGATCAACTTCCCCCGGGTCCACCTGGACGTATGTGAGGGGGGCTGTGAGACCACGGGGCTGGTCTATGATCTGACACATCGGATCATCGCTCACATCAGGAAAATCTACAGTGAGAACACAAGTGGGAAAGTGATCCCCTTCCTCACCATCCTCACTGCACTCATCACGAGCCGAGAATATTCGGTATTACATCCCGAGCAACCAACCCGAAAATGTCTCCATGGGACTGGCAATAAGCATTTTGATACTGTTTTGGGCTATGTTGTACAAATGTTATATCTTGGTGATGTACGTGTATGTTATAACTAAGCAATGTCATAGGCAGCAACGCTCCCGGGTGTGATGGGCATGTTGCTCAGCTTGAGGTCGGCAAGCACCGTTGCGTTATCATAATTGTTTCTTGCATTGATTGCTGTTCTTACTGTCTCAATAAACTGATCAATCACAGCTGTTCCGCCCAAGAGTCTTAAATCTATTGCACCACTATCAATTGTGTTTTTCTTGATTGATAATGTGCGCACAAGTTCCTGGTTGGTGTGTAAAATAGTGTACCTCTGTTTGATGCCCCGCTGTATGATCACCCCCTCTGTTTGGACAGCGAGCATCTGTTGCTCCAACCAGTTCTTGCGTCTGTCATCCGCTTTACCTATCCTCTGCTCAAGATCCTCGAGTTTCTTATTGATTGCCTCTACCCTCATATCATCCTCAATGGTTGCCTGTTTGATCCTATCATTTTGTATCTCAAGGGCATCCATCGCCCCCTGTAATTTCTCTGCCAATATCTCCTTGTTGTGGTGAATCATCTCCTCCTCGAGGAGTCTCTGTTTCTCAATAACCTCTGGTAACACATAAAAGACCTCATAAAAACTACTCATGAAATCAAAGATGCGCCAGGCGGTCATGAGAACCACATCTGAAAAAACCATCTTGACACGCTTGGATATAGTTTTAAAAAACCAGTCGTTTATTTTTATAGTGTACAATAAATACATTGGTAATACACTAATAATACATATCATTGATAGACAGACACTTTATACTGCATTCAGGTCAATGCGCATGGAGGTTGTCACACCCGTGTATTTTCCAAGCTTGAGCGAGAAGCCGTATTCCATGTCCCCGTAGATGGCTCCATTGTACAGCGACTCCCCCAAAACCTTTGGTGAGAGTGCCGCGACCGTGGGGGGTACCATCTTGTTGGTGGATCTGAAGACGTGTTCACCGTTCTTGCCGATGACATAGTTATCTGCAAAGACGAGCCCCAGGGTTTCCCTGTAGATGTTCCTGTCAGCCGGGACGGAATCCACGGTTCGCTTCAGGATCTCGAGATCCCGCATGTAGTCCACGTTTGAAAAGATCACGGGGAGGGTATCAAAGACCGTACCCCTGTCAACGGCGGAGAGGATCATCGTGTACGCGTGATCACAGGCCAGGTTCAATGTGTTCACGAGTGTCCTGAGCCTGTCGAACCCTGCCCCGAGCCCGGTGATGAGCGTTGGGCACTGGGAAAAGAGGCCGGTGACGGGGTCGGCCTGGTTCAGAGGGTCCAGCTTGTAACGACCGGAGAGCGCGAGGATGTTTGTGATGGGTGAGGCGCTCGTCTTTGTCTCTGGGGTGAACCCGTTGTAGGCATCAAAGATTGCAATCGCGTACATGTTCCTTGGGTTCAGATTCACTCCCATCCCGTTGATGTCCGTACAGAAGATGTTGGGAATGTACACTCCCAGCTTGTCGAGCCCTGAGGGCCCCACCGCCATCTCCACACATTGGGTCCACACGTGCTTGGCTGTTCCATCGGCCACCGGCATCCCGGCGTACATGTTTCCGGTGATGTATCTCGCGGCCTTCTGGGGCAGGATGGCCATTCCGTGCCCGGTGAATCTGGTGGTCCTCACGCAAAAGTAGGACCACCCGGAGTAGTACTTGGCATCAAAGTGCCGGAGGATGGTCTCGGCATTGATCATGGTGGATAGGTGGAGGTGATACAGAAAGCCCATGTACGAGTTGTTCGTACCAAATGTTTTTGCAATCAGTTTTGATCTCTCTATCCAAATTGGTCGCGTCAGTCCGACGTGGGTATTGGGAACGTAACCCCATAGCTCGGTGGTATCGCCACTCCTCGATAGGGTATTGGAGACGAAGCATGCATTCTTGTACGTGGGGATCACCAATCCCTCAACCGCCACATCCGTGGCCACGTACTGTTCCTTATCCTCAACGAAGAGGGTGTTGGAGAATATGGGTAGTACAGCGGCATAGGCCACGTTCAGGAAGAGGTTCTCGGCGTTCGTACCCCTGTATGTTCTGCAGATGGAGTTGGTCATGTGGCCGGTGCTGAAGAGACTGTACTCTTCATCATCAAACATGGTGTTGAATATATCCTGGATGGCACAGTACCCCTCTCTCAGGGTGCGAGTGAGTTCTTGGACGAGGGGGATATCTCCTTGCAGTGCTGCAATGTGTTCGGCATCATCGAAATATTTCATGATCAGCAACTGGCAATAGGGGTCGGAAAGGGGTAAGTAGCGTCCCCCCCGGTGCACCAGTCGCGCGACCACCTTCTTGTCTAGAGACACGGTGTCGCTTAGTTTTATTTTGCGGAGTGTCATCACATCCGCGACACCGGTCCTGTCCGTGTCCGCCAGGGCGGTACGCACGAGCTGACAGTAAGTCAGCATCTCCTTGTTCTGGCCCACCGTCTGCACCAGGGATGAGAGTACCCCGACGGTCTCGTTTTGCTTCATGCTCAGCGGGCTGGAGTTGTACATGCACACCCTGGGCATCGCCGCGAGGGTTTCACCAGATGTGCGTCCATCAGCGACGAGTGTCAACTTCCCTGTCACCCCGGTTGTGGGTGCCACGATCAGCATCATTCTCGGATCAAACTCAAAGATCGAGTGCTGTGATGCCATCTTTCTCTCCCACTCGGGCTCCAGAAACAGGCGTGCGGTCTCCACCTCGTCGAATGTCTCCAGGGGGTCCACCAACTTGGCGAACTTTCTGGCAAACGCGGCGATATCAAACGCCTGTTTGTTATCTGCGTAGAAGGTCCTGTGGAGATCCCTCAGTGTAATCTCCTGCACCCTGTCGCCCCGGTCCATATCCATGATGTACGTGGATGATGGTGAACGGAGCGCGACCATCGCGGGGGTAATCTCATCACCCCCGGGTGTCGGTCCGTAAAATGATCCGGGCGCAATGCTGTCATAGATCTTGGGGCACGTTCCCACCGTGAAGAAGAGTCGTTTGATACACTCCTGTGTCATGGTGGTCTCCACGCTCGTGTTACCGTACATGGAGAACTTGGTCGAGTCCAGTGGGATGATGGGGATTGCTTCATTGTTTCCGAGATGCACCGCAAGCACGTTGTCCACATTTTTCAACCCCCCGTACTTGGACCGAGCAGTCTCGGTTGTGATGAGGGGTAGTGGAGCATTGCGCGCTCTCAGGGCCGCATCCGGTGGGATTGTTCGTCCAAATGTTGCAATGGTTGGCATCCCAGCTGCCCCGTTCACGTTGTAGATGTACATCTCATCCGAGCCACTCACGTGAGATTCACTCAGGTGACGGTCCAGGGAGCTGTTCTGGAAGACGGTATTGGTGGTCACCACCACTCCGTCTTTCGGGGGGAGGTCGAGGATCTTGAGCCCCGTGTGCAGGAGTGACAGCATGTTTTTGGGATTCCTGTTCAGGGACCCGCAGACAATGTTCTCCAATTGACACGCCTGGATGATGGCCCCATCAGTCAGGTCATTCTGGCGCGCGGCCTCCTTCAGGCCACACATCTCCCCCAGGAGCGGCTGGCGGGCACAGAACTTTGCATGTTCCAAGAGAACAGAGAGATCCAGTGCCGTCTGCATCGATTCGAGCTCTCGGATGATGCTCTCGGAGATGAGCGCCGGGTCGTTTGTATAGAAGAGTTCCATAGTGTCTATTTCCGTGCTCACAATCTTCCGCTCCAGTGACACGATGATATCGTAGGTTGTTGTGGTGGACCCGCCACCAACCGTCTGGAGGTTGCCCGTTTGAGCCACGCGCTGCTCCGTGAGTTCAAACAGCATATGGAACTCGGCCTGGGCCTGAGGCAGGGATGCGGGCCTGAAGGTGTCTGACACCAGGCGCAGGAAAGCGCCGAGGTTCCCCGCCTGGGCTTTGGTTAGGTAGCGCCCGATGGTGATCTTGAGCAGGGGTACAATTACCTTTTGCCCAAAGTCCCTCATGTTCAGCCCCGGTCCCGCCGTCCCGAATGTCTGGAGAGACGCGTTGGCCGGTAGGTAGAGGTCCTTGAGGGCCATTGCATTGTTGATGAACCATTTGACACCATCGGGGAGCCCGGAATCGAATGGTGAGCGGGTGTGACCCACCGCCTTGAGTACGCTATCGTCGAGTCTAAAGAGGTTCTCCATGGTAAAAATGAGTGTGGAGTGTCTAGCACAAGAGAGATTCGAGCTGCGGTGTTGGTCACTTGTTTATACTACTGATGATAGACACCAGATTAGTAGTACTATTTTTTGCCGTTGCTCTCTCCCACCGGTCCAGTTCACGCACGATCGCGGTACCCGCTTCCAGGTTGTCCGCAATCCGTGTATCCACAGCCTCCGTCGCGACACCCCCGAGCACACCCGGTGCCACCTCCTTGATTGTATTGAGTCGAATGGCTTGTCTGTAATGATCCACCGCCCTGATCGAAATATCCGATGTTAAATGATAGTCTCCATCAGATAATATATCATAAACCTGTGTCTTAGTGAACTGCGCACGGAAAAACTGCCCGATTGCAATGTATACCTCCGGGCAGCAACAGCAGCAGAATGCCAAAAATGACATTGTCACATTGGTATTCAGAGATCAGATACCATACACCCCAACCGTTGACGATGTCGCGCTCAACAATTTAATAGCTATCATTCAAAAAACCCACGGGTTGAAACAGTACACCATCAGGATGATCTCCGGAACAGAGTTCTGGGGGGTCATCAGGGGGGTGTTCAATGACGATCGGATCTTCGGGAACACGGTGTCTGAGATGATGAACAACCTCAACCTGACATATGCCATAGACGATTTCTGTACCAAGCAGCTCCTGGAGCTATTCCCGGATCACGTAACGGAAATGCAACACCTGGCGGGGCTCCTCAGTAAGTCGCTGGGGCGAACCGGATTCTACAGACACCTCACGGAGACGTTCAAGCGCCACATGCTCTGGAGCGTCCTCACCAACTTCTCCCCCGTTGCATATTACCCGGCGGGCACCATCTCTCGCGCGGACGAGACGCACAAACTCTTTGGGCGAGAGATCGTCGATGGGTTGAGGAGGGTTGAGGAAACGGTCCTCACCACCCCGGGGTTTCGTGCCCTGATCGACCCTCCCAAGGTGGGCGGTTTACTGAGGCTCATCCCCGGGATTCCGCCCAACACGGCACGCGCGATAGGGATGGTGTACGAAACGATCAGGAAGAGCCTAACGCTCGAGGAGGCGCGCACCCTGGGGGTGACGCTCATCGAACTCCTCAGGCGCCAATATTCGGGATACCTTCCCGTGGTTCCCCAGGTGGATCTCACGGAGACCGTGATGTTGTACGTTCATGAGCTGGACAAGTGTCTCCTCATGGATAAGCGTGGACGGGTGTTTTACGCGATGGGTGAACCCATAAGCAGAAGTCAACCACTCAGCTCCCCCGTTTCACAGATGAGCGCCTCCACAATGAAGTTCCAATCCCTCTTTGATGATTACATGCGGGCGGCCGCGATGAACGCGAAGCGCACCGTGGTGACGGCCCCACAACCCACCCCCTTGGTCGACGGTCGGACGCCCATCACCAGGGAATTGAACGATGGGCAGATCTCGAAAAACGTATTTGACAACCTCATCCAATTCACCGGACAGATGAACTTTCACCGGCGCACGGCCGTGGCGGAGGCGTCCGGTCTCACGGTCAACCCCCACATGGCTACACCCACAAACACCGCGTTGGCGCACATGTTGCGCACCAACAGCGCGAGTCTCCAGGAGGATATGTTACATGAGCTCAACAATAGGATCGGTGCCCTCACGGACCACTCGACTCGATTCACCAGCCTCAGGACCGTGATGTCCGCGTTACAGGTCCGCAACTTTCACGCGGTGGGTGCGCAGATGGAGAGTCTCCACCCCGATGATCGCGAGCTGGTCGCTCGGGTCCTAGCCACCGTGGCAAACGATGGCTCCCTCCAAGAACCCCCTGAGATCCATCGACTCCCCGAAAATACAAAACTCCTATGTTCATTTACCACCAACATATCTCTCCCGGAGGTGGAAGAGCTGCTCCACCTCTGGACGATCACATGGGAGACTGTCTTCTGTGGTCGCAATCTCTTTACAAGAAGAAAGCACGCACTCCAGTATACCACCACGGGCAAACATGAGAATGAGCCTGGACAGGGCATCCAGGCCACCTTCATGGACATGTTGAACACACCGGGTGTCCTGATGGATCGTCTATACCCAACAAAAGTCACCAAACTGACGTTCACGGAGCTGATGGTGTTGAGTGAAAAGGTGGAGACGGTCACGCTCCCGGAGATCTTCGCCGCCCAGATAGGCCTGAACCCATCCGAGGTGCGACTCAAGAAACAAGAGATCCCGGGAGAGACCTCAGGTGGTACGATCATCGCGACCGAAGTGGCCGGAGAACTCGGTGTAGATGGTCGATTCATATAAATGTATGCCATGCTTGTATTTGTTTACAATCAATAAAGACATGGAAACTCCATATTTGGTTTACAAGTCATTTATTTCTTCACACAACATGATACAAACATACAATGAACAGTTGCAACAAAGGCGGGTTTCAATCCCGAAAATTAAAAGGGCCAGAGAAATGAGAGCCTCGAAGATTGTCTTGCCGCGGCTGGATTCTGGGCAACTACGACCGGTTGTGGGGCTGGAGGTGGTGGCATCATCGTGGTGGTTGGTGCGAGTACCGGTGATGGGGACTGATCACCGTCGCGCACAGCCCTTTTCTTGGCTGTCACGTAGCAGTAGTCACCGACTACCTTTATCGTGCCCTCGAGTCCGTACAGGACCTCAAGACTCACGACTTTATCCGAGGGGATCTGGAACTTGATGCACACCATAGAGCCCCGTTGGGTCAATGTTGAGCTGATATTATTGGCGCGAAGATTCTCCCTGAATATCGCACAGGGGTCGGATGTCTCGGGAATCTCCGCCGCCCACTGTCCCAGAGATGTGCTGGTTTGGTACTCACCAAATATATCTCTCCAGATGGTCACATTCTCATAGAGCATCTTGTCAATCACGGTCAGTAGTTGATCCATTTTTTCCCGCCCGGGTATTATTCACAGATGGATAATATCTTGTGCGCTTTCACTGCAAATGCCTCGATGATCGATTCGAGCGTGGTATGGTCTGTCTGTAGTGACTTGAATTGTTTAATAGCCGCAACTAGGGTGGTGTTACGATCGCGACTGAGCGCCTTCCGGGGTAGTAGACAATCAACATCATCGGAGATACCCTGTGCGTGCCAGGTCCCCGAGGTAGTCTTCTGTGCCACCTGCCCGGTGCTGATCAACTCCTTGTACACATGGGTCTCTAGACCGACCGGGATAGCCTGTTGACACATGGGGCACGTACCCGCCGCACCTCGCTCCCCGATGAGGTCCAGGATCTCACTCGAACACGTGAGTCGATTGGTATCCGTGATCTCAAAGATACCCAATGGACCCCGTTTGGTCCGGACAATCTCCATGTGTGCCTGTGCGCGTCCATCCGCGTTATCGGACTCCACGGAAACCTTCTGTTTTGCAACCTTGTAACCCAAGGCAGCAATCTTATCCGTCCAAAACTCCCGATCCCCCTCCAGGGATGCTTTGAGCGCGGCAATACGCCCCCGGTTTTCACTCTGCAGCTTCTGTATCCGCTGACTTGCATTTGATATACTGGTTAATTTTTTTTCTAAGAACGATTCGTTCAGCTCTTTCCACCTTGAAAGAAGCTCCATGGTGCCACTCAATGAGTTGTCTACCATCGTGCACAATGACCGTCTTCTCAGGGGTTTGCTGGATGGTGATCTTCTCCCCAGGGTTTGTTGATATCATGACAACGAGCTCCTTAAACGAAGCTACTTTTCGGGCTTCGATTAAATGTGCGCCATATGACATCACGAGGGGCATTAAATCGGTGGTTAGGAGGAGGGGTGCCAAGTGAACCATCTCACAGTTCTTGTAACGGAACTGACCCGTTCGTTGGGCGAACGCCATTGAAAATCCATTGAAGTGGGGCGCGCACTTGGGTAGCATGTAGGCCCGGTATTGAAGCCACGTCTCGGGACCCCGGAGACCATTCTCATGCGGGTGGTCGATGTAATAAGATTCATTCGCCCACAGGATGATGATCTTGTTGGGGGTATTGAGGAACCCTCCGAAATAGAGCACCATCATATTACAGAACCAATTCAATTTCACATCGACCTCCAGGAGAGAGTAGATGGGATATAGCGTCTGCCCGAGATCCCCAATGGTTTCGTGCGTCAGTCGCTGGGTGTTGATGGTCATCGAGATAAATAGTTGGTTGGTTGTCTTGACGGGGCCCATCAGGTTGATGCTGGAGAAGAAGAAGGGCGTGAGGAAATCCTTCTTTTTCGTGGATTCGATCATGGTAGTCATCGGATTCTGTACCCCATAGAGATACGTGGTATAATTCAGGTTGTTGATCACATCCCGGTGACTCCCCACACTATACTCCCCGTGGCTCTTCATGATGAGGTTGAAGTATGATTTATACACGGGTTGTATGAGGGGCTTACAGTTTGCAGTGTAATTCGCGGACCGATGATCCCCGGTGGTGAATTCAATCCTGGTGCTCTTTGCCCCAAAGAGATTCCCCAGCTTCTTCTTATCCGTCACAAACCTTGCCGCGCCCCTCTTGATGATATTACTCTGGATGGTTTTGTGGTGACCCCGCCCCACGGTCCGCACCATGTGTTGGCGATTGGTGACCGTATTTACGTGTTTCACGTGTATGAAGAAGGCGGGCTCCGATGTGTGGATGCGGAGAATGGTGTTACTCATCAGAAAGCTCGGAGGTGGCGGTGTCCATCCAGCCACAGTACTTGTCCCAGAATTCTTGGTACGCCCCCATTCCAGGATGTGTTCTCCGATACCACCAGAGGGTTGCACCCCACACGATCCTATCAACAACTGCCTCAAAATCTGTTCCATTTTTATGAATCAATTTCGTGAGCTGGTCCCGGGGCAGCTCATCGGTCTCCACGGTTGTTACGAAGCCCCTCCGTACAAATCTCTTATCCACGATATTTTTTCGGGAGATGGGGAGTGCACACGAATGTTTAAGGTCCCCGATGAAATGCATTACCGGACCATCAACGGCGATCGCACGACGGGTGAAATATAGCACCTGCATCACGAGGTCGTCGTGTCTCCCGGCATACACACCGCACAGGTGGAGCTTCCATATCACAACCAGGTTCTTCAGCTCGGGGATGATCCTTGAATGACAGAGCGTTTGAAAAATCGGGGTGGGGTTCTCGGCTCTGATGTTGGTGAGCATATAATCGAGATTCCTGGTCCAGTAATCACCTCTCTCGGTACCCTTGGTGGTGATCAATTCTTCTATCACACGTATGATATCTTCAATCTCGGTTGTTTCGCGCCAGACTCTCTGAGTGAGCGCCCGAAAGAGTTCATCGCGATCGATCACAGAGGCATCGGATCCCATCTCGGAAAACGCCCCGTGCACACGCCAGTTCCAGGTTATATAGGTGCGGCGACTTATATCAAGTATACGACCCTGTGGTGCTATCAGATTGAAGAAGCCGCCCATTCGATCCCAGAATCCAGGACTGGTGAGCTTGGTTGTGGAGAGCATCCACCCAACGAAGGCGGGGTAGTCGGTTATTGAGACGTTCATCATGGGGAGCATCGAACCTATTGTCACACTCCTGGCCCTTAGAGAGACGGGTTATGAATGTGATAAGCTCCATGAGACACTCGCTATCGAAGCCGAAAAGTTCGGGATAGAGTGTCTCGAGACCCTCGACCAGAAAATCGGCCAGAAGTTGGAGAGTGCCTTCCCCGGGTGTGACACGGAGGAGTTCTTTCGCATCTGTGGCGACTACACTATCACACCCAATAAGGTGAAGAAGGCAGAGGGGCAGTGCGCGGTGGCCGGACTCGTCAACTCTGGCCTCATGGGGTTCTCATTGACACCCATCCCGACATCAAAAACGAGGGCGACCCTCTTTCAGCCCATCAACTGGGCGAAGGTCAAGAGTGAGCTCACATGGAAGACGCTTGGGAGGAAGCGACTCGGACCGGGCGATGGCCAGACATCCCAACGGACGACGAGGACGGAGGTGCTGGTTGAGGCAACCATCGTCGCACCTCTCATGATGTTGTACAATGAGCTCTCCTTGGAACTCTTGACACTCGACCTCTCTATTATCAAATGTATTTATCAATAAATAAAACTTCCAGAAAAAACACTTCTGTCTCAGTTCTCATTCTTTTCCATTGGTTAGGTTGGTTTCAAAAAAAGATCACCGGTTGTTAGTTAGGACCGGGCTTAGGTCCGGATATCTAACTCACTGGGGGTAAGTCGGGTAAGTCAAGAAAGACAAGTAAAATAGTTAAGTTGGGTCAAGAGAGATGAGTAAAATCTGATCTCCATATCTGTACCAGGGCTTGAGATAAAGCTAAAGGACCCCTGATTCAAATCTACCAGAGTCATACCAATGAATGATGAACAAGTGAGAGAAAATAGATTTCAAAAATTTTATTGTTTTTCACATCATCAAACATACACAAAACACCTTTCACATCCCCGCCCGGGGTTTCTTGGCTCCCTTGCGGAGATCCCCTCTGGTCTGTATCAGCTTCGTCAATCCGGTCGTCAGACTGTTGAGACACTTGATGTTCTTTTCATTGGGGGATACGAATTGAGAGCCGTTGGCCGTGACATACATCGCAAAGTCGCGACCGATGGCCATCCCAGCCCTGTAGTGCACATCGATGAGCGTGTCGAGCTGATACTCCATTTTCTCGATCGGGTCCTTTATCCCGTGGCTGAAATGGAGGTTGATGATGTTCCAGTCCGCGAGATCGGGGCGCACCATGGCGAGAAATGACATTGCTGAATCAATCTGTCTGCTCGCAACCATCGGTTCCATCGCGGTCGCGAGACTCGTGCCATTGTCACTTCTACTGGCACAGATGGGACAACTCCCCGTTGTATCCACCTGCTCAACCCCCGTTATCACATCCGGACGGGCCCCCGCATTGACCAGAAAGTCGTGCCCGGAGAAGTTGACACCCCACGGCTTATCCGAGTCCCCGTGACCATGGGATGGAGATGGGGGTGCATCCCCCGAAACGGTATCCCTGAGCGCATTGCCATTATTTAAAATGTTAATGGACTCGCTCACGCTATTGAAAACATCCATGGTCTATATACTCAATCAAGATGACACAGCTTAATGGAGATATTTTCGACGGGGTTCAGTTGACGATCCTCCTAGATGAGGTTGAGAAGCGCGGTAGGTGTCTGGTGCTTGCACCGGGGGGCCGGTCCGCGCGACTACATGATAGCAAAACCTGCGGGATCTGTGCCCGAAAAAAGCCGGATCGGAGTCTCTTCGCGGCATACTTCGCGGGGCTCCCTGAGGAGGATCACATCAGGAGTCGCCACTTCCAGTTCTTCAATGATTTCGGTTACCTGATGCGCCCCGCCGAGCTGGACGCGTACACGACACCCATTATTGCACCGATGGCTCCCGGAGTCGTGGAGTGCATCGTGATCTACAATAAGGTGCAACACATACCCGCCGCGGCACTGAAACCACTATTAGCGCTAGACGCACAGTATGAGTGGAACACCATCACGCAGCAGTTACGCATACACACCCCAAAGATACAGACCTCGAATACCGAAAGTCGAAGATCGACCCTAGTTTCAATCCGCGATGTCGCAACCTCCATCAAGCGCAAGCGGTGCCACGAAGATAGCGACCCCGTGGTCAGTGTTGATCCGGCGACCGGATGGAGAAGCGGGTCGCTACAACCTACAACGGGGGGACTACGAGAAAGTCTCACACGCAGAGTTCAATGAAGCCCCAGATAAACACCCGCACGTGCCCGTGTTCTGTGACCGGTGCTTTGGCTCCGCGGACTACCAGGTGGACACGGGGAAGTTTCGCACGTTCGTGGTCGGCACCTGTTGTATCTTTTCCCCCCAACACGCGGACCAAGGGTCCATCCCCACCGAGATGCGCAAGTATCAACAACCCATAGGTGCCCATCAGACGATGGTCCAGATGGCACCCGGGGTGTTCAAATACTCCCATAGCATACAGATCGGAACTGTGTTGGGCTACTGGCATGTACACAAGGATGAACGCATCTATCTCAACATGATAGGAGGCGTAGATGAGTCCCTACCCCCCGCGAGACGGTGCGTGGATACATTCACCGATTCCGAACTCCCCTGTGCGCTCAGCCTGGGTACGCTCAACACGGGAATGAACGAGGTGATACTCGAGTGCAGTCTCGTCCTGATCCCTGCCCGTAAGGGCTGTCACGCAAAGATATACACGGGGGAGACCGTGCACACGGGTCTGGAGCGATTCTGCTTCCAGCCCCACTCATCTCTCTCACAGAGACTCCTGGCAAGCTTCGGTGCGAGCACGGGTGAGGGATCGGACTGTGTCGTTGAGGACGAGGAGTTCTACAAGGCACACATCGATGCGTTGAACAACTATATTAAACTACTCCGTGTCATATATACACACAAGGGCGAGACAGATATTGAAAAGTATTTGATCGAGGGATCGAAGCTCTACTCGGAATTAGTGGGTGAATCCTCCAAGGTGTTGAGTGCCAATATGCAAGCCTACCCGCAACAACAAGTGTCCACGGAGCGAGCGGGATCCTCGCACGCGCCACAGGGAGGAAGCTCCCGGGGATCATCCGTTGAGTGCCAGGGGCAGTCGGCAATGGGGGGTTACCCCCCACCCCATCCCGGGATGCCGGGCATGGGCTACGGTCATCATTTTGCGCCCCAGATGTGCAGTGATTCGGGCCTCGCAACGCATTATCACCCACCATACCCCGGTTATTACAATCAGGGTTACAGCAACTATCAGATGCCACCGGGATTGCCCGGACACATGGCAATGGGGAGCGTGCAACCTCCCAATCCCTACGCGCTTCCTCCGCACGTCTATGGATCGCAGCCCTACATGGGTCATCCACAACCCCCCGCCTCCCGTGCAGAACTCCTCAAGGCAGAATTGATGGAGACGCTGGGTCTCGCACCCAAACCGAACGCGGTACAGGAGGGCCTCCGTGGACTCATAAGCGGAATCCTGGACAGTGAGCTCAAGGGTTACGGCCTCAAGCGGGGAGCCCGGGCGATCGCGGATCACGAGAGCGGTGAGGAGGAAGTTGCCCCCGTGAGAACCAAGCGGCCCAGAGAAGAGACGCCACCGCCACCGCGGACTCCTGCGAAGAGCACTGCCGCGGCCCCACCATCCGCGGAGGCCATCGTGAGCGCGCCCTATGGTGAATTTGATGCCGGGCTCACATCAAAGATTGGCCAGGTTGGTGAGACCGTGGAAAAACTCAGTCGGGTTCTCGAGACTCTGGTCTCGACCACGAGTCGCCTGGACCCGGTACCCCCACCCCCTGTGATTCCCGCCCAACCAACAAATCCCGCACATCCACTCCCTCCACAGCAGCCGGTTGGACATGTCGCGATGGTGCAGAACACACCGGGCATCAACGGAGAGCCGTTACCCCCGGGTGTTGGGGCAGCAGGTCCTCTCCCGGTGGCGCTACCACCACCTCCTCCTCCAGCCCCCACGCCCATCTCGGCCACCCCATTATCAACTTCTACCCCGCGCACCCTGGAGGCTTCCATCCCTCACACCGTCAGCGGCAACGCATCTAAAGCACCACTGGGAAGTGACCCCTCATTTGCCATCATGGCGGGGCTCTGAGCAAATGGTTTGCTCCCATCAGCCAAGTTTATTATTTTATTGAATTGTATTTTTCTGACCTGTTTGTATAAAATGTGCTTGCAATATAAATAAAAAGACTTGAGATGATATTATGGTTCAATGGTTTTTATTCATCAACATATGATACACATACACAAAGACACATGAAAATAATTATATGGGTGATTAGTGCCACTCGGCAATCTTCAGACTCCGGAGAACTGTTTGATGAATGCGTTGAAGTGGAGACCGGGTTCCGTCACACCGTCATTGTTGCACCAGACCTGGCTCTGGGGGTTGCTCGGGGATGGGTTTGCGAGGGTACTCGAGTGGTACATCCCAATGGTCCCAAAGTTGATATTGTTCAACATGATCCCCGCTCCATCCAGCAGCTTTTTGATGATCTCCACCTGGTCACTCGTGAGTGCGGCTCCAACCGCCTCCTTGGTGACAGTTCCACCCTCTGCCAGTGTAGTGAAGAGCCCCCCGACGGCCTTGTCGAGTGATAGCAGGGCACCATATAGATCAGCCATTCCATAGAGGAGTTCGGAACATCCCGCGGTCGTCACATCTCTCGTGAGCTTGTGTAGCAGCTCCCTGGTGACCATGGGGTCAATCTTTTTCACAGCCATGAAACCGCCCCATAGTGGGCCCATGCGCACAAATGCCGCGTTGTTGCAGAGTCTGCGCGTTCCGGGCTTCTTGTACGCCCTGAGCTGTGCCTCGACATCCTCGGGTTCCGGGAACTGGACTGTGAACTGATCTCCCACCCGGAGATTGTCACGGCCGGTGTTGAGCACGGTGTAGAGCTTCCCGGGGATGACATCGATGCTCATCGGTTCGCTCATGAGACCCCCGGTCTGAACGATACCAACCGGCATGTGGATGGGCGGTTGCATACCGTGCACCGTGGGGAAGTACTTGGTACCGCTCATCGGTACAAAGACCCCCTTGGGTACCTCCAGTTCCCTCGGATCAAATTTTTCTAGGACCGGGATGTAAGGCTGATATGCCCCCCGCATATTTACATTGTTCACATACATGGGTGAGAGCTGGCCCGTGATACACGCCATTTTCAATAGAGTTTGAGTCGACACCTGGCTTCTAATTGTTGATGAGGCAGTGCACATGTTAATGTTGTAATTATACTTGCTGCTAGGACGAGCCTATCCGATCTGGTTTTCGTTGCTAAAATAAAGAGATCTGTGTTACTGGGCGGTTCGCAATTATCAATAAACCATGGGATCCATTCTCGAATGAGATAGTTACCGATTCCGTTGAGCCCCGGAGGTGCGGTCGGTGGTCTGGGCCCCTCGAATGTCATGAGTGCCTCGATCACGGGTAGCTCCACCTCGCGATCGACCAGGGGCCAATTGATCATAGTCAACAGGGTCATTTCTTCCGGACGTATCCCATCTCGATTTCCTTTTTGTGAAGCAGTAAATTTGTTGGAAACATCTGCGTTCGCCCCACACGTTTTGCGAAAGAATTGCATGATATCTCGAGACAGTTCCTATTTCTGACACGTGTGCAGGCCACGTAAGCGCTCGCCTTTATAGACGACATCTGGTAATTTTTTTCGGGAGGTGCGTAAATGACATGATCCATCGTCTCTCCCTGGGCCGAGTACGTGTTGATCGCAGCCACCGGGAATATGGGCCAGTACACCACGGTCCAGTTCTTGTAATGGTTAACTATTCGGTCCATGTATATCTCGTAGCCATCCCTTTCGAGAATCACATGCTCATCACCCTCCGCGAATCCGATGAGGGTGTGCTTCTGTTGCTCCGGGAGTACAAATACAGATCCTCCGAGATACACAGTTCTAACGCCGCGATTGTTCTTTGAGAAGATTTTTGGGGCTGCGGTGGAGATGTATTCAATCAACTCCTTGAAGCTGCAGCGATCACTACCACCCCGGTTGGTAATGATGGGTGTGAGAACCCTCTTCTCAGCCCCCCGTTTTTCCATCATGACACCGTACCGTTGATTGTAGGAATCCCGTTCGCGATTGCCATTGAAAACTCTCGTGACTTCATCCCGATATTCAGGATCGTACGCGAGGTCACCAATCTCACGATCGGTGAGAATCTCCAGCGCGGGTCTCGTCACAATGTTGAACTGAAACATGTTCATGGCATCGGCGTATTCCACATCGTCAACTCGAAAGTTGATAAACAGCGAGTAGGTGTGATTGATCATCCGGTTAAAGAGTTCGGTCTGCCAGATCTGCGGAGATTCGGGGCTGGGCAGCTGTGACACGCTCCCCGTAAAGATCAGTAGGTAGCCTTGATCATCAAAGGTAAACTTGGATAATGCGTAGAGTATCTTCTTGAGGGATAGTTCAGAGAGAATACCATATTCATCAATGACAAAGATTGTTCGCCCGGGGAAAAAAGGTATCATCCTCCCGCTTGTGTTCAGGGCCTCACGCATGATTGACACACATGTGGTGCAGCGCGTATTCAATGATTCACACTCGTGACCCTTCCGCGCCGTCACCAGGCTCCTCCGATTGCGCACGATCCGCTCCCACATATCAATGGCATGACCGAGACGTCCGTCAAAGAGGGTCTTGAACTCGTCAAATGTCGCCTGACACATGTCGAGGTTGTACATGAGCGAGGATTGGTACGTGGAACAGTCCGGGTAATCCAACACTCCAACGGCCTTGTGGGTTGTCGCGGTCATGTTGAGACACTCTTCCAAGCCGAGTTCCCGGACCCTCTCCACGAGCTCGCGGAGCGCGTGACTCTTTCCACAGCCCGCGTCTCCGGATAGTACAACGGCGCCGCCCCTGGGTTCCATCATCCAGTAGTTGAGGACCCCCCTCACCCACTCGGTCTGTACAAATCCGGCGTAATCCTTTAGTTGAGGGCTCATCTTCCTCGGGGCCTCCGGTGGGGCCAGTGTGATAACATCCTTCTGGTCATCCATGCTCAACGGTGGGAAATACGTAATCACTAACAGCTGTTGATGCTTTCAAACAACCACGTTTTTCGGGTTGGAAGGAGCCTCGGTAGTCGACTTCTCGGGTGCACAGCGCTTGCGTTTGGTTGGGACGCCGATCACGGGTTCATCATCCAGAACCAGTAACTTATCCAGGTCCTCGGGTTCGCTTATCTCGTTCTCCACCTTCTTAGTGTATTCCTCCACGGGGGGTTGCTCCTTGTATTGATCCGCGATCTCCCGGCTCCTGAGATTCACCAGATCCATAAACTGCTGTTGTTGGACATGTAAAAAGTGATTTGATTGAAAGAGCTGTGCCTTGTTCACGTGGGTCTTGAGCGCAAGTTGCGATGAATCCGAGAACGTGTTCAATAGGGTGAGAAATTGTGTGGTGACACGTAACGCCACCAGCTTCCAACAGAAATAGTCCAGGTCCCTCCCGGTACTGATTGAAAAGTTGCGATCAAACCATTCGAGGGGGAAGAGCGAGGACACGGAGAATAAAATCGAATAGAACTCCGGTGTCACAGCCCCGCTTCTGATATACACGTCCGTGGCGGTCTTGGTGCATCTTGCATAACTCATATACATGGTGAAAACATATTCCGGGAACCCCTTCTTCGCGAGCATCATTGGATAGTCGACGATGGGAATGGGCACAACCGGATAGTTGCCCGCTCCGTACACCCCGGTCTTCCGGGGGATCGGTGCACTCGCGGGTGCCACGATCTCTTTTAGGCGCTTCTCCAATAAATTGACCCTTTTCATCAGAGTCTCGTTTTTGACTACGTACATTCTTATTAATGTATCCCTGGGTGCATCCACGATACTGGAGAGCCGTGCCACCTCCGCGGTCTGTGTAGAAAGCTTCTTATCCAGAAGATCTTCCCTTGCGCGGAGCGCAACCACATCCTGTTGGAGGGTCTTGACCCTCGCGCGGAGATCATCTCTCTCCGCAACAACCCGATCATAATCCCTCCGGAGCTGTGCCGTTCCATTCGTGAAAACGACGGCCGGGATGGAGGAAGACATCACGTTCGAGATATTGGGGAATGTGTTCGCAGTTGAGTGGGCAATCTTATCAATCAACGATATCACATCTTTAATACAGCGCCCAAAGGTAGACTTCCATGAGGTGGATCTCAGTGCGACCGATACATTTACGGTACGCGTTCCCGAAAAAATCAGTGTCGCTGCCAGACTTTTCGTTTGGGGGGATGGCTACGGGGGTGTTTTCATTGATGATCTGCGCGAGGGGTCCACATACGAGTGGCTACGGGTTATCAGCTCCAACCACGGGGTGCGTGCACCCACCGATCCCCCCGCGGTGGGGCTCCTGGATACCTACCTGGACAGGGACGAGATTGAGATGTTCACGGGTATGATGGATAACATACCCATCTCGGGCGGGGTGGACCTCTGGACCACCACGGTGGTTCACGCGTTCATGCCGACATCCATAGAGGTGCGCATCCAGGCGGTGTGGAAGGTGATCACGAGGGCCCGTGGAGATCCCGAAACTCTGATGGGTAGGACGGGTGTTCGCTTGGCCCATGCGAGCGGGGTTGACGCCCTCGTGGCCCTGGCGCCGGTGGGTGATGGGGAGCCCGAAATAATCTGTACACGGTGCACCGAATATCTCCAGAGGCTCTCTACCATGTGCGCGAATGGGGCCTCTGGCACCGGGGTGTTACGGGCTCCGAGACCCCCTTCGCACCTAAACATTTCCCAACTGGCGATAGGCGTTCTCACAAACAGACCCCTCAACACATGTGAAATTTTTGTTGTTATTAAAGATTTTGATAGGTGGATGTTTGATAGGTTCACGTTCAAGACACAGACGTGTATGTTGGGTAACGTACTACTGAACGGGTTGGGAGTGTACGAGCGGACATTGGGTGAATTGGAGGCCCGATTCACACAAGAACCCAAGGAATTGAACCCCCGAAAACGAAGGGTCAAGCTCCTCATCCAAGATGATGCTCCAGAAGCCCAGGACCCATGGCGACCTCTCGCAAAACATCCGCGAGAATCTCACGAATTTCGGGATGATGTATTCCGTATACGCCAATAGGCCCTCACCTGAAACTGCGGGTTGGATCTTGAGGGGGATCAGTCAATACCTGAGAACCCTTTTCCAGACCCACCTGGAGCTCATGGGTTCGGGTGAAGAGGGGGGTTCGGCGACCGTTCGCTTCGATATCCTGGAGCGCCTCAGTGCGCTCATTGACAAGCCCCTGGGTGACGGCGCTGATGTTATGGGTATATTGGAAGCCCAGCTTTCGACCGTGAAGGATGTGATCGGGGCGTGCACGGACACTGGGTTGGATGGTGTGGTCGATGAACTGGGGCGACTCATCCGGGGGTTACAGAAACACGAGGAGACACTAGTGAAGAGATTGGATACATACATCGTGACACTCACCGAGGGGGTAGGTGACCTGAAGGACACGGGGTCGATGGGGGCCTCTAGGGTACGGGGGTTGAACGCAGATAGCGTCACACTCGCGGTCGCTATCACACCACCGCCCGTCACGAGTTTCACAACCGGTCCGGGTCTGATGGCCGCGGTGGGCCATTGGGGCGAGATGTTCTCAATTTTCGGACTCGCGGCGCCACAGCAGTCACAGAAATTCCTCATGAATCACCCCGCGCAACTCGACACGCTGCTCATGGGACTCGGGGTTGCCTACCAGACAATGACCAGTAAATTCCGAACTCGAATTTCCCAATACAAGCCCCCCGCCATCCCAACGCCCGCCTCGGCCATCACCGCGCGCCCCCTCGGGATGGACGTGCCCAAGCAGACCAATCAAGTCACCACCAAGACATTGGTGGGGGACTGGCGGATCCACAAACTGGCCACGGGAAATGTGATGGGTTCCCTCCAGGGGTTCGTCGAGGACCTCCTGGGAGGAACGGTGTCGGTTGAGCGGGGGCTCGCAAACCTCGATTGTGTGATGGGGGCCATCAAGGGTGGAGGTGTCATCGTGGCGGCCGCCCAGTTATATGAATTTAGAGGGCTCGTGGATTTTCTGGTCGACGCGGTATACACTCACGACCGGGATCGGTTCATCGCGACCGCCACCACGGACGTGCTGGGTGATTACGTTATAGCCCTCACCAAGGTGTTGGACCAGATGGTGACAGCCCTGGTGGCCATCCACGGTGCGATCATCGAGTTGGACCCCAGCTTCACCCAGGTCGGGAACAACCTGCGGGCGCTGGTCGGTGTGACTACGGAGCGCGATCTCCTCCTGAGCGAAAGGGAGGCCCTCTTTACAAATTACCATCAGGCGATGGGGACATACGCGGCCGCGGTCGAGGAGGCCATGGCGGTCCGGACCGCTGCCGAGGCCCTCGCGGAGCACAACAAGAAAAAGAGTGAAATCGAGCTACAGAAACAGATCGCTGCGGATACCATCAAGATACAGGATCTGAAGACGGCCCATGAGAAGACCCTGATGGAACTGAGAACGCAGAACGGACTCCTCAAGATCAGCGGGGAGGAGGCCCAGGCGCGCGTCAAGGGGGAGAGTTTTCTCCAGGGCGCGATCGCCGATCTCCAGAAGACCATCGCGCAGCTCCAGGAGCGAAACACCCGACTCACACAAGAGTCGGGAGATAGGGAGGCCGCGCGGAAGGTGTTGGAGACAGAGTTGAAGAAACGGGATCGGACCATCAGTGATCTGGAAGCGGACCTGAAGGGTGCGCGTCTGTCCAGCACGGACCAGGAGAGGGCCGTTATCACGGGAAACCTCACAAATGCGTCTCTCAAGGATCGGATCAAGGATCTGGAGAACAGCCTGAAACAGGCCCAGAATGAATCCGCGACCATTCGCCGCGAGAGGCGGGCGCACCGGAGGAGGGTCGTCGTGGCAAAGCATTCGCGGATACATCCCGGGGCCACCGTCACAACCGCCCCACGTGGTGCGTCCGGTGGCACGATCAGCAACGCGGCCATCCATGAGCGGTGCACGTATGTGAAAAAGACCCTCGCGGCACTCAACAAGGGTCTCACGGTCAAAGTGGCACGTTTGGAGAAGGAGCTCGCCCAGTCCGATAAGAACCTACGCGAAACCGCGGGGAAGCTCCTCGTGGAGGCGGGGGGGCACGAAGATCTCAAGGGGCGATACGCGGCGGCGACCAGGGAGCTCAACGAGCTCCGGGTGGATCGCGCCGAGAAGGTCGGTGGGAAGAGGGATGCCATGGAGACCATCGCCAATGAGAATACCAAGCTCAGAATCGCAGTGGCTGCTGCGGAGGCCCAGCTCCAGGACGTGACCGCGCAGTTACAGGATCACCGGAAAAACTATGTGGAGAGGGCATTACTGACGACCGTTAGCAAGAAAGTCGTGACACTCACCGGGGAGCTGGAGACTCACAGGAAACTGGAGATGAAGCGCGCCCAAGAGCGCGACGCGAGTAATAGGCGCATAGAGGCGCTGACCCTGGAGAATGGTCAGCTCAAGGTACAGGTCGAGGCCACCAAGAACATCGAACAACTCAGGAAGCAGCTCGGGACCACAACGGCCCAGTTGGGCGTGGAGGAGGGGAGGAGGTTGACCCTGAATCAAGAATTGGCGGGTCTCAAGACCATCAACGACCAACTGAACGGTCAGATCAAGGAGCTGACGGGTGAGCTCAGTAGGGCGAGGCGCGGGGGGGATACACAGATTGAAAAACTCAAGGGGCAGATGACCGCGAAAGACGTCGAGCTCGCGGAACTCAAGGGGGGTCTCGAGGCGGCTCGCCTCAGTGCGGCCAACCGGGGGGCGGAAGTTAAGCGCCTCACGAGCGAGATTGATGGGTTGAGAAAGACCATGGCCACACTCCAGACCAAGTTGGAGTCCCACACGGATGCCAAGAGTGTGGAGGTTGGTAAGCAGCGCGGGGAGGTCCTGCGCCTAACGGAGGAATTGAAGATCGCAACCGAAAAACAAAAGACTGGGGATGTGAGAACCAAGGGTCTCGAGAGCCGGTTGGTGGAGCTCGAGAACCAATTGGTGATCGCGGGGGGACGTGTGGCCGAGCTGGAAGCCCAGCTAATGGCCGCCTCGGAGCGATTGGATGAGAGGGAGCGGGGAGGGGGGACTCGGAGCGAACGATCGGAGGTTCCATCCACCGGGCGCAGCGAGTTGGTCGCGCAGAGCGAACGATCCCAGGCTTCACAGACCACCGGGGGTGGCATGGAGGAGGTGGAGGCTGAGGATGATGGGTCAGAAACCAATGCCCAGCTCAGGGAGGAAAATGAGAGGATACAGGCGCTCCTCAACCAGGGGTTTGAGGTTGCTATGGAGCAGACCGCGTTCATCAGGGTCATCTCGGGGCGGTACAGGGACCTCTATGAGGAATTCGTGGCCATGGTGGGTCACAGCCCCAACACCCCACCATTATCAGAGACGGAGATTCCCAACCTCCCCATGGACGAGGAGGGTTACGACAATCCAGTCGTCGACGATGGTAATGGTCCCGTCGATTTGATGGGGAGCTCTTTCTTTTTCGATGTCGCGGAGGCCACACCGAGTGTCTCCGGAGAGTCCGTCCCCATGGTCGCGCTCCGCGGCTATAGTCCACACCAAGACTATGTGGGATCACAGAATTCCCAGATATCGTTCAGTGAACTGGAACCCCCCGTGGAGAGTGGGATAGAGCGCGCGTTCGATCACACGATAGAGTTTGACACCACCCCGGGACAGGTGGTGGGCCCGTCAGACATGCTAAACATCGACATGTCAGTACCACCCGCGGCCACGATCCCAGTTGAGTTTGACACCACCCCGGGACGGGTGGTAGGCCCGGTGGTAGGCCCGTCAGACACACCAAACATTGACATACCGGCGCAGGTGCCACCCATGGCCGTGATCCCGGTCAGCATCCTCTCACCACCCACCCCACAGCCAATCCCGGCACTCCGTCGTTCACCTCGCATTAAAAATAAATCATCCACTGACACGGGCACCCCCGCCCCCACTCCCCCCAGGCCCCCGAAAAGGAAGGGTGCTGGGGTGGATGGCAAGAGGGTCCGAGTATCAGTCACCGCATCAAACATTAGGAAAATCCTCTCAGAGAAACCACAAATGACCCCACAGGCAATCTACCAAAACATCATCTCCGGTACCCAATGGGATGCCTCCCAGATAGCTTTCATGACACAAGAGGGTGATCTTGGGTTCAACAATGTTGTTGATGGCCAGCTCTATATATCATTTACCCCTGATAGCCCCAATGGAGAAATCGTGTGGGAGCAGAAGAGGATACTCTTGCTCATGATATGTGTCAAACATGGCATCGACTCCCGGTTCATCGTCCAAGAGCCCGACCTCTCCTGGTTCATCTCCTATAATGAGGCCAAGGATGTTGAAAGTACCACCCCAACACCACCCGTGAACGAGAGTCCGCGGGTGATCATCGAGGAGGAGAATGATGATGAGGTTGAAGAGGAAGAAGATGATGACTTGTAAAACCCCTGATATCCATGTATCTTTGTGTGTATATGCATGTATGTATGATAACTGTGACCAATAAACACCAATGAGTCAAGAAATAAAGTTTATGGGTTTTTATTGATATGAATACATGATATACAAAACAAATCACATAATCACACAACCACTCACACATATGTTCAATGACCCACGAGAGGTCAAGAAAAAAATCATGGGGTTTGGGCCCACATGTCAGCTCCGTTGCAGGGTCATCTAGAGACACGTGTCCTCAACCTCAGACCCGCTGAGCTCCTCAGCTTCAGAGGATTCGGACTCGCCCGGACCTTCGAAGCCACCCGATTCATCAGCATCACTATCCTCATCCGAGGAATCGGTTTCCGCTTCATCAGTCAGATCCCCCCCGCTTTCGCTCGCATCATCAATGAAGCTCTCTTCATAACTGTCAGAGTCACTCCCGCTTTCCTCAACGTCTCCATCAACCGTGGAGCCATCGCTGGAGCACTCATCATCGTCGTCACTTGGGTTGATGACAAACCGCTCCGGTGGAGCACGGACCCTCGTGGGGTATCTGCGCTTGCGGGGCCCCTCGGGAGTTGGTGGTGGGGTAGAGCTGCTGAGCGACTCTCCAGTTGATTCAGTTTCAGCAACAGGTTCAGATTCCCCGTCAGAAGTTGCTGGTGAATCAATGCGCGGCATCTTAGCCACCGGTTCACCGCTGGACATCTTTGCATTGGCAGTTGATTCTGGAGCTGAGGCTTTTGGTTCGGACTCGGATGTTGGCTTGGTTGATTCACTGGTGGATTTTGATTCCTCTTTAGTATCACATTCTCGGGGAATCTGTAATTCGGCAACGCGTATCCGTGCCGCGCAGAGGCGATGGTACCGCGTCATGCCCGAGTGAATGAGTTGTTCCCGGGCTTCCTCCTTGTTGGCCTCTTCCCACTTTAGGTGGTCCTTGAACTCGGCCTCGCTTTTAAATAGTTTTTCAGTGTACAAGTCATAATAAAAACATGGGTTTTCACCCAGTTTCTCAACCCGGTCCTTCTCCGCGGGCATGGGCCATGACCTCAACCAAAGTCCACGATCAGTCTTCCCTGAGGGTTTCCCCGCGAGTTTACGGTCCACATCCAGTTCAATGGCTTCAAACAGTTCGGCTTTACTGTTATACATCTCCCCACCGAAATACTCCGTATACTTCGGTGGCATTGAGAAGAGGACACACACACCCCGTGTGCGCTCCTCGATCATTTGCTCGCGGAGCATCTCCATCTCAGAGACCCCGCGGGTTCGGAGCTCCATGTTCACATGTATGGTGACAGCAAACTCGGCAGCGTCCATGGATGAAAACAGCATCCCTGTTTTCGGGTCCTTGTATTTCAAGGGAATCATACTGACCACGACGAGTTTATCCATCCTTTGTGCGACCAGTCTTGCACGGTATCTCTCCAGGATGGCTGCCTTGGTTGCGCTGTCCATGTTGAGTCGAGGTGAATTGAGTTGAGTTGATTCGAGCTGCTGATTCCTGTGGTTGCTGGATGGGTTGGTTGATGATCACGGCCCCATGCGGGTTGGTTTATTCACGAAAATCTCGTTACCTGAAATCATCGGGATCGGGGGGCTTTTCCCGTTACGATAGTCGGTACCGGGGGGTTGGTGTATAATGGCGCCGAATGACCATGATCGGCACTTCGCGCGATCCGATCCATGAGATGGCATCCTTCGCATATGACAAGTTTCCCCTCTTTTGCTGCGTGCACAATTGCACCTTCAGGGTTGCGCTGGACCGGGTGCAGCCGTTCATGGCTCACCTCTGCGATCATTTCGGGAGGGATTCCCGAGGATTGGTCAGGTTCAGATGTCCGCGCTGCGAGACCATCCTGTGCCAGTTCCCACTGGACGAGCCGATACCGGATGGCGTCACCTTGAAGCGAGCGTGGAATCACGTTTCGCAGATTCAAAACGAGTGCACCGCACCGGGGGTTAAAATCATATGTATTCATTTTGTTACTGAACTTGTATCGAAAGATCATTAAACAATTGTAAAAAAACTTCATCTATCTCCAGCTCTCTTTTCTTCTGTACTGTTATGAGCTCACTCGATGCGGCCCTCTTTCGTCGCCGTGTAGTTGTTGGGTTGGTCGGTTGGGCTCGAGATGTAGTTGAGCTCAATGACCTCACCCCGTGTGTGCCCATAGAGGGTGGGCCTTGTCCCGTCGATGAGCGGGGTGTAAGAGGACATGATATTCTTCTCTGGTAGTGGTGTGCCATTGTATTTGTGCATGAGCCAGTCGAGATATCCCTGTGCAACATCGGGGTCGATTGGATGTGGTTGATACTCTTTACTACCACGGCACTTTCTACTGAGTTTGAGACAGCCCATGATAATATGGACAAATACGATCAACTCGAGTTTGATCAAGACCAGGAGGCCACCTATGCTCCCGATGAAGACGGGGAAACTGGGCATGGCCTCCACTTGTACCACGGGTAGCGCATCTGTTCTTTTACCCAATTTCAAATTGGGGTTTTTCATGTGAAAGCCCGTGGATATGAGGAAGAACCTGACCCACATACACTCCTGCAGGGTCGTGTTCTCTGAACCATAGCATGTCAGATTAACATGAGGTAGGCTCACCCACCTAATTTCACCGGCTGTCGCACAACCCACCAGTGCCAGAATACACAATAGCCCCACTTGGGTTGTCGCAGAGGCCATGATCGAACCCAGAGTTTATCGAGTGTGGTATGTGGTGCGGCGCGGTGTCTTTATACCTAACCCCCAACATATATTTTTAATGGTTGAAAATCAACACCAGCGTACAAACAAATTACATTTTGAAAAATTTTTATTTTTGTCAAGAAATACAGACACATGAAAAATATCACACAATCACTCTGAGACGCCCCAGCTCCCCGGCCGGGTGCTCCAACACAACTTCAAATGTCTCGGGGATCTCCTCCGGTAGCTGGACCCTAAAGGAGAACCCAGTCTGTTGGGCACTCGTCATCTCCCCCGTGACCACGCTCCCCGTGCCCTCGACATCCTCCTTGATCAACTTCTTAAACTCTCCGAGAAAGCGCCGGGGCAGTCGACCCTGGGTGTTGAGCGCCCAGTCCTTGAGGATGCGCAGACACGTGGCCCTGGGAGTGCTGCTCTCGGTCCACCTATAGATCACCACGCATTCCCGCTCCATCTCCGTCAGACTTCGTAACCAGGTCTCGATGGATGGGCCCAGTGGTCTATCACCATACTGGAACAGGACCGTGTGAAGCTCATACTCTGGTGCCTCGAACCGTCTCCCCTCCAGCGCATAGAGCGTGTATCTCGGGCAGAAGCTGGTGAGGGTATTGGCCATCAGGATGGATCGGCCCGCACCCATAATCTCTTGGCTCCCCACACCAACCGCATATCCCAGTTGCTGTACATTGGGATCCATGTATCCAGACGCCTGGAAGCGAGGCTCCCCGCAAAATTCCCATCCGGGGTAAAGCGTGCGCTTGACATTCGCCCTCGCGGCATATCTCTGAAACATCATCGTCACGGCAGGAGGTGGATTCAACAGGGAAATGCGAGTGGGGGTCTCTGTCCAGAGATTCAATTTTTCCGGACCGGGAACAGTGAGGAGCCCCGCAGGTTCAGACCCCCTGGGTGGTGCATCGGGGCGCTGATAGAGTCTGTCGTAGAATGTCACCCGTCTCCGGGCACTCCGCGCCAGGCGTCTCTCGGTGGTTGATGGCATCTCGCGTTCAAAAAAAGTGAAGAAGAAAGGAAAGTCCCAATACCCATCCATGTCATAATGTTATACTATATCATCTACATACGCGGTTCCCAGTCCCGAACTTAGGGGGTGTACCAATCTTCCTCTTCGGAATCAAAGATTGATGACTCGTAATCGTCGAAACTGTAGATGGTCTCCTTCAACTCAACGCGCACCTTCTTCAGGGGCTTTCTATGATGTTGTAAAATCACCGAAAAGGTCTTGGGGATCACACCCCCGGGTAGATCCACGCGGTAAGCCAGACCCTCGGTCACCATCTCCATAACGCCGACCCCAATGGGATCGACCAGTTCCACTTGAAGACACTCTTCGAACGTATCGCCGTCTTTGGATAGCTTCTCAAACTCCTCGGCATAGCGACCCGGGAGCGCAGAGGTGCTGAACGCATCCCAGCCGCGCAATATGTCCTTTACAATATTGAGGCCCTCCTGGAGCGTCATCGACTCCTTGGATCTCTCTATGATCCTCACGCTCTCGCGTTCTTCGGGTGTGAGGGTTTTCAGCCAGTCAGTCACCGACTCTTCCAGGACATCCCCGCTCTGTATGATCACGGTGTAGAGCTCGTACGCCCCACACACGAATCGTTTCTTGGTCTTGGCCCAGTTGGTGTATCTCGGGCAGAAGCACGCGGCCGACGCGCCAAAGAGCACGCTGTGGGAAATCTCGGCCAGAAACTCCGGTCCCCACAGGGGTGCGAGGTGGCCGCATATCCAATGGTCGCTGTAGCCGTTGATGATGAACCTCGGTTCCCCCGTGTATGGTGAGAGTCCAAAGGATCTCTGGACGCTGCTCGCATACATGTACGTGTGGAGAAGATGACCGATGAGCGGATCGGGGTTCAACAGACAGAGTCTGGTCGGTTGCTCTGCCCACACGTCGAGACGGGGCGTCCACCGGGTTCCCGCGACACCCCTGGCGACCTTGGTCGGGCCACTCGTGGACGGTTCATTTTCGGAACCGCTTCCCGATTTTCTCTTCGGAGAGATCGGAGAAGGGCGAGCGCTGAGGCGCTTCCCGTGGAGAGTGGTCTGAACCAACTTGGTGGGCACCGTCTGTCGAAAGCCCGGTTCGTCGCTCCCGCTGCGTTCCTGGTTGGTGTGCACCATCACGAGGTTGGTGGACACTCCACTCGGTAACTCCAGAGTGGCCACATGGGCCCCGTCCACGTTGATGGTGCATTTGCCGGCTTGATCCATGATCCTCTCGGTCTCGGTGGTTGATTGGGTTGATTGATTGAAGGTGATCGGTTCGCTCGTTGCTGTTGGTGTGAGGATAGACTATGTGCCACCACTTATGGCGCACCAGACCGTGAACTCTTTCGGAAGCGCGTCCCGGGGGTTCTCACCGGTGATGGACCCGAAGATGTTCGGCCGATGGATGTATCGCCCCAGGGTATGGATTTCGCCCGACATTCTTATCGTCCCGAGATAACACGAGTGAAAATGGGACCGCGTGGTCCCAGGGGACCAAACAACCCAAGCCTCTCTCAGACAATCAACTATCGAGTTAAAAAAAAGGAGACGGGAAAGATGTCCAAGTTTGCTACTTTCAAGAAGGTCGTCGCTTATTGCGGAGTTGCCGGAGCCACTTTCGCAGCGCTGCGTCGCGGAGGATGGGGATCTGCCACCTCTCTCATCGGAGGCGTCGCCCTGAGCTCGCTCCTGGTGGATATCAAGGGGCATACCGAGGAGGCCCGCAAGGTCTTGAAGAATGCCAAAGAGTCTGTGAAGTGGGAGACACTCAACAGACTGCTGGCTGCCTATTCCGTCATGGTGGGCTCTAAAACCCCAACTCCCACTGTCTGGGATAGGGACGTGGAGACTATGGCGGAGCTGCACGAGGTGATGAGCGAGTGTGATGGCTCCCTGGAGGAGTTGAATAAGATGCTCGTGAGTCACGAAAACTTGAGCGAGAGAGATGGGATCGTGCTCATGTACGCGGTGGCTGGCGCCGTGGTGAACGAGATGGAGCGACTCATTGTTTCGGGCACCGTGAGCGCGCCTATTCTGAGAGTCTACCTGGTGATGCTGGCCATTTCCATTTACCGGGATGAGAACTTTGATCGGGCACAGGCAAAGCTCGAGGCCCTCATTTACGTGCTGGCGGCTCGCACGGACCGAAAGCAGCTCGAGGTGAATGCCCGGCGCATGGTGGCTGTGTCTGACAAGTTCACCGATATTCGAGGGCCCTTTGAGATTGATGCCTTTGGAGTACTCTTTGACACTATGCGCTCGGCGAGACTCCCGAGGAGCGATCGCCTGAATGGGGTATCTGAGGAAGCAACCGGGGGGTTTGACGAGGATGTCAATGAAGCTGACTTTGAGGCTGCCGAGGACTTTGAGGTGGTGGATGAACCATCCACCCCCATTGAGGATGATGAGGAAGAGAAGGTGGAAAAGGAGGTGGTGGTGGAGGAGAAGAAGAAGAAGCCAAAGGACCCCAATGACAAGTATGCCGATGAGGACTATGATGAGAGAATCAGGATCCTGAAGGAGGAGGGAAAGCTGAAGGGGGTGATCATCGGTAGACTCAAGGGGACCAACACTCTGATAGAGCAGAAACCCAACGGCTGGTGGAACTTTCACTATGGGGTGTCCCTCCCCATGACCCTCGACGAGATTGCTGAGGAGCAGTGGGAACGTTATTGATATATGTGTGTTTGTGTGTTTGTGTGTTTGTGTGTTTGTGTGTATTTTTGTAAAATGTCTTTCACGCAAATAAAAATCTCATTTGAATTTGACATGGTGGTCACTGGTCTTTTATGAAACCCCGTGTGATAAACGGGTGTTAAAGTGGTTTGGGGAAATAGGGAAGCACAACATGGGGGTCACGACACTGTTGCTGTTGGTCTTTTTACCAACCCTCGCGCAGGCAGGGGTCCATGACATTTTACTCAAGAGACTCTTGATCAAATTGTCGAGGGAGCTGAGTGCCACGGGAGGTTCGATCAGGGTGTCGATCCCCGTGGACGCTCTCGAGACCATCGACCGGCTCATCACCAGATGGAACGAGACGGGGATGGGTGAACTGGAGACTATACTCTTGGGGTTGGACCATGAGATTATACGAGGAGGGGCAGATGGGGAGCACGGGCATGAGCATGTGTTGGAAGAGGTAAATGAACACGACGATGATTGTTGTGAAAGATGAGGACCTTTTTTTTGGTTCTCCCCATTGACTCCCTTCTTCTCCCCCTAAACCAGGTCATTCGTACCACACCGGGTCTCGCCATCATCGTGATCGCGACCGCGGTCGCCTGCATCGCGGTGTTCGCCCTCGTGAGGTGGCCCTGGGGTCGGTGTTGGTCTTTCAGAGGATCGGTGGCGACCGCGCTGATCGTGAGCGTGGGATGGAACTGGCTGTACCTGTACAAGGTTGGTATCAAAGTTCGGAACCTTAATCCGAAATTGTTGAGCGAGTGAACGAATGAATGAACAAGGTGTCTGTCCTCTCTCTCTTTCCCAACAAGGTCGCCTTCGCGGACCACCAGCTGGAGCTCGTCAAGATGGAGCGACTCGGGGATCGGTGCGCCGGGTTGACGACCCTGACTTGGCTGGATGGGTTCGGAGAGTGGATGAGGACCACCTGGACGCTCGCGGACGATCCCTGCGCCGAGTATTACAGGGTGCTCACCATCAATCCCATCCTCCTGGTGCCGCCCACGAGGGCCATCGCCATGACCGTGACAACCCTGTTCACGGAACCCCTGAGATACGCGGGGACCGCGATCGGGCTGTTCGTCCGGGGGCTGCTCGGGTCTCTGCCCGTCACATTGCAGATCCCGGTGCTGCTCCTGGGGCTGCTCTCGGTGCTCGTGGGGATTCTCGGCATCCTGAGGTTCGGCCCGGGGTTTGTGGTCCCGATAATCAGACCCGCCAAGGTTACTTATACAAGGGAGCCCGATCGCGAGGCGATCACACACTTTGCGGAGCACGGGGGTGAGCACAGGGGTGACCAGCCGAGGAGATATCAACTGGGATTGCGCAACAGGAGGCTTTTCAAAAAAAGAGAAATTGCATCTCGTCCAGCCATAAAATATGTTAGTAGAGCAAAATAAGGGGGTCGAATACAGGGGACATTCCCAGATGGGCGAAACCGAGGAAATCAACTACCTGAGGGATGAGCCCCTCGCGGCCGAACCGGGTGCATCGAAGGATTATACCATCCAGATAGGCCCTGCCGTGATTACGTCCAAGGCCTGGGGATGGATACCTCGCTACTACACGGACGAGGCCGTGGCATGGCTCCGAGAGTTGAAGGCACCCGGGTGGCGCGGACCGGGGGACGTCCTCGGGGTACTTCCCGGGAAGGGGCTGGTGGGCAACAATAGCATAGAACTGCTCCATCGCGAACTCCCCGAGTTCCTCCACGCGTTCATCCCCATGAAACATCTCAACAAGGGGCTGATTTTCGGCTTCTCTCCCCTTTCGAGCACGGGGATGGCTGTGCTCAAGGTCAAAAAGTTTCATTACCACGCACGAGCCCCGGCCGAGGTGGAAGAGGATGTGCCCTTTGAGATTTACGCCTGGGAGCTGGCGGAGAGGGTGGATGCAGCCCCCAAGCTCTTCAAGTGGAAGGTACGGGGTACCAAAGCTTGTCGCAGAGGGGCCGAGATCATCACCCTCTCCGAGTGCGGCCTGATCGGCAGTCTCGATGACTATCTCCAGGTGGAGACCGTGAGCCTGGACCAGGCGATCAAGATGGTGGACGAGCTCATATCCAAACTCGTGTTTCTGGCAAGCATGAACGTGTTCCACGGGGACCTGAAATCGGAGAACCTCACCGTGCTCGAATACGGTGGGCCCATCCGGATGATCGACTTTGAGTACGCGCACAACAGGACGTGCCGGATGAGCTCCTATTGGAACCCACAGAAGGTCACTCTCTGGGGCAGGATCGGCACCCCCGCGTACGAACCCCCGGAGCCCGCCAGCCCGGAACGCCCCGGGATCCACGAGGCGGAGATTGTCTACCAGTTGGGACTGATTATGCTCAACATGCTGGTGGGCCGGATGGAGTCTGTCTTTTGTGAACACAGGTGGTTGAAGCACCACTATGAGGAGGACGTGCTCCGCAAGGCCCTGCGCGGCCCCGTGACCATCGACCCGGAGGAGTCCGGGGGTGCGGATCGGATGAGCAAGGCCCGGAGGCTGATCGAGATCATCGCCAAGTGCCTGATAGGGGAGTTGGATGAGCGTGTCAAGCTATCCGACCTCTCAACGAGTATATTGGGGCTATCTATGAATTTTCACGTGTGAGGTTTTTTTTAACCAAATAAACGATCTTAACCTCACAATCACTGTTCATGTCTTTATTGTGTGTGATGATGCGATGCCCAGTGTTTGTCAATGGACCCCCCATGTGTTTATGAATAAACGGCCCACATATGCTGGGGCCCCATCGACCATCTATAGGGGGTTTATCACCAGTCATCCACCCCTCGTGTCGGTCCATGGGGTTTATCAACATCATTCAATCAACCCCTCATGTTGGTCCATGGGGTTTATCAACATCATTCAATCACCCCATGTGTTGGTGTGTTTTGGCCCATGGGGTTTAAATCACCCCTGTTGGTCCTGTTGGTCCATGGGGTTTATCAACATCATTCAATCAACCCCTCATGTTGGTCCATGGGATTTATCATATCACCCAAGCCACACATGTTTCCCCAATTTATCAAAAAGATGAGATGGACGCGTGGTTCAATTTATAGACACTTTATTTCATTTCAGGTTTTTACAAGATACTACTATTATTATTACTAGAGCCCCTGGGCGCCCGCCCATGTTCTCCACCGTGAGCCTTCACGGGGTGTTGTGCCACCGGCACGTACCGGTGCTGCTGTTGATGGTGCTGTTGTTGAGGTGGGTACATCATGGGTGGCATCGGTGCCTGCATCGGAACCATGGGCTGCCAGCCCCCCGAAGGTGGCCCCCTGGGACAGCAGCAAGAGAGTATATTGCAACAGCCCCCACCGAGTATCAGACTCAGGGGGTTGCAGGCCCCGCATAACAACGGGACTAAAAAAGATGCCATGAGACTGAGAGATACAATGAAACAATCTTTTTTTATTGAGAAGAGAAAAATATACACATTAGTAGATAATCATTTTAAAAAACACATTTTCATTCTTGATGCTCCTCGGGCCAGGCCTTGCGCATGAGCTCGACCAGGTCCTCTTCCTCTTCCTCCTCCTCCCCGCTTTCGCTCTCACTCTCCACGTGACACGACGCGGCGCACTGACAGGGCGTCCTGAGAGCGAGTTTGGTCTTGATGTACCACGGGCACTTGTAGAGCTCGTCCTCCACCTTCCCGGGGAGGCCCTTTAGTTCGGGCACCGAGTCCCCGTACCCGGGGATCGTGAACGTGCGGAGCAGGGCCCTCAGCTCATCCACGGTCTCCTCCATGTCCTTCAGCGCATCTCGGGGGTACTCGTGGAGGACCAGGAGCGCGATCCTCATCATGAGGTGTCGCATAGTCAGCGGCTCCTCGGTCTTGGTGGCCTTCTGGAGGATCCTCATGAACTCCTCGGTGACGCCCGGTGGTTTGGGTTGCCCCACCGTTATCTCCACGGGAGTCTCGTCCCCCCAGCTCAGCCAATGGGTAGAGACCGCCCTGGCCATGATGATCGTGACGGCCCTGAACATGCGCATGGTGGAGGTCTCGTGGAAGACGTACTCGAGGATCTCATCCCCGGGGGAGAGCTTCACCTTGACCCGCATCTCGGGCTCTATCCACTCGAGCTCATCGTCCAGGTAAGGGGCCAGGTCGGACGCGGTGATGATATCGTTCAGGGCCACGTGATGGCGGACGGCCGTTCTCATTCTCGAACACTCGGCGCACTCGCTCGAGAAGCACGTCCTGCAACACACGTGTCCGCAACCCTCGTGGATCACCGGTTGGTACAACAGCCAGGTGCACGTGGGGCACGAGAGCATCGAGGACGCAACGTGCCAGCTCTTGCTACATAGCTCATCCAATCCCTTGGGAGCTACCCGGCTCAGGATGGTCATCACGGGATCCGGGGAGAACATGGTGGTCAGGTGCGCAACCCCCTCGGATTCACAGGTGTGGCAGGCCACGTTATCGCCCATGCAAAAGTCTCCCTCGGGTATGATGAGAGGGTGGCCGCAGGTGAGCATCACGGTCTCCTCGATCAGCTGAGCGGTTGCCATCTTTCTCTCTATTCTCTCGGACGGATGCTGGTGGGAAAGAGTAGCTGGTTGATGTGTTGTGTGCCCCAAGGTCCGTGGATCGGGGGTCTTTCTCCTTGCAACTCTCGGGAGAAGGGGGTGTCATATTGAAAGTGAAACAAGATCATCAAAAGAATCGGGTGGGATCGTAGAAGCAAACGTCGGGAAGAGACCACCAGTGGCAGCGCCAGGTGTACGTCTGGATGGCGGCCTCCAGCTTCATCAACTTAGATGGAAATTCGGGGATGGACGCCAGGTACCCGGGCGGTAGAAATCTCCCCAGGAGTCCCTTGATATCACCGAGCGTCCGGAACGCGTGCCCCCGGATGGGCAGGCCCCGGGGATCGTCGAGCGTGGTGTGATAGGCGCGGACGAGCCTCGCGATGGCCAGGAGGAGGAATTTTCTCAGGAGGCCCCCCTTGAGGGTGCTCTTCGTGGCGACCTCGACCCTCTTGAGCCGCTTGATCACTTTCGCGGGGAGGGGAATCGCTCCCGCCCAGCCCCCCATGTTCTCAACCATGAGGATGTCTCGGGTGCCCTTGTTCTCCGTGACCACCCCACAGGCCACCAGCACGAGCAGGGCCGTGACGAGCTCCTCCAGGACCGAGTTGCCAAAGTCGAACTCGACCTGTTCGAAATCCGCGTGCTCGAAACCCTCGAGCGCGAATTCCTCGGGATCCAACACGTCCGTGTGAAAGAGGGTCATGATCATGGGGGGCGCGGGCTCCGCGCACGGGATCCCCATGAGCCTCCTGACGGGCGAGGTCCTGATGATATCGTAGAGCTCCCAGGCGGGTCGCATGTGCCTATCCTTGCCCCCGCAGACGTTACACCGAGGGGGCACGCAAAAGTGACAGAAGAGGTGCTCGCATCCTCCCCTCCTCGAGGGAGCGAGCATGGGTTGGCCGCAGCAGTTGCACGCTATGCGGGGATCGTCCGCGCTGAGCAGAGGGGATGAGCCGAAAGAGGCCAATAGTCGCGAGTGAGTCTCCATGATTTGTATCAAAACCACCCTATTCAAGTTTCCCGGACCCCCATCCCTTTAATAAAATCATCGAGGAAAACACACCCTTAAACGGAAACCGTGGTGGCCGCGAGGCTGGGAGACACGATGGGAGGCCTGGAGCGCGCGCCCTTGGCGGTGGCTCTGGCGCACGAGTATATGATGATGAACGCGATCCCGAACACGTTGAGGAGCGCCACCACCCCGTGGATCACAAAGATCTCGACCCTGGTCTTTTGCACCATGCGTCTATAGAACCTATCCTGCACCACCAGATCTTCCCCCCTGGTCGCGTTACTGATGAGCCACCCTTCCACGAGCACCCTTATGGCATCGGTGGCATTGGCACCCCCGATTTGATCGAGTCTACGCAGCGCCTGGGTGCACACATCCCCTCGACCCAAGACCGTCTCCACGAGGTCGAACGAGACCAGTGGCTCATCGGCCCAATAGGTGCTGAGTACCACCGCGACTCCCAGTAGGGTTATCACCCCGACAAAGAGGGTTGCACACACGCAGTTCTTCATTCTCTCTATTTTTCATATCACCATCCCACCCCTGTTAATACACCCGAGATCAACGACACGAGATACAGAGGTTTTACATGTTCAAAATAAAGTTTTTATTGATATACACAAGAGACATCACACACAAAAATTTACACAATTCAATTCAGGGCTGGAGTAGCTCCGTAATGTAAATCTCCAGACGATCCATCTCGGGGGTCTTGTCAATAAACATACAGTGATAACTCGGGAGGTCAAAGAGATTGATGTATCGTTTCACATCCCCGAGGGTCCTGAAGTTGCACGACTTCTGGAAGGTGGTCTCCCGCAGCAGCACATCGTGGTAGGTCTTTACCAGTCTGGCGCACAGTTCCAAGAGAAACACGTACACCGTGTCTCGGGGCCCCGCGAGCGCACCAGAGAGCGCGTCAAGGAGCGGGAGAGGGACGCGCACCCTACGCTCGAACCCCGGGATCCACATCTCCCCGTGTCGCCTCTCGAAGATGCGCAGTCGCTCCCCCAGTATCGTGGTCTTCAGTATGGAAGTGACGAGCACCAGGAGCACGTCCACCGCCTTTTTCAGCTCTCGGGTGTAGGCGGGGATGGCGTAGCGACTGCTCCCCATGTCCAGTATCATCGGGGGGCAGGTGGGTGAGGCCTCGCACTCGGGCTTCTTCAGGGCGCCGCACCCGGCCGTGAGCCCCTCGTGGAGCTGGAGGAGCGGCGTGAACCTGAACCCGCTCACCCTGCAACCCTGTTTGGTGCACACGGCCGTGCGGCACGTGTCGCAGCTCAGGTGTCCGCACAGCTCCCGTACCACGGGTCGCGTCACGGGCCTGGAGCACACGTGGCACTCCAGGGGGTAATGCCCGGCCACCAGCTCCCGCTCCGCCTCGTCCGCGGTCACCAGCCTCCTGATGAGGTTCTCGTATCTGTTGGGTGCGAACACCGGTCTCTTGGCCGTGCAGATGGGGCACCCGGCCTTGTCCCTGGGGAGCTTGAACCCCCTCGTCTCGCAAGTTCTCGTGTGGCCGCATGTGAGGACCACACTCTTTACCACCCTGGGCTTCAGATCCCTCTTGCGCCCGCTCCTGGAGCGGCCTTCGGTGATGACCTTTGCGATCTTGGAGTGGCTTGGCATCTCTGCGGTTGATCTCGGTGCTGGTGAGTAGTCTCGTGAGAGGTTTGATGATCGAGTCATCAGTGCTCAACCCGTCGAGCCCGGGTCCATTTAACTCAGCGATTGCCGGGGCGAGAACCCGGGTCGCGTTGGGTGGGGCGCGCACCCCACCTATCCCCCCTATCCCGAGGATGGCGAAGAGCCCCATCGTCAGCACCAGGTGGAGCGTGTTCTCCTTGATCGCCACGAGTCCCAGCACCAGTCTCCACCCCATCTCCGCATCTACTGAATCGGCGACCCGGTGGGGTCACGGGCTATAACCCCATGGGATTTCATCTTCCCGAAAATTCTCACCCCATGGCGGTCGGTCCCTCGATGGGACGATCCGTGCCATCTCGGGGGTGGCATCGATCGGGCCTGACTTTTCGTTCACCAACTTTAAATTTTCGGGATCGAGTCCCGAAAAATTGATCCCCTCGATCGGCCAGGGCCGCGCTCCCAGAGCATCGGCTCCCCGGGCTATGCGCGCGGTTCGGCACGTTTGGTGAGCGCATAACTGCGGGGTCGAATCTCGCCTGACAACCCTCCCCCCAGGATCGATTCATGATAGGTTCCGAGCCCCGGGGAAAAACTCAGAGAGGTTGGCTCGAGGTGTTCCTCTCGGATCCTCTGTCCACCAAATCTCTCTTTGGTGCGGAAGACTCGGTTCGAACCCCATGTGGGGCGCCCCTCGAACTCCTCTCTTTTCTTCCCCCCCTCCCCATCATTCCACGGGGAGCGCTCATCCGGTCGAGTGAGCGGGGCGCGATCCCGGAGAGGATAGCTCAGTGTGTTCTTCCATCAGTATCCCCCGCACGACAGCCTCGGATCGAATCTCACTCTTGGCAATCCCCTCCATCTTTTCCCCCCTCCCCGCGCTCGAACGGTAGGAATCGCTACGGTGAGGGGTGCGTGCGAAAAATCAGAGAGGTTGGCGCAGGGTGTTTCGCCCACAGCATGTAATGGAGAGCGAGATACCCTGAGTCGGGAACCTCTCATATTATTTTTTTTAAAAAAAATATATATATTCCACCATCACCACCATGACGCTTTCATAACGGGGGTGTCTCTCTCTCTCTCTCCTCTTCTCTCCCCCCCCCTTTTTTTTTCCAAAAGAAAGGAAGGAGAAAAAAAAATAATAAACTCGGTGGGGATTCGAACCCCGGGCGCTCACTGCCATTATCGTGCTGGTCTCACTGAACTCAACCGCTGAGCCCAACCGAGCGTGGCTACTGCTAGCGCGCCTTTTGGTTATGTCAATGGTTCAAGACTTAAGAGATGAGCGCGGGGTGAGCGATGAAGAGATGTGATCGTTAGGTTCCCGTGTTAGGCGCTGTCCCGGGGATCCTGGCCGATGACTCTCTATTGCTGATCGAGTCGAGTCGGTGCACCCATGTTTTAAGTCCTCGCCTCGCTACACTCCAAGGGGTGGACCATTGGGATACACAGTGAGTATATGGGAAAAGATTGTGATCTGCAAGGTGCCATCTCTATTCCCACCCTCGCCCATCGGCACTTTCTCCAGTCCACCCATGTGGTGGAACCCCATGGTAAGCCGCGCGCAGAACTTATGCGCTGGGCACCCGGGTTCTAATCCCTGGGTGGACTTTTTTTAATTTGGTGTGTGGGGTGGTATGCATAAAATATACACATGAGATTGTATAAAATTCAACGAGATATTTTTATTTTGATAATACACACAAGACATTCAAAAAACACATATTCAGTTCAGGGTGCCATTGGTGCACGACGGGCTCACGACCCTCTGCCTGATGGTTGAGCGAATCGATGGGCGCACGAGCCTGGATATGCGGTTACTGGTGCAGCTCTCGGTCGATGTACCCGAGGTGTCCACCTCCTGGGTCAGGCGAGATTCCCTTTCCGCCAGCACGTCGCTGTTCATGAGCTCGTCCCTGATGGCCAGGAGGGTCTGCAGACGTTCGAATCTCTGGTCGAACCCGCGCTCCCTCAGAGACATGTATCTGCGCAGCCTGTCCAACTTGACGGCCGCGGCCTCCGGGGTGATGATGGACCGGCGCTGGGTCTTGGTGGGCGTCGATGGACCGCTCACGGGTGTCTCTGCGGGTGTTGCGGACCCAGAGCTCTCCTCCTCCTCCTCCTCCTCAGACTCGTCGTCACCCTCGGGATCCTCACGGGTCTCCGAGACGGGGGTGGTTAGGGGGGTGGTCGATGAGCGCATGCACCACACGGTGCAGATAATCGCCAGTATGATGCAGATCAGGAAGAACCCGATGAGGAGTCCATCTATCACACCCGGTGACAGGTGCGTCTCCAGGAACTCAAAGATGATGGGGCACCTGGGTAGCCCCGGGGGTGCGTTGGGGTGATTGCTGCAATAATCTTCGGCACCCATGGAGAACATCATCTGGAAGCTCATCCCTTTTCCTCTTTTGTGCTATTTGCTCGAGATGAGATGAGATGAGATGAAATAGGGTGGAGATGGCTGGAGATGATGACAAACCCATACCACTGCCCCATTTTTGTACCAGAAACCATCGACCCGCGATTTCCCATCCCGCGCGCATATCCCGGGAAAAAAGTTCGGTACGAATATCTGACCGATCTTTCCCCCTGTGAAAAGAGGAGAGGAGATGGAGTGGAGGATACAGCTGATCGAATCCACCATCCGGAGATAACCAACTCAACGAGGAGGGGAAAAAAAGAGAGAGAATATGGCTCTTGGAACCGTGCTCCGCCACCTCGCACCCTTCATCATCCTTGGGTGCATCACCGCCTGGTTGTACAGCCAGGGGTACATCATGGAGGTGCGCTGCGACTGGACCGTGAGGGAGTGTTACTCCATCAACGAGTGGGGTGTCAGGTTCGAGTGGAGGGATGGGATCGGTGCTCTGATCAACACCATCATCGCCTTCGACATGCACACCCTGGTCCTCGCCGGTTACCTCGTGATCGCCCTCATCGTGGGGTTCGTGGTCTACGTTGATAGATGGGGAGCCAGCCTCACCGCGATCAGCGCGGGGTTGATGACGGCGCTCTACTGGTGGTACATGACCCTCTTGATCACCAAGGACAGCTGGTCACCCGATCCCAGCCAGAGAGACCCGAGCCGGGCCGTCTGGTACAAGAATCTCTGAAGATGACGAACTCTTTATCTGAATGAATTGTTGTGTCATATCTATATATTTTTCTAAGTGTTTGAATAAAAAAACCATTTGAATCTCATATCATCTGTCTCCTCCAATGATTTTCATACATGTGGGTCTGGGTACATGACCTTACAAACTCTGGGTGTCATTGTGTGATAACAACCCCCCCTGAATGAATGAACATATATGATGAACTCTCTCTCTCTATGAGACACTATTCTATTGGTCTATCACACCGGGCCTCATATTCATGTGTTTAGACACTGGTCTATCACACCGGGCCTCATATTCTATTTTTGTTAGACTCATGAATGAACTCTCTCTATGAGGTCTATCACAGGGCCTCATATTCTATTAGACTCATGAATGAACTCTCTATGAGGTCTATCTTCTATTTTTGTTAGACTCATGAATGAACTCTCTCTATGAGGCACGATATTCTATTGGTCTATCACACCAGGAAAGCTCTCGCGGTAAACTATCTTGGGTGACTCCCCGTGATAAGCTCTCGGTGTACTCATAAGTTATTTTCTCTCTCAATGAACATGTGGGGTGAACCTCATGTGAGACCTTTCATGGAAGTTTGGGTATGAATGAATCCACTTTAGACATGAGTAAAGTTAATCACAATTTTATTTTTTTTCTTTACAAGATCATACATCACACATCATACAACAACTCTCAAATTTCAGCGTGGACGGGGGCGCCCGTTGACGATCGCCTCAATGGTGAACCAGATTCTAGTGTAGGGCTCGCCCAGGGTGAGGAACCCCATGAAGGCCAGGGTGCGCGTCATGGTGGTCGTGAGGTAGTTGATGAAGAGCCTGAGTTTACTATACTCGGTCTTCTCGGCCCGGATGTTGGCGACCATCTCGGAATTCAGGGCCGAGTGCTTGGCCACAAACTCCACCACGTCCATCACATCGTCGGGCTCCAGGATATCACCCAGGAGGGGTACTAGAAACTTCTCGAGGAACCTGTCCTTCTTCAGCTCCTCCCCCACCATGAGGATCTCGCGTCTCGACCACATCTCCTCTTTCAAGAGGGGGAGGACGAGGGCCACTGGCCAGGGGTCCGGGGTCTCCCCGGGACTTGGGGGGCGAGCTGGAGCTGGAGCTGGAGCTGGAGCTGGAGCTGGAGCTGGAGCTGGAGCTGGAGCTGGAGCTGGAGCTGGAGCTGGAGCTGGAGCTGGAGCTGGAGCTGGAGCTGGAGCTGGAGCTGGAGCTGGAGCTGGAGCTGGAGCGCTCACGGTAGGCCTGGTGTATGGTGGCTCCGCACGGGTCAGTCTGGTCCTGCGAACGGGTCCAGATGAGCCTCTTGGTGGACCCCCCTTTTCACCGATCATCTCCATGTAGGTCCAGGGATGGGTCTCCGCCATGAAGTCGTGGATGAGGTAATACTCACTGGGGTCCAGGGCAATGAAAACCTTCCGCATCCTAGCGAACCTAGTTTTCTCCGCCAGAATATCGCTATAGGTCTCCATGTCGATCACGTCGATGGAGACCATCCCATCGAGAAACTGTGCCACCGACACCATGACGGCCACTAGTCGCTCCTGATGTTCGGCGACCCAGATATTCTTCTCCTCCCGTGTCACCGGTCTCTTCGAGGGCTCGATCTGGTTGTTGGCTGCCATCTTGGTGATTTTCAGGGTTCTCGTCTCTCTCGCTTTCTACCCACCATCGTGATTACTGGGGTATATCTACGGTCATTTTTCGGTCATGGGCCAAGTGCGGGAGTGGTGGCGGTATACACCCCCCCGTCAAACTCGAGTATCGGGAGTAACCCCGGGACTCATTAGACCCCCCCCAACACACCCCCCCGCTCACACCGACCCGTGCGGTGGTGCGTGTTGATCGGGGGAAAGAGGCCTCACACCGCCAAGTCCAGAACACTCTTAATGAGGTGAGCGAGGCCTCATACCAAGTCACCGTGCTTTTGGTTTATCACACCGAGGCCTCATACCAAGTCATCGTGCTTTTGGTTTATCACACCGAGGCCTCATACCAAGTCATCGTGCTTTTGGTTTATCACACCGAGGCCTCATACCAAGTCATCATGTTTTGGTTTATCACACCGAGGCCTCATACCAAGTCATCATGTTTTGGTTTATCACACCGAGTCAGCACATGGAGCCCCCCATATACACATTTGAAAGGATGATTTCAAGAGAGTTTGAATTTCATTTGAGTCAATATTTATTGGTCACACATGTATATAACAGATCACAACATAACATAGATGGAGAAAAAAAAGACATGGTTTTTTTTTAGATGTGAGGAGTTGGTGCAGTAGAGTATCCCGCACCCCTCCTGTCCCTGGAAGACGTGATCAGGAGAAAGACCATGACAATGGCCGCCAGGGCGATCATCACGACGATCAAGACCCCGGATACCAGGAGTCCGCTGTTACTAGCCTCCTCGGCGCGATCGATGAGGGCGTCCACCTTCTTGATCAACATGGGGAGCTCCTCATGGAGCTTCTGTTGAGTGCCAATATGGTTCAGGCACGAGTGGAGGGCCACCAGGTCGCCGATGGGGTCATCACCCTCGATGGTGAGCTGGGGGTCGGGGTAACCCAGTCTCGGGACGCGCCTCGCCTGTGGCAGTCGCCTCGCCCCTCCGGTCATCACCCCCTGCTCCTCCAGGCGCGAGCGGATGGCAAGCACCGTCTGGACCGTGAGATCGGTCTGTTTCTTGATGGTGACCAGCGTCTTGAGGAGAGCGTCCATTGTTGGATCCTTGGATAGTGTAGGGGGTTGGTTCCTGGCGCGTTCCCGGAGGTAGTGGAAGTTGACCCCCTTGGCATGTGGATCCACGGTGCTGGTGCTGGTGCCCTCGGACCCCCTCTTGGTTACCGGTGCGGTCGTGGTGGGTGTCGATGTGGAGCCGGAGCCACCAAAGTCACCGGAGGTTTCATCACCCAGCGCGATCCCCGCGCCGAGCAAGATGATCATCACCATGATGAAGACGAGCGCTTTCATGACAGCCTGGATCACCACTCCCGTGTGCCCAGCCGTTGCGAGTCCAGCCATTTCTCTTATCTTCTCTTTTCTCCGTTTCTCGCTTGAGAGTCTCCTTGGGTCGAGTTGATGAGAGTTGTGATCCCATGTGGGTCGGGTGCCTTGTGATATGAGGGAGAAACGCGGTATGGGGTAATTCGGATCGGTCTCCAGGGGAGTTTCCCCACTCGGGTCACTCCCTCTCGAGGCCCTCCAGGTGGGGACAATATCGGGTGATGATGGTCCAGACCTGCTCCAAGACCTCCTCCCGGGTGCGCGTGGCGTCTATCACCTCCACGGGGCTCGCCTCCCGGGAGAACCACGATTCGTATTTCTCGTGGATGCGCTCCAGGAAATCCAGGTCTATGAGCTCCTCCTCGGGCCTGGCCCTCTTCCTGAGTCTCTCATGGGCCGCCTCGGGGTCGAGCTTGAGGTAGATGAAGACCATCTTCGAGTCCATGAACGAGTCCATCACATGCTCGCCCCATCGTGCGATGTAATCGTATTCCGCGTCCGTCCAGAAGCCCGATTCGTAGTTCAGGGCGGAGAAGATCCTGGTCGCGGCCCGGGGCCCCCGCTCCATGATATCGGGATTCTCGAGCCTCCGCACGTTATCATAACTGGCGATCACGAGGTTCTGGAACACGTAACCGTACCTCGCGGTCTGCTTGTGTGAGAGGTTCAGGTAGTTGATCCCGTTGTGGTTCGTCCACTGGTCCACGGGTTCCAGCGCCACCCGTAACCCGCGACCGCCCAATCGACTCTGGAGGGCCTCGACCACGGTGCTCTTCCCGCAACCAATGTTCCCGTCTATGGAAAACCTATATCCCCCCAGGAGTCGCTGGGGTTCGGGTCCCTCCCGCTTGGGTTCGGCTAAGATGACGGGATCCATTGATAAGTTAATCGGATTATCTCCTTTTTCATTTCCCTAGGGGGTCAATCACCCTTCTTATCGAATCAATCCTCGGATTATCATGGGTGTGGATTTATTGCATCACACACCCTATACTCCCCGAGGGGTTCATTTTGACCCAGGGGTTCATCTCGGACCACTTTGTTAAAAAAAGCTAGAGGAAGAGACAGGGAGACTTTAAATTCAGATATGGGGTACATTTTATTGACTGAATGGTGGATACACAATACATAGAAACATCACATTTTCACATTTCCCATCCCAGGCATTTCATTTTTTTCTCAAGCGAGACTCTCCCCCCCATGGGGAACGACGGAGATCATCGCGGGGGTCGCGGCCCGGGATCCCTCCGCGTCGGGTCTCCGGATGTAGATCTCCACATCATCCCCCGGGTCGTCGACCGGGCGTTGCGGGCAGCACAGGCAGCACATGCGGGCGAACCAGCCCCGCTGATCACCCCGGGTCGCGGGCACGGCGCGAGCCCACGTGCGAGCCCTCGCGGCCTTCGAGATGTTGGTGGTCGGGGCTCCTCGCACGGGGAGTTCAAACTCCTCATCCGATGACTCTGAGAGATCGAAGCTGTCGGCCGAGGTGGAGAAGTAGTACGAGGACGATGGGACCGTCAGACCGGATGAAACGCTGAGAACATCATCCTCGTCCGAGCTCATGGGGACCAGCCACCCCGAGAAGGACCGGGGCAGCTCCGCGTCCCACGGTTCCTCGGTATCCAGTCCCGGGAGTTCGACGCGCCCAGGTCCACAGAGAGTGACCCCATCGATGGGCCTGGGGTTGGTGGCCGTATATGGGGTCTTGGTACACATCTTGTATGGAATCAGCGGTTGAGTCTCTTTCCCCCCCTCGTTGATTATGGTCAATCTCAAAAGGTTCCCCCCGCTCAGAGAAGCCCCAGGTGATGGCTCGTGATACATTCAGCCCGTCCACACCCCCTTGAAATGTATAGTTGTTTCGGGCATCTCGGTCACCCCCGGGATTTGGGATCGGGTGTTATGCTTCGCGAGCGAAAGATTTTCGGGACCACATCCCGAAAATTTCTCATCATGAAACGGATGAAACAACCCATGGACCCACCATGGAAAACCTCGGTTCTCCTCTCAGAGGCTCACACGAGGGATCTCTCGAAATTTCGGGTTCGCCCCAGGGGCTCACATGGGGCTTCCGAGTGCCATCCGCCATCTCCCAAATTTTCGGGTTCTCGCATTATTTTTGTTAGACGTGGGTTTATCGCTCCGAGTGCCATCTCCCAAATTTTCGGGATCACATCAGGTGCCCCCGGAGGTAGACATTGGTTTATCACACCAAGTCAGCCATTCAGAGTTATATTCTATTTTTGTTAGACATTGGTTTATCACACATTCTGGTTGAGAAACGACATGAGAATGAAAGTTCAAGTTCAAGAGATTTATTATTACAATGAGACATGATTATCACACAGAGTAGGAAAAGTAAAAAAAAAGAAAATACTTTATGCATTATCAAGTTCTTTCAACCTAGTCTCGTTGCGGATCTGGAAAGCGAGGGTTTTAGCAGTGAACAAGTCACTCGCCACCTCGTCAGTCAGACCCTTGGCGAGACACTCATCAATAAAAAAGTTGCGTGTATCTTCTGGGTCAAAGATAGGGTTGGGATCTCTACCATTATCTGTAGCAATATCAACACAGGTACATTCATAATCAGGACAATTCCTGGCACATCTAGCAAGACATAAGCATTGACCATCATGTTTACAGATTGCACATTTGCACACAGTGGGTCCATTAATTTCGGGCTTGAGACCCGAGAAAAAACAGTTGCTGATGGGGCAGATCTCCACGGTGGCTGGTAACAGGTCATGACGGGTGATGGGGGTACCCATGTAGCCATCGCGTATCCGCTGAAGTTCAGCTTCCCAGTCCTCATCCCAGCCTTCAACCAGGGCCTTTTTCTTTGGTGGTGCCCCCTTGGTCTCACCTTTGCGACCTCTCTTCCTGGATGGCCCCGCCACGGGAGAGTCTGGAACGTAAGGTCCATGGGGTGTCTCACCGGCGCGACGCTCATCCGGGCTGTAGGGGGTGTCGCGGTGAGGGTGGTAGAGGGTTCTATAATCCATAATAAAGTCATTTGCGTACTCCTCGTAACTGACCCAGGCATCAGAGAGTAGGGGCCCCATGTGAAAGCCCCTGGTGGGTGCAACCTCAGCCACCTCAGCAACCTCGGGTGCCCGGGGTGAAGCCCGTGTTTCATAGTCCCATTCTGGTGAGGTGATGGGTGAGTACGCCGGGGCCTCTTCATCCAGAGACTCGCGTCTGGGGCTGGTGGGTGAATAGTCAGTTGGTGAGGGTGGATTTTCATACTCATCTTCGTGGTGACTCGGGTCCGGGCTGGGAGGCGAGTACTGAGAGGGTGAACCGGGGGTGTTGGCAATGGCGGCAGCAAGTTCATCAAGTTCATCAAACTCAGCAAACTCGGTGAAAAAATCCTCCGCGGTCGGCTCCTCGGGGTTGGCCCATGGGTAAGGTGTGGGTGCCTCAACCCTCCTCTCCGCGACTCTCCAGACCCCTCCTTCACGAACGAGTCTCACCTTCTCCACCACGCCCAGGCACACAACCTCGTCATCGGAGCTCCCTGGGGTCCTGACCTCGACCTCGGCCGGGGTTCTCTCGGACCAGCTCCCACCGGGTGCCGCCTCAAACACATCATCATCACCCTCCTCATCATCGGAAGCCCAGCTGAAGGCGCTACTGGTGCGGTCACTCACCGGGGATGGCATTGAGGAGAGGTCGTCATCAGAGGTCTCCAGGATGGTAGAAACCCAGTCTGGTGTATCACCTGAGACTGACGATCCGGAGCTGGAGCTGGAGCTGGAGCTCTGGTCATCATCCCTTGGGCCCAGCTCTGAAAAGAGCTGAAGGCACCAGTGAACGTGACCAGCACGAGCCATGTTGGAGGCCATCTTTTTTTCAAATAAAGAGTTTGTCAAAAAGACTTAGAGTCAAAGAAATTAAAAGTAGAGACGGTGCTCTCAAAAGTCAAAGAGTTTAGTAGCAACGGAGGTATACGCTCACAGAGGAAGATCTGGTGCGAATAACTCCACTGATTCCCCAGAGGAGTATAAACCAGAGAGTTGCGGGAGAGGCGTGTTCAACACCTGTTTCGGGGCCTTTGGGACTACCTCCTCACAGGTCTCCTCCTCCATGGGAAAGTCATCCTCGGTATCAGACACCTCGTCCAGATCATCATACAGGTCTCCAGAGGGTGCGGCCCCCCTTTGCTCCAGGGGCTTCCGGTCCTTACTTGGGTTTTTGAGTAGGTCCCGAGATTCCACGTGGTAGACCCACGGGGTAGTCACACCCTGTGATGGTTGCCAGCCCACTCGATTGGGTGCGGGAGTCCACTCGGGACCGTAGTTGCACCACGCGGGGTAAGGTACCAGCATGTCATTGACGAGGGCGGAGAAAATTTCGGATGGGAGCGTTGGGTCATGAACTGCGGATGAGAAGAGGGCGTTGAATGTATCATCACCCAGCCCCCAGGTGTGGAAGGCGTGACGCTCGTCGCTCAGCACATCCGTCCGACCGTTTCTCACGCGGCCGCCGAAAAGTTCAAAGATCATGTTGTAACCCGGAAATCCAGCCTGTAGAGTTTCGGAGATGGCGGTCCTCGTGAACCAACAGAAAGAGAGCATCGACCCCACGGGGGTACCGAGAAGGTCTCCCAGGGTGGAGCGCCACATTTTAGCAAATGAGCAGCGATAATCGGCACCCAATCTCCTGTCCAGACACATGTGGATGTACTTGGGGTTGCCCAGGATGTCGCTCTCAATCTGTATCACGCCCCAGAGTCGATCTTCGGGAACCCTCCTCCCCGTGACCGTCTCCACGTAAACCTTGAGCATGTTTCCAAAACGAAAGAGGAGTTCCGCAATTGGGGACCACGCCCCGCGCCTCTTTGCCCTCAGGTCCCTGAAAATGTCGGTGAGGAGACGCCCATCGGACGTGCGCTCGGGGATGTGTATGGAACCATACGAAACTTCGAACCCCCCGCGGCGCGCCCCATCCTTGAGCGCCCATTGTATCATCGCGGGGTTGCTCCCCTCCTTCCTCCCCCGGATGCGCAAGAGTTCGTAGATACTCATGAACTCCCGACGCCGAGATTCGTCATCGTTCAACTGACGCACCATGAAGAGTTTCGATGATGGGTCGTTCCTCCTCCGCTGTTTCTGCCCCTCCAGCTTGACGGAGTTGAGTCGGGCCTGGGTCGCCCCCCTCATGCGTTGGTGGCGACGATTCTCGGGTTGGCGCGCCTGTGCCACTCCCCGGGCCCATGCCCCCCCTCTGTGTGCAGGTGGTGCGCATCTGGGTGGTGCCATCTCTTCTATTTTGATTTTCTTCTCGTCCAAAGTCCTATTGAATGGTGTGATTCATGTCATGACACCAACCCCATGCCCTCCCTATAATGGTGAGATGGGCGGTGGAATACGTGACCGCACATGCACCCGCGAAGCCCAAAACCGAAGATCCCAGGTATATAGACTACTCCATGAGCACAGGAGGAGCATCTTAACCAGAGCACGACCTGTTGCAGAGACAACCTTTGAGTTCTTTGTATCTTTTGAGCACACGCTCCCGTTTACTTTTTTATCGCAACCATGCAGCACAGTCTTGACGAGCTTGATATGGCTATCACCAACATCCCTCAACCCACGTTCGGTGGAGGGTTTGCGGAGTTCTTTGGTGAGTTGAGCTACGATCCCAACGCTCCTGCCTTCAACGCCCAGGAGTACCAGCACCAGGAGGTGATGGAGTACCAGCCGACCCCCATCGCTCAGCTTCAGGTACAACAGAATACGTTTACCGCCGAGGCTCCGGCTGAGGTTCTTACTGAGGCTCCGGCCGTGGCTGATGTTGCCATGGTCGAGGCTCCGGTTGGAGCTGAGGCTGGAGCTGAGGAGGACCAGGAGGCGATCGAGCGGAGGGAGAGGAAGCGGGCCCAGAGAAGGGCTCGTGCCGCGGCTGCGAGAGAGGCGAAGGAGGAGGCTGAGAGAAAGGCGAGGGAGGAGGCTGAGAAAGCCAAGGAGGAGTCTGAAGAGGAGGAGGACTCTGAGGAGGAGTCCGAGGAGGAGTCTGATGATGAGGAAGCTGAGGAGGAGTCTGGTGGTGAGGAAACTGAGGAGGAGACTGGGGCGTCTGCTGAGGAGGGCTTTGAGGCCGAACCACAGGTGCCAAATGCCATCCCACTCTGTGAGACTGTTCGGGGTTTCAGCGCCGAGGTGAGGAGAAAGCTACCACCTGGTAAAGAAATTTCAAGTGACTTTAAGAAACATGCCCGCACCCTCTTTGGGGTGGTGCTCCCCCCGCTTGCCAACATTGTTGAACAGAAGGGCGCGGTGGATAGCGGTTCTTCCGATGGAAAGACTCTGGTGGCTCTCATCGCGGGTGAGCTGGGTACCATGCTCGGGAAGGTGACTGGAACCGGTGATCCACAGCTGAACAGGATGGCGGCCCAGATGCTCCTCCTCAAGACCATCAGTAAGTCCGCCTTCCCACCTCTCACCAAGGTTGGCGAGGGTGTGTTTGGTGCCCTGGAGCACGAGCTGGGCGGAACAGGCAGGAAGATTCAGGTGGCAACTCACGCCCCCATCAACAAGTTTCTCATCATCAGGGAGAGTACGCCCATTCCACGCCTGGGCTGGGATAAACTTGCACCTGTGATGAAATACTATGATCCACAGCACAAGGTAACATCTATTGTCTTACTCAAAGGACTTAAAGAAACTGGATATCAGAATGTTACAAAGGTCATCAAGGGCGTGAAAGAGGTGCGCAGAGAGAGGATTCCCATCCAGGCTTACATGTTCAGGGCCTTTGTCACCGACAGACCTCGGGATGCCATCATCAAGGTTATTGACGTGGTGAAAGCACTTCTGAGTGGAATAGGGGTGACTTTCTCCTATGTGCTGATGAGTGACTCTGTTGAGTTAACTCACAATGACTTTTTGCGATCCGCGGATGGTAACATGATGTTTGGAGAAGGCAAGAGTGCACAGAGACTGTCTTTCAGGAAACCAGTGAACATGGTGTTTCAACCCTATTTCAGACGCTGGGGATTAATCAACACTTGGATTAAAAATGGCGGGCGAATCAGGCTATCTAAGGAAAGCACACTCAAGAAAAAGCAAGAAGCTGAGATTGTTGAGAGGGAAGCTCAGAGTGGGGAGATCAAGTCTCTAGCTAGCCTGATGTGGCTTGCTAATAGGACATGGTCTAGCAAGAACATCATTAGGGTTAATGGTGCCCCCGCCCTCACACCAACCATTCTACATGAGATTCCAGACTTTGTCCACAAGGGGGATGTCACACCCATCATCTTGCTCATGGCGGCATCACTCAAGCTGGATATTGCACTCATCCACACTTGGCTGACACCTGAGAAACCCCGCCCCACCAAGCCGATGGAGGTGGCAAAACTCACAATGTTTCAGTTCCTATTTTTGAAACTTCTGCTCGATTCTGGACTTGTACCCGCTGGGAAAACAATTGGACATGTGCTCGCAACAACAAACACCTGGCTCAGGACCGAACTCTTGTTTTTCACATTCTATGAGAAGGAGTTTAAGTGTAAACCCGAGAACCTCAGTGGAATTAACAATGAACTTCCTGTGCTACCAATCCTTTCCTGGATCGGTGACATCCCTCAGCACGCCGCCCCGGGGATCGTGGGGAAGGTGAGAGCTGTCTTTGAGAATCATCGTGTTATCAACAAGATGCAATTGCACGCGTCATTGGAAAATGTTGAACGCACAGAAAAGGCGAGGGCCAAGGTGAGACAGTTGTACAGAGAGGAGAAGGAGGAGAGGAGCGGTGCTTCCGGTGGTGCGAAGGGGGAGGAGAAGCCCAAGAAGGCAGCACCAAAAAAGAAGGTTGAGACACCAAAGACTGAGACACCAGAGACTGAGACACCAAAGAAGGCGGCACCAAAGAGAAAGGCACCAACATCTGACACACCCACCACCAGCACAGAGGTGGCACCACCACCAGCAAAGAAACGTGCTCCAAAGACCAAGGTAACTCCCCCAGCAGCACCAGCCAAGGTAACTCCCCCGAAGGTCAAGCCCAGCACATCTCAACCCACACCAACACCCAAGCAGGCAAAGAAAGTTGTTGAACCAGAGATGAGAAAATCGGGAGAGCCAAAGAAATACAAGAGTAAGGAGTTTATTGAGACATCTGACTCTGAGGATGAACAGCCCAAGAAGAAGACAAAGGCCATTGAGAAATCACGCAAGTCTTCTGACAAGGTATGCAAGTCTAAACCATCTCTGAAAACCAACGATGCTGACAGCGATGATGACGAGGGGGTTGTCACACCAGCTAAACCAGTGAAACATCACTCCTCTGGCAAGGCCTTCCTCGGTACCGGTGCTGGGCACCTCAAGAAAACTGGGGCCATTCTCTTACCAAAGTGATTATACTTTTCATGTTGATGACTTTATTTTTTCATATGAGATATTTTGATGATGTCTATTTTATCACATGTTTGTAACAGCTGATTTTCCAATTAAAAACATGAGTTGATTATACTTCTGTCTCCTATGGTTTTTCCATGTGTTTGGGTTTTCACTCGAGTTCTGATTTAAAAAAGATAAAATAACTCTTGAGCTCAATACCGGGTCTTAAAAAAAGGTCAAACTAAAATATTCACTTAAACAAATGTGTTCACTCGGGTCTTTAAAAAAAAGGTCGCACTAAAATATTCACTTAAACAAATGGTCATAAAAGAACTTTTAAAAACTTGGTCACGTGACTGGTGGAACTTGGTGGTTTTGAAAACATGGGTGGTGGG